CTGATGGGCAGGCCGGTTTTCAGATTGTTAAAGAACTCTGACAGCAGTTTGATTGTGCCCTCTTTATCACCATCACCCCCGCCGCCACCCGGAGCGCCAGGAGCTGGTGGAGGCGGAGCACCACCTGGAGGAGGGGCACTAGGAGGACCGCCCAATCCAAGATCTGCCAATGGATCTTGCGCAATTTTATAGAAGAAACCAGCAGCTTTCTCTTTGCCTTTTTCGTGCAGATAATTTGCCGTCCTGTAAATGAAATCCTCAAACAATGATGATTTTGCACTTAGCTTGTTGGAAGTCTGAATCCTACGCTTCAGGTCTTGAAGCATTTTCAACATCAACTCTTGATCATCACCAGCAAACAACTGGCCATCCATGGAGTACAAAAGCTTCTCGGCCGCATTGAGACGGCTTATCAATCTTGACCTTTGGGTTTCTATCTTTGTGCGCAAATCGCTAACATCATCCACTGGTTTGCCCGGAAGTGGAAAAGAAGGAACAGCCCTTGGTAGAGAGCCCTTTCTTGGTAGGTTTGACTTCAATGGAAGGTTCAAATCTGAAACATCATTGGGAACAAAATAACCAGGATCGGTTGGGGATACGTATAGCGAAGCAAGCTTCGGATATTTATCAGGAACTCTCTCTTGGTAGTATCTAAGCCATCTGTTGTAATCCATAACCTCACCTTTGTCCCACTGGCCAAGCACTTCTTTCTTGGCATCAGCTTGCGATTTACCTCTACGCATTAATGCGTAAATACTCTCTGTTGACTCAACCCATTTGTCTAAATTGTATATTGGGCGTTCAGGGTTGCTGTCAAAAGAACTTGGATATGCAAGTTTTGGCCTAAGACCCTGTGGCAAAACGCTTTTTAGAGATTTGTCAACCGAATTCATAAACTCCACCATAGAAGAGACGTTTCTATTTTCATATTTGCGGTGTTTGTACACATCCTCAACAACGCTATCCACAACTTGCTTTGGTAACTTTTTGCCAAAAAGGCCATAGATTATCTGAGGAACATGATTGGCAATGAAGAAAAAACATCTCTGGTCATCGTCATTTGAAATGCCAAGCTTAGACATCCTATGAAAATCTTCCATCAACCTTTGCTGTAGAGCGCCTGGCAACCTGTCCATTCTGGCAAGTTGCTTTTGCAGGTGCTCATTAATCTTCAGGTTCGTCATAATCATCTCCTATGATGTCTTCCTTTGGCGGCTGTCTTCCAACTTCCAAAAGCCTCTCATCCAATTCCTGAACATTGCCAAAAACCCTTTCAAGAGTTTCATTGTTCTGTACCAATTGTTCTTTTGCTGGTTGAGGTATGTCCATGATTTTGTTGGGTGTCAATTTCAACATCTCTTCTCTCATCATATCCATGAACTTGTAGGCTAATTCTGGTGAGCCTATGCGCTCAAGAACCCTTCTGATTACTTCCTGAATCACTACTGTATGCTGCTCAACCATCTGAACTGTGTATGTATGTTCAATCCTAACATCCGGCTTGTCATTGAATAGCTTGTCACCCTTCTCAATTACTTGCATTAGTATCTCAAGATACTTTGTAAATACGTAATCTGTTTTTGTGCTCTCTGGATTTGATTGAATTAAATCAAACAACTGTTCTGTTCTGGCTTCAATGATTACCAATAGATTTGACAACCTCTCCTTGAAATCAATCTGTTTATCCCTTGCCTCTTCTAATCTCTGTTTCCACTCTTTGTTATTGAGCAACGATTCTGCTATTCTCTTATCTAGTTTTGAGTCAACATCGTTTTGTAATACTTTCTTGACGTAACCGTGGTGATCTGCGTATGTATCCAGAAACTCTTGCAGCATCGTGGCCGGAAGTCTTAGATGTGCTTGATCGGGTTTTGGATACGTATCCTTGAGGTAGGTGGAAATGTTTTTGGCACTCTCTCCACCTACCAATTTGGATATTATACTTTGTTTTTCAGGGTGCTCTAATAGCTTTTTGAAATCTGTTGTTGCCATGGCTTACTTCTTTATCAATTTCTGTCTTTCTCTTTCAACAAGTTCCTTTATCTTAGCCAGCAATTCAATATAGTCCTGCTCGCCCCAACCCTCATATGGTCTGGTTGTTGGTTGAGATATCAAATCTTGAGTGTTTCTTATAGTGCTATCACAGAGGGCTTTTATGCTCTTTGTTTTTTCTGTTTTCAGTCTTCTTGCTTTTTTAGTATCACCAGCAGCTTCTGCCGTTTCGATATCATCATCAAATGATTCTATGTTTGTGTTTAGGGTGTTTAAAAAATGGTTTTTACGAGATTGGAAAGCCCCCTCTGGTGTGGCTGCCGTGGCCGAGCCTTTTAGGGCCGCCGCTGCCAACTCAGCCTCACGCTCTTCTTTCGTTTGTTGCATCTTCTTCTTGACATAATCTGCAACCGTTATATTTGACACACCTCCAAATAGTTTTTTCTCATTGTCTGTAAGTGTACGCATAGAGAATGGGTTCAACCAATTCTCTCCCCAACCACGGTTCATCAAGCCAAGGTGCAAAGCCCTTTCAAGATCAGAGACAGCCTCTTTATCATAGTCTTTTCCTTGTTGTTTCTTTTTCAGCTCTTGTACACCTTCTGGATTTTCCTTCAGTATCTCAATGTAGTCATTGTGCCACTTATCCCAATCTGTTTTTTCACCCTGTGTAATAACGCTGCTTGGAACCCTGCCACCTTGAGAATCAACAACTGGCTTTATTGTTGTTGCAACGGTCTTTGGTGCAGTTTTTGGTGTAGCGTTTCCACCTACATCAAGATCGATAATTGCCTCAACCAATCTTCCGGCCATTGGCTTGAATGAAGGCTTCTTTACAACCACCATGGCACCATCGTCATCCGCAACAGTTACACGACCCTCTGTAATCATCTTGATAACATCAGTGATGGTGTATTTTCCTTTGTAGAATGATGGAGGATCATCAACGTCTTTTATGTCATCAAAAATCAACTTGGACAACTCGCTTCTTCCATCTCCGATTGTAGCCCTTTCAATGCCGTTGAATTTACTTTCAGTTGTTGGCTCTGCCTCTGGCGTTGCTTTTGGCGTCTCTGCGCCAGGCGCCTCAAACTGCGTTCCCTCTGTTAATGTTTCATCCCAATCAAATGAAAAAGGATCTTCATCTTCATATTGTTTTTTGCCTCGGCCATAGATTGTGTTGTTGTATTCTCTTACCCTGGCCTTTGCCTCATCAACAATGCTTCTTGTTACTTGATCTGGTTTACGCTCAGGAGTCTTGATACGTTGCGCTTGTGTTCTTACATCGTTCCATGTCACATTTGGATTCTCGTTTGTTTGGTCATATGGAGATACCCAACCTCTCTGGCGCAGATATTCTCTAATCCATCGGTTACGCAGATCCTCATCCTCAGCATTGTAAGCCTTAGGGTTTTCTTTCACTGCCTCATCCCATGCACTTAGGGCCATTACCCATTCGTTGTAGAATTCCTTTGCACTAGATTCATCATAAGGAACTTTCAAATCCTCAGTCTTGATTGTTGGATTGAATAGTATCTTGACCTCTACAAACGTTTCCTCATCAGGTATAAACTCAGGATCTGTTGTCGGCTCGTCATCAATTAGAACCCTATTGTTCTTTATGAAATACTGAACGTCTTGCAAACTGAATTTGCCCGGAAAACCATCCTGCAAATCGTTGTAGATTAATGTTTTCAGATCGGTTGAACCATCACCAACAACACCGCGTTCACCTTCAGTGCCTGTAACTACATACTCACCAGTCTCAAAGTCATAAACCGGATTTGGAACAGTCTTCACAACCTCTGTTTCAGCAACTGGGCTTTGCTTTTTGTCAAGACCAGTTGTGGTTGATCCTGGCCTGGTTCTGCCCATCTTGTCATCTTTCATCCATCTCTTTGCTAGTTCATTTGGTCTAAAGTACATCTGTCCTGTTCCGCCACCTCTGGTGTTGATAACGTTCTGTCTGTAAGGACCAATCCAGAACTTTGGACCACCACCATAATCATGTGGCTGTATTGAGAACATTGACATAATAGGAACGCCGTCTTGTGTAGTTCTATCTACATAAGGTTTATTTGATCCCTCTGGCCAATCATACTTAATCTTTCCAAATTCCATGATTTGGTTTGTGAAATAGGCAAAGGCACTGCGTCCAGCGTCAAGTTCCCAAATGGCTTGTTCCTGCTTTGCTTCCTCATATTTTGCAGGGTCTTTTCTCTTGGTTGGATACTGTACATCTTTACCTGTCTTAGCCTTCTCTCTCTGCTCCCATGTACGCCTCCACAAAGAATAAACAGCATGAGCCGCACCAGCTTTAGCAATCACCATGTCAGCCACATATTGTTCAATGTTAACTTCAGGCTCATTTAAAGTTCCCTCTGTATACTTGCTTCCAGCGGTGAAATTTGGCTTGTTGCCACTCATTAGCTCATTGAAAAACTGCCTCATGCCGTCTTTGTCATTTTTACCCAACATGGCGCGCAATCTTCCGTTGGCTTGCTTCAACCAATCCTCGTCAATATCTAGGCCAAGCTTGGTTACAAAGTCAGGTACATTTCCCAAAGCTACGCTGTTACCTTTATCAGGAAATGTCTTGGTGTAATATTCCAAGAACTCAACCAGCAGAGGAGAATCACCAGCGTTCATTCTTTTTACATAAGACTTGACCATTGACGGAGGAACACAGCCATAAAGGTTGGGCATGTACTCCTCAATGTCACCATGCATCTCGCTAGACTCTTCTGGAGATAGGTCATTATATGTACGCTCAAGTACCTCTTGTGGTGCTAATCCTCTCCACTTTGAAACACGGTCAGGGCGCTTAGCAAACTCCTCAAGTGCTTGGTTTCTTGCATATCTGTAAGCGGTTTCCCAAGCAACACGGTTTTTACCACCAGGAGATTTTAGTAACTTCCCTCCAACCTCCATCTCTTCTGGTAAAGACAAAGCCTCTAATTTTGGCTTTGGTTCATCGAAAATTCTGACCTGTGGTTGTGCTGGTGCCGGTTCTGCTCCGCCGCTACCCGCACCTGTTGGTTGTGTTTGTGGTATTTTTGCAATGGCTGTTTTTGAAACGTACATCACCTGCTGTACCGTATAAACAGTTACGTTTACCTTGACTTTATCAGGAAGTATTTCTAGAATTGTTCCAAACCTATCTCTTGCAGGGCCTTCAACAATCTTAACCTTCTCGCCAACAGAAAACGGAAATGGTATGGTCTCTGATGGTTGTTGTGTAACAGGAGAGTAAACCTCTGCTAGTTCCTCGTCCTCATCATCGAATTTGAAACCGTCTTCGGCATATACTTCCATCGCCATCTTTACCAAGAACAAACCATCACCATCATATTCTGCCGTAATCTTGGCCGGATCTGTGTGTGGTTCTACGAGAGATGTTTCCTCTGACGGTATGTAAAGTGAGAAATAGTCTTCCATCATGTTGGATGGTTCTTTGCCCAACATGGTCCTTACCTGATCAAGCAAAGCCTCACATTCTGCAAACTTGGTCAGCAATTTTTTGATTGTTGCACTGTCAGATGTTGATTTGTCTTTATCAATGCATGTGACAATTGACTCAAGCTCTGTAAACATCAAATCATCTATAAACTCAATCGTCATATTGAGCTGGCTATGCAACATAGCTTGACGAATTTCTTCTGGAGACTTTCCTAATAGCTTATACTTAACAAATAATTTGTTTCTAGTCATTTCAAATGATCTGATCATTGGAACGTATTTGTCCAAAAACTTGTCCATTTGATCTTCTGAATCAGTAGAAGTAACGTTAGCAAAAGCCAACAACTCCCCGATTTTTTCAATGGAGATGTCAAATCCTGCGGCTATTTTTACGGCCTGCTGTACAAGATCATCAGACCTATTATGCAAAAGGTCTGGCAACAGGTTTGCAAACGCCGCCTTGAGTTCAGAGTAACAATCCTCCTCTTCAACTTCTTTTGAGACGGCGTCTACCAATTCATGGGCTTTTTTGATGGTTCTATGAAACCCAGCTTCACCCAAACTGGTCAGAACCAGTTCATGATCTTTTTTTTTTGAAGCTACCTTAATTAGGATCTGTGCAATGCTGGCCGTAGCCTTCATTGGTATTTCAACTCCATCAAGCTGGCTTTCCAAGAAAGCTTTCTGCCTCTGAATGAATTCATCCTTCAGACCGGCCGCTTTCATGCCGGCCAAAATGTGAGAGCCAACCTGAGCTGCCAAATCAAAATTACCTTCATTTACAAGGTTAGCAAACAAGATTTCATAAATATCCTTTTTGGCATACTCATCACTCTCTTCTGGCACAAACATCGAAGGAACTATTTGCCCAGTCTCTTCGAATATTCTCTTGATTGCCTCTTCTTCTTTCCTACGCTCTTCTGGCGTACCAACAACCCCAACTGGTCCTTTTACCTTTGGTACGCGAACAGGATAAGCCTCTCCTGGTTTTGGTTCTGCCAGAAACCCTAACTCAGCTTTTTTTTTTGAACCACCTGGGTGGTCCTCAAATCCTGTCGAAAGTATCTCTGCAACTTCTCGCGTTGACATCCCCAAATCAAAACACTCATCTAAAGCAGTGTTCATCAGATGAGGAGCATGGTCACGAACCTTCCTTAGAGCAGCGGCAATCTCAGTAGCTTTTGCGTGCTTGATAAGGTGGCTAAGGTCATCAACAGGAGCAGCGTTCCTTGCCATCACACCTTCACGGTTCTCGAACAAAGAATTGCTCTGCTGACGGGTGTCTCCAAGATCCCTTGTCTGTCCTTCTACGGAACTTCCAGGTATCTTGTTACCTTTCACTGTTGTGTAGCCCTCTTTGTAGTCATATACCTTACCAGTGATAATGTCCTGGTAAACGCCATCAGCAATTCGACTCAGCATATTTCCTGGCATGTCTGGAGCATAACGTGTTTGCAATGGAGCTTCCAAAGGACGGAACGTCTTTATCTGGCTGTTGACAGCTTTTGATTGCTGGCTGACCAGATTCATCTTGTCCAACGCTTGCTTTGGTTTCTCGTACAGATCCTCATGCACTCCCTTTTTGCGAGCTTCCCTTAGACGGTTGATCTCATCAGCGTTGATTTGATTTGCTTTTGCCAGTGCGTTCTTTGGAGAAGCAATAGATAGAAGAATCTCATCCAGCACAGAAGCCTGTTTTTGAAGTAGCGGGTCATTACTCTCCGCAAAAGAAGAAGCCAATGCCGCTATTTCATCAAGCTGTTCTGGACGGAAATCCAATGAGCCATTCTCATCCATGTCATCAGCAACCCCTTCCAACAAGGTACTCGCAGCAGCAATTGCTTGCGCCACTTTCTCAAACGTTGCCTTGTCCTTTGAGGCAGCTTTAACAAGTATATCGTCACTGTTTTTCTCTAGCTTGCGCGCTAGAACTCTAAGATCTATCGAGATGGCCATTATGCTCCTTCTGGGAAGAAAATCTTGTAACTCATCATAGCTGGCATGTCATTTACTTTCTGGTTTGCTAAAGCCTTCATGTCCGCACGGCTGCCAGCAACACCCTGCTCACACTTTTCATCGCTGGAAATTCCAGACATGAAGTTGGCCAAAGCAATGCGATGAGCAATAGGATCAATCTCAGCAAGAACGTTGATTGCATCTTCTGCTTGTGCCAGGTTGCCCGCAGCTACCGCCTTCTTTACAACCTCAACCAACTCGCTTGGCTTCATGTCATAAGCCGGTGAAGCCGCCGCCAAAGCACGCCTATCACCACCGTTCGCTCCCTTTACCAGAGCATCAATACTCTGCTTGCTAAAGGAGGCAATTGCACCATCAGCCACAACAACCTTTGGCAGCATCGCCATGTTTCCTGTAACCTCAACAGGAACCCTGATACCGGTAGAGTTTCCAATTGCTACAGCATATACAACATGCTTCTCGTCAACATCCCCAACTCTTACCTGTACGCTCTTGTATCCCATTTCCGCCAGCTTACGAACAACGGCAGAGCGTCCAGCCTCAACCACCCTATCTCCATGAACGAACCTTGCGATTCCATCTGGTTTGTTAAGACGCTGGGCAATTGACTCCTCCTCGGCTGTACGAGGTATCTGAGGATCCTGAACATCGGCCTCTGGGTTTACCATTTCAGAATAGAGTGATGTGGATGGGTCCAATGCCATTCCAAGATCGCTCTTGTTCTCTGACGCTACCTTGAGAGCCGCAACTTTGACAACGCTTATGCCTTCTGAATCATCCCTGAAATTCGCCAACACATTCAGAAGCTTCTCGCCATCAACCCTGAAAGATTTGCCGGCAGTTGCTGCAATGTGATGCTCAAGATTCTCGGAAGTGATATCTTGGAATCCTTCCCTTGACAGGAACAGGTCTGGCAACATCGCCTTTCCATCAGCAATCTCAACTGGCACCAGGACATTTGCAAATCCCTTTGGTGTATCATAGCTGGCCTGACAAATCAGAATGTCACCACGTCCAGCAAAAACACTGAGACGATCTGGTTCCGCTCCAACGGCCAACAACTGAGCGGCACAAGCCCTTTCAGCTCTCTTGGCGGTATCGTTGGAGTACATACGCTCTTGTGGGTTCTTTGAGAAGATATCACTCAGAGCGTTGGAAAGAAGAGGGTCAGTTACAACGGAATAGTCTCTATCAAGAGCTGTGCCTTCAGAAGCAGAGCGCTCAAAGAGCTTTGGTCCCGCTGGACGAGCACGATCAAGCTCTGTCTCAAACACCTGTGAAAGCTTTGAGCTGTTGGTGTAGAATGTGTCTACAACTTTTCCAAGCTCTGCTCTTGTGATGAATGTTTGGCTGTGTGCCATCTTGGTAAGAACCTGAGATGCACCAATCAGGGCAGTGTCGGTTGGCATAGCTTCAGCTGCCTGTCTCGCCTTCAAAGCAACCAATGGCAAAGACATCTTTTCACTATCGTGAAGTGCCTTAGCCGTTTTTGTTATCAATGACGATAGAATCTGTTCGTTCATGTTTTTCCTTTAGATGTTGGCAGCGGCTTTACGAAGCTCTGGATACTTGTCAACAAAAATCTCTCTGTTGCTCTTGGCCATTCTCTTAAGAATGTTCGTTTGAAGCTCTGGGTTTGTCTGCAATTTCTCAGGCAGCCAACGAGCTAGTATATCAATCTCTTCTGTAGGAATTCCAACTTCTGAAGCCTGAATGCGAATAACCGGTTCACTCTTGTAGAAAAGATGAACGCTCGCAGTCTTTTTATCAGATACAGCTTCCCAGTCCTTCTTTTGCTGAGGCTCGCTGTTAGAATCCTTAGACATCAAAGAACCGGTATTGTCGTCATACAGAGCAACAATCACAGGTCCCTCAGGGCCTTCTTGAACCTTCCACAGCAAATCTGTGTCCTTGTTATCACGGAAACGAACAACATCAAAAGCAACCTTCTCTATCTGGTTCTCGACTTCCGATAGGAGATATACTTTCTTGCGCAAAAGATTGGTGGCTAGGCTATCAAAATCAACAGAATACTTGTCCATTCACAAACTCCATGGGAAAGACTCAAGAGCTAAAGTCATACAAAACTAATCATAGATGCCATTTAAAAACAAGAACCCACCGGTATTGACTAACGGTGGGCCTATCAACCTAATTATTCCGACCATTTTGCTACCATTCACTCAACCATATTTTGCGTGAACATCTGCCATTCTATCGAGAATATCTTGTATTCTTTGGTCTTGTTTTGTTAGTTTATTAAGTCTTTTTCTGGCGCCACCGTAAACCTTCCTCCCGTTCCTATAATCGCAATTTCCATTTACTGACTTGGTAATGGAGCTTTGATTGACATTTAGCTGCTTTGCTATTTCAATCTGGGTATAACCTTTGGCAAGAAGTTTCAAGACCTGGCCTTGACGAGGTGTCAATTGTTCTTCCACAAGCCGCCAAAACTCGATACGCAACTCTTCCCTCAAATCCATCAAGGACTCTCGGTCTTCTGGATCGTAGTTCTCTACAAGGCCTTGACCTTCTGAAAACTCCGCCATCATCTCGTTGGAATATGGAAGCTCAGCGAAAAAAGATTGATACTTACCAGATCGATTTGTTTTCTTGTCCATTCATTCCTTCAAAAGCTCTTCAACCTTTCTATAACACTGTTCCTGTCTACCTCATCGGTTGAGGTGCGCAAAAACTGATCTATGTCCTTATAGCCTTTTGGTTGAGAAATTGTTTTGATGTTGGCAATGTCTTTGTACCGTGTCTTCACTCTTGACTTTGCTTTCTTGCCAGCCTCATCACTATCAAACATCAGTATGATATTGTTAGTATACCTGTGCAGCTGGAACATTTGATATCTTGAAACATTTGCCCAGCCAAAAGCCACAACGTTGCGCACTCCGGCTACATGTAGGGAAATACAATCAAACTGTCCCTCAACACCTATAACCACATTCTTCTCAATTATGTGTTGTTTTGCCTTATCCAACCCATAAACAAAGAAGTCTTTTTTAGACCCGATGCTGTATTTGTATTTCTGAAGCCCAATCTCTTCTCGTTCGGCCTCATCAATCAGACACCGCCCAAGTATGGAAATGACATTACCATGCACATCCCTGAACGGCATAATCAAGTTGTGCTGGGCAAAATGACCATGTGGCGCCAACCCTCCCGCTACGAACTTTGGGTAGCAGAAACCCAATTCATCAAGCTGCTCCTTTGGGAACATCTTGGTGAGTATATGTAGGTTATCATCGTCTGGGAAGAAACCAAACTCATATGTTTTCTGGTGTTCTTCAGCCAACCGAGAGTCAAGGTATTGCTTTGCTTTTTGCGCTACAGGGGAGGTGTGCAGAAGCTCTTGCGTTACCTTGACAAACCGATTGAATATGCGTTGTGTCTTTTGTGTTGAATCAGGCATTGCCATTGGCTCGTTTCTGCGCCTTCAGGTTCACCTTGATCATCTGCGCAAACGGCTTACTCAAATCTGAAAGTGGCTTGGAACAAAAACCACACACCAAATCATCTTCCTTGCTAAGAGTTGGAGGGCCGTCCTTCTCACAAGCTTTACAATGAACCGACCAAGCCAATTTCTTCTTTACGTTTGTCTTAACCTGATTGAACGAAACCATCTGACGGCGCATAAAAATTGACACATGATTCAACGGCTTACTGCATTCTGTACAATAAGCAATCATGGTTTCCTTATCCACAACAGGTCTCATTTCCTTGTTACAGCCCTTGTTGTCGCAAAAAGTTCTAAATTCCAATTTGTTCTCCTTCACTTGGAGCCGGCTCTTCTTGTTTGGCTTCGGCTTCCTGAGGTTTAATCTCTTCTTCTATCTTAGCGTTTTCAGATGTTGAAGACGAATTCTCCAACCATTCTATAAGCTTATCAACATTGTCAGGGTACTTCACATTAACATTGAATATATGCGCGCCCAATGGTGGAACGCCATAACCGCTAACCTGAATAGAATCTCTGTGTCTTAGGCCGGGTTGAATCTTGAGGGTTTTCTCTCCCTTCAATGTACGTACCTGCCTCTTCGTGCCCTTCAACGCCTCCAACAAGCTAATCTCTATTGTTGATATAACGTTGTTTTCCACCCTTTGCATATCAGGATCTGGTGTAACGCTTATTGTTACAGATGCATCTCCGTTAAGATGTCCTTTATTGACAAAGGTCAGCCTCAATCCAGTTTCAACGCCTGGAGGTATATTTACAGTCAACAGGCGGGTAGTAAAGTGGTAGCCTTTACCCGCACACTCAGAACAATCATTCAAGTCAAAAGTGATACCAGATCCTTTGCAAGTGGTACATGGCAGATTTTTCTCACCATCACCATACTTGCGATATCCTTTACCATCACACTTGTTACATGAAATGGCATTGTTCTTGATCTTTTTTTGTCCTTTGCATTTTGGACACTGAGTCTTGTGCTCATAAGTAAGCTGTTTCTTAACGCCAAGAATAGACTCAGAGAAATCGATCTTACAATGAAGCTCTATGTCATTTTCTCTGTTTGCAAATGGATTGGCAAACGGATTATTCATGTCTGCAAAAGGATTCTTTGTGTTGGTCCTTCTGAAACCTCCAAAGAACACACTATCCATCTGGCGTCTAAGCTCTTCGGCAAAATCATCTGTTGGATGATAGGTAGGCCCTCTGGTGTTGGCAGGGTTGTATGTGGTTCCATGTTTCTTCAACAGCTGGTAAGCCTCATTCACCTGCTTGAATTTGGCCTCAGCATCTGGCTCTTTATTTACGTCAGGATGTAATTCAGCAGCTTTCTTTCGGAAAGCTTTGGCCACATCATCATCTGATGCACCAGTAGCAATACCCAGTAGGTTACAAGCTTCTAACGTGTTCATTTGCTCTTAGCCTTGGATCGCTTGGCCTTTGGAGGACTCGACTTGATTTTTACGAACGCCAACGCCACAGCGATGGCATCCGCAACGTCATATGATTCTTCCATGATCACTTCCTCCTTGGTACGCCTATTGATTTTCTTAAGCCAAGGATACTCAACCCAACCAAGGTGCTGACTTACCAAACCAGGAATACTTTCCTTTGGTGGTATCTTTCCTTTGCCGAATTTAAGTGTGTGCCTTATTTTCATAACACTTAGCGCCACAGGATCTTTACCAAGAAAATCAAGACAAGCAATTCTAAGTGTCATATTTAGAATGGCCAACGGAATAACGGTGCTGGCGCTGCTCCGGCCTTTCATGAATTTTACATAGTCTTCTATTACAAACTCATCAATAACATACTGCCGTGCTAATGAAACAATATGGGTACGGGCAGCGATAACCATGTTGACAATTCCAACAGATTTATCTGGTTTGTAGTAATCGTGGAACAATACTTTTATATCATTGTTGTCATCAACCTCAAGTATTGAAATTCCTATTGTGGATGTTGAGGCATCCAAACCTAAAACTCTATAACTCATGTACAGAGATATAACACAAAAAGGGCGCCATTTTCACGGCGCCCTTTTCGATTTCAAGTTATGCTAAGCAAGATTAGCCAGCAGCGGCTTCATCACGGCTGAAGTTGTAATCATCATCTTCTGCCTCTTCGAGAGCAGCGGCTTTGGTTTCCTTCTCTTTCTTCTCAAAAACCATACCAGGCTCATAGCCCTTATCCATCAGACGCTTGAGAACGGTCTCAGGCTTCGGACAGATGCATTGCTGGTTCAGAATCTTCTCCATCACATCCAGGCCAACGCTATCGACGATCTTGCGATCCTCGTCAGTCAGAGGCTCCTTATCCAAGATGATGGCGGTGTAGTAACCAGCCGGAGTCTTGGACTTCGGATTGAAACGGATGTTGATGTCGAAGTCACTTGCGGTAACGTGCTTCTCCGCCGGCTTGCCTTCATTACGGCTGTTCAAGTTATTGGCAATCGTCTCTTCAACCAGAGAGTTGAAATCAACGATCTCAAGCTCTCCGCTGGAACGGGAAATGGCCAATGCCAGGTAACGAGGACGGGGCTCTATACCGAGAGTGTTCTTGATAGGACACTCAGCATAGGTGGGATACGCTGTGCGCTCTTTGTCTCCGAGCTTGTTTCTGGACTTGGGCAGCTTTACGCGAGCCTGGTAGTATTTTGCCGGGCCGAGCACCATACGGAAGATGTTATTACCTTCCTTGTAACGGGCATACGGGATCTTTGGAAGATCATCGCGGTTGTTATTTGAAGAACGCGGAGCCTTCTCGCCCCACTTTGTCAAACCAACGGTCACTGTGTTTTTGTTATCTGATGCCATGTTATTCTCCTTGCGCTTCTTTTTTTGATTTGTAACTTAGGTTTTCTATGCGTATGATATTTACCCACGGAATCTTTCTATTCACTTCCGTTTTGGTAGTTTGTATTGCATTTGTTTCGTTTACAGTTGATGCGTCTATTACTTGCGCTTTACCTGCTAACATTAGCCCACGGAAATCGAGATAGGCATGAGTTTCTGTAACATCGTTGGTACGATAATACACAATCTTACCTTTGACGGTTTCATCGCGTGCTACTATTAGATATATCGGCTTTGTAGCCGCTCGATCAACAACTTTTGCTTGAAAAGACATTTATTCATCCTCATCCAAATCGTCCGTTTTGCCTAGACTTATACCAGATGCGTTAACAACCAATTCAAGTTCGGCTACACAGTCTTCGCCACTAAAGAGGTGGTTTTTAACAACTCTTGCTTTTGTGAGGATGCCGTACTTTATTTTCTGTCCTGCTCTTGTACGGGTGAGGTTACTCTTCCTCGACATTTCTAGGATAATTGATGACAAGTATTCTAGTTCCGCTCCGCCCTTCTGCTTATTTCCGACAGAGCCAATATTTGCATACACCTGATTGATACACAAAACGCCCATGGTGTATTTTCCGTCTTCATCACGGTATTTTTCCATGAGCTGATTGAACCGCCTGATTGCCCAAGAAACTTCCTTGGCAGTTACACCAGGCTGCTTAGAATAATCATCATTCTCTTCATCTTCAGCAGAGTTGACAGATGCTCCAACAGAATCCCAAATGATTAGGATCTTTTGTTCTGGATTCATCTCTTTCGCTGCTTTAACATAAGCAACCACTTCTTGGACACCTTCAACAATTCCCTTAGCCATAGCCACAGGAACTTGAGAGGGATCGCCACCCATGCGATCACGGAAACGATTGGAATCAAACTTCCCTTCACTATCCCAAAGGATCACAAGCGTTCCGGCATCCTGGGCTGACTTCATGAAAAGCATACCCAAAGTGGTTTTGCCGGAATCTGGACGACCAGCTATCTGTACAATGCGCCCGTATGGACATCCCAATGTATTGGTTAGCGGTTTCCAGAACTGTGCTATCTGCTCCGAGCCAACGTAATCATCAGGATCGTTGGACATCGTAATCTCATTGCTAACCTTCATCGAGTTAGCATAGAGAGCTTTGTTCTTTCCAAACCTGCCTTGTGCTTTTTCTACAAGCTTGGCAACATCCAAACCCAACGGCTTCTTGGTTTGGTAAATTGTTGTGGTTTCCTCTCCGAGCGAGGAAGCAAGACTCTCTAGTTCATCATTTTTTTCAGCGTTTGATTTTCTACCCATTTAGACTCCCTTTTTGATTGACCTGAATGTAATGTGCGCTTCTTTGAGCAGTGCATGTATGTTAGCAAGATGTTTTGCATCTCTTTCAGCTTCCGTTTGCTCGATTGTTATGCGCTTTACGTCTTCATCTATGTTTATGAGTTGAGCCAATCCTGTTTCGGCTATTTTTTTACCATCAGGACCAGCCTTGTTCCTTAAGCGAACATATGCGTTGCCTTTTGCAAAATCCACATCCCGCTTCAGAGCCCTGGATCTAAGGTCTGCTGCGGCAAGCTCTGTCAAAAGAGCGGCTTGAGCTAGAAGACATGCCGCAGCCATGCCGGGCGCTTCAGCTTCATCAAACGTCCCCCTGGACAGAGAATCCAACTCGCTGAGAACAAGATTGTACTTGTCTTCAAAGTTGGATTTCAATGCGGCAATTTGTTCTTCACTTGGTTTTTCTCTTGTTGCCATTTTTAGTGGCAGACGTTACCTGTTTCCCTCGACCAAAGACTTCTGTAGCTTGTCAAACTTTTCATCTAGTTCATTTTTCTTCTTTTCCATGTCTTCCAACATTTTTATGTGCGCAGCCTTAGCCTCCTTTACAAAAGACTCTGTTTGCTCACGCATCACTCGCAAATGTTGATTGACCATCAAACTGACTATGAAAGTGTAGACCTCCAATGAAGAATATCTCTTGCTTGGAGGCTTGACAAACACAATGATCCCGTCATCATCAGACTCAAAATGATCAACAAAAAGACTCTCACCCTTAAAGTTTGGGCGATCATACTCTCTGCATAAATTGTTGTAGAATCGAAATTCATCATCTGTTATGCAGACTTTCTTGTTGTCAATGATTCTCATTTGAGCTTTCATGATCTTCTAAATGCTCCCTGGCCTGACTCAAAATTATCTTGAGTTTTGATTTGCTTTATCTTGGTGCGATGGTCAGGCTCTGGTACTTTTACAGTCACAAGCTCTGTAGCTATTTTCTCCAAAGCTTCCTCATCATCCATCTCTGAATTCTCAAGTATTTTCTCAAGTTCAGTTAATGTATTCTCATCCTCTTTAACTTCTGACAATGATCTGTCTACTCTCTTAAAGCTCATATATTATCTCCTGAAAAGTCCAACCCCACCACCTGACAATGCATCTTGAGCTTTCAGTTTCTTGAATCTCTGACGCTCAAGCTCAGCCCTACCCATTGGTGTTCTCATCATTTCCACTTCTTGAGGCAACAACGGCTCCTCACCATTTCCTCCATCTGCGTAAAATGCAGACTCAGCCATTGATGCTGTGGCCATTAGTTTCTGTGGAGTAATGATCCCGGCACTGGTAGCACCCTCAGACTCGGCAAATGGATCGATACCGGCAGCTCTCATTTCCTTATAGGCCTTGAAATCTTCGATATCGCTATTGCTTCCCGAATGTCTGACAGTATGGGTATCGTCCTCATACGGATCATCAACCATCTGAATGGCAGCGGCGGCCTCTGCAAACTTACCGCTCTTCTGTGCCTTGATCTTCTCAATTGCAGGATTTACACCAGTTACCTTGTTGTAAACATCGGTTCTCTTAAGGAACTGGTCATAGGTAGGATCCACTTTGAGATTAGATTCGTCTATGTTGTGAGCTGATGCTCCGACGCCATTTCCACCCTTACGATGAAACTTTTCTGTTGGAACAGCTTCACCTATTTTTTGGAAACGGTAATTTGATAACAGCCAGCCAGCAACTCCCTGAGGATCGTTAGGCATACGAGCCATCGCATCAGCAAGTTCATTCAAAAGACCCTGAGTAGAATCATCCATAATCGGACCACCACAACCAGCGCACTGATTGTTCTGGATACAAAATACAAACTCAGGGGGGTTGTTGGCACCACACGTTATACACTTCATATGATTTTCCTGTTACACTCTATAATGTTGTCTTTGGCACTGTATGGTCTCAAATTATCCAATGCCCAGCATTTCTGAAAATTAGGATGTTCCATTGAATCATATATCAATGCACTTTGTGGGATGATATGATCTATCTGCCAAGTCCATGTTGTTGGATCGTTATCATCCCATGTCTCAGAATCATATACTCCCCAATTATCCCAACTCATCCAAGGTTCAAACAAAGATTCTAAATGTGCTTTCAAATCGTCAATTGAATACGGAAGATACTTTAGAATAGACCCGTTCTTTTTTGAGTCTGCCCTAAGAATAGCACAGTAAACGGCATTTCTAACAGATCTTCTTAACTTAAAAGCCATATCTGTTTTTGACCTTCTTTTTTCATACCTCTTTTTCTTTTCAGCTATTACACTTGAGTTTTTCTTTCTGTATTGCTTGTGATATACAGCAATATCATCGCGATGTTTGATATAGTATTTTTTCAGAGTGTCTTTAACTTTATCACTATTTTTGGCCCTATACTCTGCGTTTTTTAATTTGACAGCTTCTTTGTTTTTGCGATAATACTCTCTGCTTTTTAGTGTTATGGCGTCTTTGTTTTTCTGGTATGATTTCTGTCTCCACGCCTTGTTCTTTTCCTTGTTGTTTTTTATGTAGGTTCGACTATTCTCATACTCACATTTTTTACATTGATTTCTTTGGCGTCTAAACAATTCTAAAGGTTTCGTTTCACCACACTGCCTGCATGTTTTGCTATCCATAAGAACATGTACTATTATGCGTACATATTATTTGCAATGGCCGCAACAAACGCTGGCGGAATATCAGCGCCACAAGACATACATCTCATAAAACCTCAAAAATGGTAGTCATCATCATCGTCATCGTCTTCTATAGGTGCCATACCTATCTCCAACACCTCATCTTCAAGAATCGTAACAAGCTCTTCTTTGTCAAGCTCAAGAATTGGAGTTCCTTCTTCCAATTCTGTTGCCTTCTTGCCCCGTGGCATCTTTACTTTCTTCGATGCACGGTCATCAGGAAGACTTGGTGGGGATCTATAGTCCAATATATCGCTCAGAATAAGAGAATTCACATTTTCTGATTCCCATTGAAAAAGGCAAGTAAATCTTATAGCTACGCCTGGTTCAATCGATCCTTTCTTTCCAGAAAGCTTCTCAACCCTGAGCTTGAACGCCTCCCATGCCTCAGGAAAACAAAGCAGCGCCATCTCCCGGCCCCACGGATCCCTGATATTGAAACGAGCCATCTCCTGCCCGAATATCTTGGAATCCTCCTTCTTCACCCTGAAAACAAACGCACTGCTAATAACCCCTGACAAGAATGGTATCTTCTCATCCGATCCTGAGATGTAATGCGTATTAGCCTTACGATCATCCCTGGCATCATCAGAGAAAAACTCATACTTGTAAATCTGCGGCAAAGCAGTAAACGGTATGGTCTTGTTACTGAAGAACTTGGGATACCTGTCAAACATATCCCCAGAGATACCCTCTCCCATATAGAACTCTTCCATCGCAAAACGCTCTGAAATCGTCCACGTTTTATCTAACGGGAATGGATACTTGAACTCTGCAAGATGCGCCTGAACCCTATCCTCGGGCGGCTCGGGCGGCTCTCCAGTTCTATTGCCATCAGGATCTGTCCAAAACTCACCAAAATCTCCGGCAGCTCCTTCTTGCCATCCCTGCTTCTTCAACTCCTTCAACCATGCACGCTCAAGCTTGGCCATGTGAGATCTAAGCTTGGCACGATAGTCACTGGCATAATGGAACATCAACTTCCTATCCAGCCCAAAGGAATCAAGACTACCAGAGGCCGCCAGAGCTTGAATCGTATTTGCCCTAACCTTTGATGAGTCAGTGCGATAGATCAAGTCCTGAAAGCTTGTGAACGGACGCTTTGCCAATAGCTCCGGCATGGCATCAGAACCCATGTATTTGAGAGAATCAAGCCCAGCCATCAGAGTATGATCATCAACAATCTTGTACGATATCTCTGATACGTTGATGTCAGGTGGAACTACGCTGACGCCTCTAGCCCTGATCTCTGCCTTGATCTTGTTGATGTTGTCCTTTGACTGCTTGGCATTGGAACGCACCTCGCTCATCAAGTTGGCAACCAAGAACTCAATCGGATAATGAGCTTTGAGATGCGCGGTGTGGAATGAAATCATCGAATAGAGAGTGGCGTGGCTATTGCTAGTCAACATCCCGTTCGATAAATAGAATTGATGATCTGGATGGTTTACTTCCAGGTCGTAGGTCTGATGCTTGCCAATTGGTTTGATTGATACGATATTGGTCATACTTCACCTTTATCCAATAGATCATGACAACACCATACAGCATTGCCATGTTTATCTGCGCCATGATAATGTTTGACAAGAAGTTTGTTAAACCTCTGCCCTGTCAAATCAATATACTTACCCATACACACTTCCAATCCTATGAACTCCCGGCTTCGGGTCATTCAATATCTCATCTATCTTCGCCAAACACTCAGGCTTGAACCCATAATCACTCTTGCGATACGAGAACTGATCGTACCCAACCCGTATCAACACCCACCCATGCTTCTCGATATGTTCATCAAGCGCTGTGTCTTTAACACGAACATTTTCTAACTGCTTTAGTTTTGTTTCGCGAAAATGAAGTTGCCCATCATATTCAACATACACCCTCCTTTCCCTGTCACCCATATCCACCTGTCTTCTTTTCGATTTATTAGGAAAGGTATCTGACTTTACTGTTTGGTTGAGTCGAAAATTGTAGTCAGTTTTTTGACTCAATATCTCAAATAATAGCTTTTCTGGTTCTGAATGCCATGTACACAACGCTTTTGAAATACACTTGTCATAGAACACTTCTGGATTGGCTTTTTGCCAAGCATGAATTTTAGCTACCCGCTGAAGTTGAATATCTCTTCTTGCCGATGTCTTCTTAGCCGTATCTGATGCTTTTTTTCTCATTACACCGGAACGATTGACATCAGCCATCACACCAGCTCTCCGTTTGCGTTCCTCAGGATTAGCTAGTATCGAGTCTTTAACGGCATTACCCATACGCTGGCAATACTCAGCTAAATCTTCACCACTCTCTTTTGCTCGTTCAATCCAATCACCATTTATACCATTCTGAGCCTTGTACGTATCACTTGACTTCTGGCATATTATTTGATGATCCTTCTTATACTCATCTTTATCTATACCGTGTATCGTTGACACATGTGATCCAAGACTCTTTGCATGAAAATTGCAAATCGAACATACAACATACTCAATTCCTTCTTTCGATTTGTCAATTTTACTCTTACATTCAGTTACATGATCTTTGATAATCGCTATGTCAGATTTTCTTATTCCACAGTAGTTACAACGATAGTAAGCCCTTCCTTTAGTATCTGCCATAATGGCAGCATCTCCCCATTCTCCTTTACTCGAAATTTGTGGTTCATTGTGCATGTTACTTTTCTCCCGTCATCTAACTCAACCTCTACAACCTCCAATTCTCCATGGTCATGCAACGCAATTACTTCTACGAAAATATCATTACCAGTAATTTCATCCCTGGATCGTACAAATTCACCAGGCATGATGTCTTTGATTGGCTTTGTTGTAGTAAGTTTACCTTCATTGGTGTATATATCAATAGTTTGTGAAAAGTACAAACTCCGGTTGAACCCATAACCACCGAAAGATTCTATATATTTTGACCATAGTTCTTCAGCAAACTCTCTATCAAACCCATGTTTCTTCATGGATCCTTCGATGAACTCTTCTTTCCACTTCTTGACCTTCTCGGGCTCTTTACCCTTCATCTTGGTCATCTTGCGGAGTTTATCAGCATCGTGAAGATCCCAACCGGCAACATCTCCGGCGGCATACATCAAACTCTCTTCAAACAAACCAAAACCATAAGTATCACCAAAGGCTCTGTTCAATGAAGGATGAGGAAGCTCTACCTCAGCCTCACCATTCCTAACCTTCAGAAGATCAGGAATGGTATCCTTGGCGGCCGGACGCACCAAAGATGATATCAAAGCCAAATCAGCAACGTTCTTTGGCTCAACTTTCTTGCATACATGAACAGCTGTCCCACCAAGCTGAAACACGCCAAACGTATCACCCTCGCCCACAAGCTTGTAAGCATCAGGGTCATTCATCTCATAGTCTATCTTCTCTGGTATCTCTTTGCCATTTGCCTTGATGAGATTGTAAGTCTCACCAATCGTATCCAGAGTCTCAAGGCCAAGGGTATCTATCTTGACAAGCCCATTCTCCTCGGCTCGCTCCTTGTCATACTCAAGAACCAAAGCTCCAGAAGTATCACGCCTGACCGGAACCAATCCTGTCAAAGGCCGCTTGCAAATAACAATACCACCAGCATGCGTTGCCCATGCTCTAGGCTTGCCTCCCAATACTTCAGCAAACCTCGCCAATTGAGGATACTGCTTGGCATACTCAGCAAACAAAGGAGCCTCTTCCAATGCCTGCTTCACCGTCTTCATCTCATTCGGAATAGAGTCAGCTATGGCATTTCCAATCTCCGCCGCCTTGGTTTTACCCTCACCACCAAACTCGAATACACGAGCAATATCACGAGCATATACCTTTGGGGTTATGGTATTGATATTAGAGACATGAGCAACGTTATCCTGCCCATACTTGGAACGAAGGTAAGCATGAAGCTTATCACGTCCAGAAGGAGCAATATCGTTGTCAATATCAGGGAACGCCTCCTTGTACTTATTGAGGAAGCGGGCAAAGATCAGACCATAGCGCTTGGGGTAGGCATGGTGAATCTCGTTTACATAGGCAGTAAGAGATCCCCCTACGCTGTTATGTACCGCGTAGTTACTGGTAAGATACGACGTGTCAACATCAACAGATATGTCATATACCCGATCAAGAACTACCTCTTCTATGCTGCGTATTCTACAGAAATACCCGCTTTTGTTGATAAGATTATTTGTTGAGTTTTTTGTATCTACACCATGACACCTTAATTTATATGAACGAGAACATGTGTATTTACCACGCTTGAAAGGCTCTCGTGTATTGATTGAGCTTGGTATTTTCAAATACAACAGCGCTTCTTTAACTTCAAGAACCAAACGCTGACTTGTCGAATCAAAACTTTCACGAGTGTAATCGATACATGATTCCAAAGAACCATCAGAATGGAACAATCCACGTACCATCTCTGACAAATGATCATCTGGCAAAGTTCTGAAAAAACTTGGAAGATGCTTTGTGTCTGATGATTGTTTGTACTCTGGAAACAGCATTACCAAAAAGTTGTAAAACAACTTGCTTCTAATTATTACCTGTACAAGTTTTTTGTTTTTTGCTTTTTTGATGTCAGGATTAAAGCCAAGTGTAGTAAAATACTTAACGATACGATCTATACCACTAACATCTTTTGAGTTAAAGGCCACTCCAGTGATGTACGCCCCAGAAGAATGGCGCATGGTCCATCCATCACCAACCCAACGGCCCAAGAAATAATAAAGATCAGAATCGGACTTTATATACCTATGTATTGAATATGAATGTGTGTTATCTGTTTCTACCCACTTATCAAGGGGGATGCTGTATTTGTCTAAATATTTTCCAATGGTGTCAATTGTAGAAGGTTTTGACTTTCCTTTTCTTTTTACGTTTTGCACTGCACCTCTGCTCAAACCAGTAAGTGCAGCTATACAACGGATAGAAATAGCGTTCTCATTTGGAACGGTGAAAGTAATAGCATCTTTTGTGATTAGATCTTGTTCATCAGCAAAACGAGCCAAATCAATATCACCATGTATGTTTGTTGTTCTGTTTGATATCCATGGCATGAATATCAAATCATTTTCACACAACTCTGATGCAGGTATCCAAGAAGGACTGCTTGGAGCGTTCCATCTTTGAATCTTTCCGGCGCTATTTGGGTGGTTTTTCTTGTATTCTATGTATCTTTCTGTTTCTGTTGATTTACTAGCAAAAACCTTATGATCTTTAGTTAGGTTGATTTCATTGAAAGAATACTCTGTATCAATTTTCAAACCAGTTTCTTGTACTGAATACTCAAACCTATTAGTAACAGGTTTCAAACTTCCCGAATGAGTATAAACACAATCACCAACTTTAATCTCATCAAGTCTTTTGAATCCATTACCAGTAAGAACAGGAACAGATCCATGCAAACATCCACGGCCCGGCCCAACAGGTATTCCCTTCCTATTGCACCACTTTATGAAGTCAGCAGTGATCAGCATGTAGGAAGGAAAGTCACGATACTCAAGGACATCGAATTCCTCAAGCATCTGTGTAACGCATTCATCATTATCGCTGGCCGGAATCTTCTCCTCAGCAATCTTGTCTGCTAAACCCTTTTCGCTCCTATATCTGTAGAACTGAGCATCTTCCTTGACTTTGGTATTGGCAAACACAGATGGACTCTGTTGCCACACCTGGAACTGAGTATAATCAGCCTCATCCTTGATTGGGAACTCTGGCAACTGATGTTTGTCACCAGTGAGGACAGCCGGATCTACCCATTCAGCATGTTCGCACATATCAGCGAAATACACGCTGTTCTCGAACAAGCTCTCTACAAATGATTCGCCCCAAAGAGGAAGGTGACGCTCAAAGTGCTTGTAGATCTCATCAGAAGACTTGACATAAAACTCTGGCTTGTCATACTTCAGACGAGAGCCAGAAGTGATGGGCTGGCCGGATGAGATACACAGGTAAGCGTCATGATCTTCGTTGTGTTCTTTTGTTATGTAGTGGGAATTGGTAGCTACAATAGCTTTGATGCCAAGATCTTCTGACAGCTTCTTCATCGCCATATTAACCTTCTGTTGGTTAATGGCACCAGAATAAGCGGAGATCCTTCTCTGAAGGTTGTGAGGCTGAAGCTCCAAGGCAAGGTTATCCCCAAAGATATCCTTCAAGTGCTTGGTTGTTTCAACAGCCTTATTGAAATTGTCCTGCATTATGTACTGGCCAATAATACCATTACCACAAGCAGTAGTACAAATGAGACCTTCCGAATACTCCTCAAGCATCTTCCAATCGATGCGAGGAATTGATTTCTTGAAGTTTACTGTGAAATGATCGTAACCTATTTTGTTTATGGTCAACAGGTTACGGTAGCCGGCAGCGTTCTTGGCTATCAGAATGAGATGCCTGAGAGTGGTGTCTTCGTTTTGCGAAGCATCATCCACAAAATAGCACTCACAACCGGCAATCAGTTTGACTCCGGCTTTCTTGGACGCCTTCAGAGCATCCCAAAGACCAGCTGTAGTGCCATGATCTGTAATGGCTACAGCGGACTGTTCTTGTGCTTTGACAGCTGAAAGAAGTTCTGACGGTGACGATGTAGCGTCACCCATGGAGAAAGTTGTATGGTTATGCAGAGATACGAATGGTCTCATGAGTCTCCTTAGATAGCAAAAGCGAAGCCGCCATAGACGGCGACCACGTCACGCTTTTGTCATCCTCGTAGGCGGAGACTCTCGACACAAATTCGCCAGCGGCATCTGAACAAATGGCATCCATTAATACTGTTACGGCTGCCAATTGTATATCAGCGTAAACATCTTTATCCAAATCGTAGTACAAACACTCGCCGGTACGAAAAAGATACTTCTGATCTCTTTCGGAATTGCTACCTAGGAAACAAACAGATTTGTACAAACGATGGTTTTCAATGAACCTGTAAAGTTCACCCAAGCTCTTAGGCTCGTGTTCAGATACGTCAGCCAACAGGGTTATCAATCGCTTTGGGAAAATATCTGACATATTGGTTGATTGGGGTTCAATCAAGAACCCCAATCCCTTATTGCTTTGAAGCTGCTATGGTGAATGTGTTTTCAAGAGTATCCATTAGCTGATAGCAATTGGAAGCTCCGCCACACCTTACCTGCATCTTGGTTCCGCCAAAAGGACCAGAGGCGGTAATACCTTGTTTCTCCACAAAGAAAACACCAACCCTGGTATACACGTCAGATGTATTGAAACCCTCTTGCTTGAATACTTCGAGTGCCTGCTTTGAGATAGGTTTATCTAGCTCAAAAACATATCCTTTACCGCCGCAACAAGATTTAATAAAATGACGTGTTATCATGGTTATTCCTCGTCTTCGTCAGAAGAGGCTAGCTTTGGAGCCTTGACTACCATACCCCTATCATTAAGGGTATAGATACAAAACTCTATCTGAGCCTTAGCCTCTCCTATTAACTCAGTATATCCACTCTTAAGGAGCTTCAAATCTTCAGAGAGCTGCTTAAGCTTTGCATCATTCTTCATGTCACTAGTCTGAGCACTAATGACACGAACAGCGCGTATGATATCCTGCTCAAGCTCCTCAGTTTTCATTGACTGAGCAGCGGTGCGCCACGTATCACTAAGCTTATTCCACGCGCTGTCTGAAAAACCCTTAGGAGCGCCGTTAGGGTTCTTGTTAGCATTCTTCTTAGATACTCTTGCCATACTTTAACCTTTCACTCAATGATCTTTGACTGATCACATATCCATTGCAAAGTAAACTCGTTTGTAACCGATCCGATAAGATTGGCCACTATATTAGACGCTTGGGGATTATCCACCCACGAAGGGTCCTGTCCTTGAGCCTGGATGTTTGACTTCAGGTAATTACGAGCTTCCTGTGCATTGATACAGGCATCGGGTTCAACCTCTCGAACAGAATCGAGAACAAGAGACAAATGAACGCTGTCCTTTGCCTTTATCATGAGTTTGTTTTTCTCATCATCACTCAGCAAGCTAAACGCCATGGCTCCACCGCCCATGTGTTCAGCCTCTGCCTTAACAAGAAAATCAGGTATCTCAAAGGTATTTTCTTGAAGCAAACGAACTGACGCCTGCTGACGAATATCGCTCTTTGCCTGCTGATCAACAATTGACTTGCTGACAGTGGAAAGCTTCAGTTTCAACTCATCAAGAGTATTTACACCAACCTGCTTCAAGAACTCTTCATCAATGGGATGCGGCTTACGCTTGGTTCCCATGTGAAGCGTGACCTTGAACTGGGCTGTCTTTCCGCCAATGACAGGAACATCATTCTCGAACACAAAAGAAAACTCTCTTGTTTCTTCTGACTTCATTCCTATCAGATAATCGTCAAAACCCTTCCAGCGGTTCTGACCAACAGTATACATCTCACCTTCAACTGAGGATCCTTCAAAGGTTTCTCCATCAATTGTGGCAGAGAAAGAGAAAGTGACTATATCGCCTTGAGCAACAACATCACCTTCACCATAAGGCTCAACCTCACCAAAGCGGATACGAAGATCCTGCAATGATTTCTCGGCAAAAGCATCTGCATCAATCTTGACGTGAGGTTTCGGAATTTCAAACCCCTTGTACTTGTTCAGAGTAATTGCCGGCTTCTTCCACATCTCAAATTCACAAACGAACTTGTTGTTTCGGATGTCAACCTTTGAGAAAGTTGGAATACCTATTGGTTTTATGTTGGCTTCGAAAACAACGTCATCAACAGCATGTGCAGCCATTTCTCTGGCAACGAAATTATCGATGTGCTTCTTAAGCTTGACCTTTATTGCGCTATCAGGAGCCTTGCCCGGACGATAGCCAGGCACCGGCAGATGGCGCACGGAAGCCACAGCCTCATCACGCTTCTGCTCAACAATAGCCGGATCACCTTCGTAGGTAATCTTCAGCTTGCAATATTCAGGCTCCTTGATATCAAGTATCGGATACTTGATTTCAATGTTTTCTATCTCAACCATTTTTTGTGCAGTGTTGTTTTCCATATGTTTTCTTACCATTTCTGAAGGCCAATGATCGGCTTATTTTGAATTACTCCACGCTTTACCAGGAATGCATTTCCTTGCTGACAATGTTCAAGGTAGTCACAATATTTGCATAGGAACTGTGGACTAGGACGCCAAACCTTCTCTGCATCTATACTATCAGCATATTTGATGAATTTCTCACCAACATAGCTCATAACCTCTTCTCTTGAATACTCTTGCGTCTTGTACATGAAATCATGGCGCAAGAGAACGAACGAAGCCCTGATTCTTTTCAGATCAGGATCTTCCAACATCAATGTATAAGCATATGTTAGAAGCTGAAAAAAATCATTTAGATACTTAGGATCCTTTGTGGTCTTATAGTCAATGACATGGATTAGACCATCAGAGTCACGCTGAACGCGGTCAATGAAGCCGTTTAGAAGAACCCTATCATTGAGACTTACCCAAAAAGGCTGCTCAACCGCAATCACATCAGGGAGGCCGTCTTCCTTGAGAATGGCCACATATTCAGCAATGATTGATTTTGCTTCTACAATTTGGCTTTGAGTAAGTGTTGGTTGATACTCATGAAGAGCCGCATCCCACGCATCACTCAAGGCCAGCTCCCAAGAATCCTTCTTTGACGGATCCTTGATTAGGGCAGAGTGGAAATTCTCAAGAACCTGATGCAGAAACTTTCCGAATACATGGAAGTCACGATCTATTCGTGGCAGTTTCTCAATATATGCAAAACGATACTTTGCTTTACAATCATCAAAGGTTTTGGCTTTGCTGACAGAAAGTTTGAAAAGCTTATCCTTGAGTTGTTCGTATTCCGAATCAACCAGTAGCTTCGCTTCTATTTTCATCTATCTATTACCAATCTATCATGTTAATGTGTGGTACTTGAATGGAATCCACTTGAACACAAGACCAACGCCTTGTTGACGACTCGACCTGAAAACGAGCGCCGATAGATTTCCTATGCCACTCTTCTGTTGAACATAGGGTTCTTTGGATATGATCCATCTTGAAACCCTATTATCGTAGTAATAATATGTGACTGTATTGTCTCTTGGGTTGTAGTGAGACTTGATAAATGATCCAAATGGAGTTATTGCGTCTGTTGTTTGTAACAGAGCACCATCTCTTGCTTTTGTTGGATCTTCCAAATCAAAGAAGGCACGGTTAATTAGTGGGTATTCCGGTTGAACTGGATCTGTTCCGTCTTGGAAAATTACCAGTGCTTTAGGATTGAACCTATTATCACTTGTGCTTGAAGATTGTGTAACGGTATTATCTATACGTGGGGAAACAGAAATGACGCTGGCAGGTAGTGTTCCAATGCCGCGCCCACGTTGACCTATGCTGTCTGTTTCAGAGAATATGAAATCAAACTGTGATGGCGGGTTTTGAATGTAACCAGCGGGTGTTCCAGTTCCTGTTCCATCATAACCGTCAGGCACCCTATCCCCATGCCCAGTGTCTACAATTGGCCCTGCTGTATTACCAAACTGTATGACAGGGTTCAGTGTAGAGATGGAGCTGCCAAAAGGATACGTTCCAGATGATGGTGGAAGTTTGTCCTGATATGGAACGGCATCATGTGGCTGTCTTGCTCCTATAATGTTTGGAGCGTATATCTCTGTGAAGGTTGGGCTAAAGTCTGTACCGTCAGTTGCAAAGAACTTGAAAACAACTGTCTCAAGATTTCTTGGCATAGTAATGGGACCAACAGCCACCAAAGAGGTCACAGAAGGTTCAGAACCATCCAATGTGTAGAAAATGGTGGATGGCTGACTTGGTTCCAATGTTACAGTGGCAGGAATCCCAGCCATGTATTCCATTGGGCTTTTGGTGATGCTGATGCTGATAGTGGCCATTAGGTTTACTTCACAATGTTTAGAAACCGATTACTACGAGGGGTTATCGGCTTAAGCTTCATGCTTTCCCTGTATAACCTATGCGCCACTCGGCGTAGAACCCTGCCAATGACGAAATAGTTTTCATTTCCCGTTGTACGATATAACGAGAAAAATGAATCCGATTGATCCATCATCATTAGCTCAGGGGCATCTATGTGTTTGCGATGAAGTATACCCGCGCACAATACATTAGAGTACAAACCACTTTCACCTACACTCCTCAATATCGTCTCATATTCATCTCTGATCTTCTTGGTTACCTGCATAGGACCCCGTTGATATCTAAACTTCCTCCTTCTTCATAAGAATACACGACGATGCCCATTTAAACGGTTCACTTACGAAAAGTTACAGCAACAAATTCATCCACTTTATCTTGCAAATCTGAAATACTTCCGTTGTTATCAATCACGTAATCGAAATGAGAATCAGGAACATCAAGCAGTTCTTGTTCGCTCCTATGCAAGGCGAACTTGCCATCTAAACCAGAACCGGGGCGCTTTACCCTCAACAGTATTCCACCCTCTTCTCGAATGAGTTTGATCTCATTGACGAACCTGCAATCAGGGATGGTAACTCCTGCATAACCACACTGTGCATCTGGATGAAGCTGTTTCAGACCATATTCAGGAGTGTAAACATAATCTCTTCTACCAGTCAATGGGTGTGGAAGAATTAGCGTCTTTGCTACACGCATGGCGTACCGAGCCCACACATCATTATCAATGGCTCGACCACCCTCAGTCCCAAGATGTTGAAGTATCTTGCGCACTGTCAAGGTTTCATCTGTTCCAGGTATTTTGACTGGAAGAGTTGCCCCTCTAAGGTGTGATGGTCCCCAAAGACACTCTTTGTCAACTCCCCAAACTTCCATCACGAATCTCTTCATTACATCAGCAAGAGATACCTTCTGGTACACGTGCTTGAAGTAAAGGTAATCCGCTATCGTATCCTTGCCAGAACCAGCCAGTCCAGAAATTCCTATGATATTCATGTTTCTCCTCTTACCAAGTATTTACCAAGTGCGCTTCAGAGCCGTCATCAGTTTCCTCAACCAATATAGCACTTGAAAATTTATCTTTCAGATCTTTGTTATGAGTGATAACAAATACAGTGAAATCCTTTTGCCATTTCGCTATCGAGTCAGCAAAAGCCTCTACACCTGACTCATCCAATGCAGAGTCAACCTCATCAAGATTCAGCATCTTGATATCAACGCCAAGGCGCTTCTGTATAACCTTTGACAACCCACGCTTGAAAGCCAAGGCAAGATATACCTGCTGCCCATGAGAAAGCTGTGCGTAGTCTCTGACATCACCAAAACGCCGATACTCAATGTTCAAGTCAGCATCAATCTGAACATCAAACTCTGGACGAATCTCTTTGAGGGCTACGTTCACCTCATACTGAAGGTCATCAAGCACCGTCTGTATGATAAGGGTAGGTATTCCTCTTTGTGAGAATGAATCGGTAACCAATTGCCTGACACGCAACTCCCGCTGGTTCTTTTCAAGCTGCTTGGTAAGATTAGTCAGCTTTTCCTTATCCTCAGTCCGGGTCTTGATCCTTTCTCTGAGAGCGCCTTCACTTATGGTAAGGTTTGTGAGCCTGGACTCGAAAAGCTCAAGACTCTTCTGGAATACATCAATCTCCTCCTGTAGAGAGAAGATTTTGTTATTGATACTGGATACGTTTGACTTTCCTGCCAAATCTTTCAGGCTGTTGAAATGCTCCAAGGCATGGTTCAGTTTGGCATCATCATCTTTCCACTTACTCTCGGCAGCTTCTTTATCCTTGGTAGATTTTTCAAGATGCTTTTGATGCAACATCTTTTCGCTTTCCAAAGACTGTAAAGAACCTTCCTTCAGCTTGATGTTGCTTGCGCGCTCCTTGGCCGCATTCAACTCGGTATCCAGCTTTGTCAGTTTCTTCTGACACTTGGCTAGTGCATCCTCATAGAAAACCAAATCAGACTGTTTCTTATTAATGTCAGCCTGAACATCAGTCTCAACCTTTTTACGGTACTCTTCGGTAATTGACTGATGGCATGACGGACAATTATCACCGTCAGGCAATGACTTCTTTAGCAAACGCATTTCGGCTTTGACTTCGGCAATCAGCTCAGATCCCTTGATACGATCTGCTGACACCTTGTCTTTTTCAGCCTGTATAACCCCAAGATCACGGGTCGGTTGAGACAACAGCTCTTCCAAAATCTTCTGGGTATCTTCTGTCTTCTTGGAAATAAGCCTCAACCCAGTTTCTGAAATCTTAATCTCATCAGAAAGGGCTTTGACAGTTCTATTCTGCTGGCTGATTGATTTGTTCAGCTCAGAGATTACTGCTTCTTGTGCCGCAATCTTGGTATGTATGCTCAAATCATCTGCATTCAATGACAGCTTCAGATTCTCAATAGATGTCTTTCTGTCATTGATTAGTACATTAGTGTCAACAATCTCTTGGCGCTTTTTCTTTACATCATCCTGACATTGCGCCAAATCTTGTGAAGCTTTGGTAATATCAACATCAGGTTCACCGAGCATAGAGATGCTGGTTTCCAAACGCTCTATCTCGCGCTTTACGGGTCTGGCTTTCTTGGCAGCAATCTCTTCCAGTTTTGAATACTGGAGAAGATTTAGCGGCTCCTTAAGTATCTCCTTACGTTTCTTTGGGTCATCAACAGAAGAGATACCAGTAAGATCAGCCTGCCGGAAAAGAACGGAGTATGTAAAAGCCTTATGTGACAGCTTTATAACATCCCGTATCTTGGCATCTGTTGCTGTGGCAGTTCTTTGGGTAATTGAGTTCCAAAGTTTGGTGGCTTGATCCAGCTGATAGAACCGCACATCAGAAGTTCCGGTGGAAGTACGATGGCGATAGATACGATAGATTTCACCTCCCAACAGGAAGTCAAATTCTACTATGGCTTTCTTCTTGCCGTCTTTGACAACTTTATCCAAGCTAGTGGCATGAGATTGGTTATACAGAGCATACTCGATAGCTCTAAACAGTGTGGTCTTTCCTACACCATTAGATACCCTATCGTTTTTGCGGCTCTTACCAACAACCAACACGCTGGTGAGATTTGAACAATCAATCTCACTGAGCTTGTGGTTCATGAAGTTTTTGACATAGATTCTAAGAGGCTTCATGGTTATCTTTCTGTAGGTACTTCTGCTCGTATTCCATGCGGCATTCGTGTGCTAGCGCTTTGAACAACTCACGTTCTTCATCTGACTCAAATATCTCTGACCTTGTCTCTGCCCATTTGTTTATGGCAAAAGACACTTCCATCGTGTTATCAAAAGAATCATCAGCACTAATTTGTATTGGAGAGATTGCTCTTGACTCTGAGATATTGCAAACGTAATGAATATCTAGATTGTTGTAGAGATAAGCCTCTACTTTTTCCCGATTAACATTCTCTACCTCTGGACCGGCCAGGGTAATTTCAAGCCTTACAATCGCCTCTTTGAGAGGGTTTTTCTTGTTGTAAAGGCATATGAAGTTATTTACAAACTCAGTAGAATCCTTGCCAACCGGAACCTCAATCCTGATATGAGCCAGGGTTCTTGTTGGAATGGTTATACCGTAATAGCGTTTCTCTTCCGGCTTTATCAGAACAGCTATCTTGTCATGTTCTGTTTCTGTCCTAGAGAAATCAGATCTGTCCAAACTACCTATATGAGCTATGTGAGGCCGGTCACATAGGACATGTTGATGGTGGATATGTCCCATCCAGACATAATCAAATCCGTCAAAGAACTCGAACGGAACGTGAATCTCGTTCATGGTGTCGCTGATCTCGTCCCCAACGGCAAGCGCACCTTCGAGAGCCATATGACCAATAGCAATTTTCATGTTGCCTTGGTCTAATTTTGAATAAGCTCCCCTGATATCTGTTTCAAGTTTCTTCAGAGCTTCATCGGTATCTTTGGCCTCATACATTCTCTTATCAACATATGGTATGAACACCACTGATAGATTTGGAAAATTGGTGTGTGAGATTCGAGAGAAAACGTTGGCTTTCATCTCTACGGCATCAACCAAATCCAAAGCTGATGCTATGTATCCACCACTGCGCAGGATGTCATGATTACCAGCCACAATGTGTACAATGATTCCGTTGTTCTCGCATTGCTTGAGCCAACGCATGAACATAGAGATTGTAGTAGGGTGTGGCCTTGGCTCCTGATAAACGTCACCAGTCAGGATTAGGTTTGTAACACCATTGTCCTGACAGGTTTTAATTACCCATTGCAGAAGGTTGAACTGGTCTTGAATTCGGCTATTCAGTTTTCCTGGTGAGGCGGGTTTGCCAATTGACACCCCCTTACCCAGGTGAAGATCACCCACTATTAGAAAGTTCATTAATCAATAGTTCCTTCGTCTTATCAAGTCTGTATTTCAAGTCTTTAGAAACCGCTTTGTGTATTGTTGACTTCTTTACCAGATACAGGTCTATCCACCATAGAAGTTTATCTGTTTTGGCTAGCAGATCCGCGTTTGCCTTATTCTCCTGAAGAAACTTATTCAGCCAAGAGGAGAACTCGAAAAGAACACCAGATAGATCATCTTTGTATTCATCAATGGATTCTATTGATGGTGTGTTACCGTAATGGTCTAGAATTGTCTTTGCGACAACGTAACGGGGTAGTCCGTCTTTCAAGGACAGGAACTCCACCCCTCGACCTGATTGTCCACAACCAAGACAAGTAAAATGGTCAGTTAGATAACAGTAACCAAACGATGGTGTTCTTTCGTTGGCACCTTTGTGGGTGGGCAACGGGCATCGAATGTTCACGCTCCAGTTAGGACGCCGGCTATTTCTTAATAGCTTGATTCCATAACCAGCCAGAATATCTATTAGCCTTATCTTTCGATTGGCTTCTTTAACTTGCTCAATTGCATCAGAAGATTCTCCATCATCTGAATTCTTGCGTGAACTAGTTGTTCCGCTAATGGGTCCTGGGATATCTGAATCTTCGAACATAGCTGCCTGTACTGAAGCAAAGAATCACTTTCTTTTTGTTTCGCGGTCAGTATGATCTCTTTGATATCCTCGAAAGATACCGTTTCGGTGTTATTGTTTGCTACCGCTGACACCTGTAACCTCAGCTTCTGTACCTCTCGATCTAAAACCCTTCTGCAACTGTTGTAGATCGTATTCAACTTGATTGAGCCTATCTCTTTGAGTGAGTAATACTTTACACAGGGCACTTATCAGAGTAACAGAACCCATACCGTCTTGTTCTTCGGTCGGATCATTATTCAGATCAATGGCAACTTGGATTAGTTCCTGTCTAATCTCCCTCTCAACATCTAAACCAACCATTCCTTTGTTTTTTGGCAATGTCTTATCATTGCACATCTGAAGGAATCTAGTTACAGCAGAGACGGCTTTCTTTTCCTTATCTTTCTGAAACTCAATTGTTTTATCAACAAGATTATCAAATCTGGAGCGATAATTGGCACGCTCCTCTTTCATCCGCTCCTCATCATCCGCAGAGCGGTTCCTGATTTTCAGACCTTTGGTGGCCACAACTTCGCGTTCTTCTTGGAATGCGATTTTGCCTTGCGGAGGTGGAGACTGTTGAGGTTGAAGAGTTAAAGAGTCCCTATGTCTCAAACGATTGATCATGTCTTTCCTTCTTGCTTTTTCACTCGTCAATTTCAACTTCGATACGATCTTCGCCAGGAACAGTTGGCTCAAAAGGACCAAGGATTCTGTTACCTGTCTTTCTGCGCACAGCCTCAATAAGCTCACTGGCTTGTGTTTCAATCAGATCGGCCATCTCAGCGGCATCAGCTGTCCTGTTGAAATAGTCCTGGGCCCTCATTGCTGCTGCCCACAACAGAGTCTGAACATCATCCTCAAGTTGCGTCTGAGAGTAGGTGTATTCCTCATTGTCCTCTCTAACCGGGGTAACTCCAATTTGGGTAGAAAGGCTTGAAGCAACTTTGGTCAAGCCTTGGAAATCTGCTTCTTCTGCTTGTGAAACCAGTCTTGCTAGCAATGTTGTAGAAATCGTTCTCATCGTGGTGTCTCCTTAGTAATTTTCGCTGCCAGCCTGCATTTCATTGACGGGCGTCCAACCATAATTGAAAGAGCTTCTGTCTTTGGGGCTGATATACTTTTCTCTTGGGTGGTCTGTCTTGCTGTCAAAACGGAATTGAATTGGAGGTTTGTTTGACTCAAATTGACCAGATAACACTGACTTCAATATGCCCCACAACTTCTCCCTACGCCTAAGCCTCTCTTGACGCTTAACCCTCTCTTCTTCCTGACTAAACTCAACATCACCCATAGCTCAATACCGGTTTATGCTCAGCATTCCCCTATCCTCTGACATAGGATATCGATATCGGTTTGTATTCTGCTTGGGGTCTTATATGCCTTCAACAGCATGGCCTCACACTTATTGAATTCCTTGGACTTGGCTTCAACCTTCTTCACAACGTTCTTAGGAACCTTGGAAATGACTTGGTTGTTCCAACCGTTTTCTTCCAAGTAGTGCTGTAGCTCTTCCATTTCCATTGCTGAGAAATAAAGATCTATTACCTTTGGATGTATAAATTGAAACCTCATCTAAAACCTTAATATTTGCGAGATCTTACGTCTTGAAGATTTGTAACCTTCTTTCTGCTTTGAAGCTCTGGTTGCCCTTTAATCACAAAAGAAATCTGCTCAGAATCAACGGGAGGCTTTTTAGTTTGCTCTTCTGATATGAGTATCAGTTTTGCATACAGACCACACGGCTTGTGCATCTGCATAAACCGCTCATACATATGGTACTGGTGGTCAGTCCAAAGCCTTCTTACTTTCTGATCAAATTTCTCTTGCAGATTGTATACAAGGTGCCGGATAGCATTCTGGTCCAGCATTGACCTATCAAATAGCTTCACGCTATCAAGATAGTCCATCACACCATGAAAGTTAGTTAATGAATCATCCAATTTGAGAATACGATTTTCCACCGATGAGCATAGAACGAAATTATTCTCCGTTCGCCCATAGCAACCTAGTACCAAATAAGCACTTTCCTCTGAGTTCGGTGTCAAGCGTCATCTCTTTATTGGTCCTGCGATTCATTCTTACTGTAATGGTTTTGGAACAAGCTTGATCGTTGTGTAACGAGAAGCCTGCCCAAGCTCGAACATCAAATTCTTCAGCTCCTTCTCCTTGAGCTTGACCTTCATAAGGGTCTCCTCCAGGGCCGGCAGGACAGCAGTTGACTTCAAAAGTACGTATACAGTATCTGGGTCCTGTATAATCTCACGCTTACAGTACATATGTACTTCCTGATCGGCCAAGGCAAAAATCTCCAATGGAAGATTCTTGATCTTGTTCCAAATCACATCTGACTGACGAACTTCTTCAGCTGCTGCCGCTGCCGGTGTTGCCACTTCATCTTTCTCTGTCTTTCTGGTCATATCTTTCCTTATGCTGCCTGGTCTTTTACCAAATCCTTGATCGCCTTGCGCAATGCTTCGATTTTAACCACGCCTACTATACGGGCGGTTTCCTCACCGTCCCTAAACAATATAACAGTTGGTACGCTCCTGATCTTGTAATCTTTTGCAAGATCTGGGTTGTCATCAACATCAACCTTCATGAATCTCACATTAGCAAACTCTGCTTCAACGTTATGTAGTGTTTTTTCTACTAGTTTGCATGGGTTGCACCACGTAGCTCCAAACTTTACCAAACTGAATCCCTTTTTGATGTCATCGAGCATGTTTTCTCCTTAGAATCGTATTTCTGCTATTTCAAATAGACGTGTACGATAACGATGGAGGTAAATTTCTCTATCGTTTTAAGGTGTGTTGAGATTAGGTAGAAACAGCCTGCTCCTTGCGCATTTTCTCAAAAGCCTCATGTATTGCCTTTTTCATCTCTTCCGAAACTTCTTGAGCAATCTTTCCTAAGCCTTCTTCTGTAACAACCCCATTGGCTACCAGTATCCTTTCCAAGGTTGTAATCCGCAAAACCAACCCAGCAATTGCATGTCCTTGCCGGTCAAACAAACTGTTAATGTCCTCTGCTTTCATCTTCAACTTCCTTCTACTAGATACCAACAAACGCCCATATTTTTGCCAAAACGGGAAACTCACATGGTTACGCTAACTTGTGGTTCCGTTATTTTGACAATGCGACATCTGAAAGTAAAACACCTTCAAGATGTCCCAGCTCATGCTGAATAACCACAGCGGTGAACTCTGTTGCAACAAATTTATGAGGCAAAACAAGATTACCATCTACAACTATCTCTCTAAAGCGTTTGGTTCTTTCATATCTACCAGGAAAAGACAAGCACCCTTCGCCATCAAAGTCAAACTCGTTATAGCGTTGGATAATCTTGGCATTTACAAGGTCAATCTTCAGAACATTATCAATGCGAACAATTGCCATGGTCTTGGCAATTCCTATCTGAGGAGCCGCAATCCCAACACCAGGGGCGTTGCGTTTGGCTGACCATGCAAGAGCCTCTTCTAACTTCCTCCTCAAATCATCCACTTCATCGGGCAAAACCGGTTCGCATTTCACCCTAAGCAACTGCTCATCTGTGATAATCATCAGAATTAGCTTTCTTGACTCTTGCGAATCAGCGTAACTGTCAGCATCTTGCCAGACATCACAGGATCAGCATCAAAAGCAGAGTCATTAAGCATGCTGCCAAACTTACGAAGCGTATCAAAACCAATCTCCTTATGGGAAAGCTCACGTCCCCTGAACACAATCGTCACTTTGATACGATTGCCCTCATCCAAAAACTCCTGCATCTGCTTGGCTTTGATCATCAAATCATTGTCACCAGTGTTGGGACGGAACTTGATCTCCTTGATCTTGACAGCATGTTCGCGCTGCTTCTTCTTCAACACCTTGTCTTTCTTGTCCTGCTCATACTTGAACTTCCCAAAATCCAAGATTTTACAAATAGGAGGATTTCCATTCCTGGCGGGAGATACCATAACCAAATCCATACCGTTAGCCTGAGCTAACGCTATTGCATCACGAATAGGAATAGACCCAATGTTCTTTTCCTGGTGATCGATGCAAATCACATCTGTGGCACGAATCTGGTAGTTTGTGAAATACCTCATCGTGTTGTTCTTATTGTTGAAACTATTCTTCTGAAATGACGGTCTGTTATCCAATTTGTTTTCTCCTTAGCTTGTTGCAATTATTTTGCCGTTAAAACGACGAGAGGGGATTGAAAGAAGTTCCTTCATGAGAAACGGGTAACGCCTCTCAAGCTCCTTCAATCCCCTCTGTAAACCCCTGGTAACTGGTATGTTACCAATGTACAGCGTGCCAACCTTCAACTCTTCGTCCATGATACGAAAGAGTTCTGCATAGGTATTCATAGCGATTACCAATGCAACTTCTCGCTTGCTTAGATTCTGAACAAATTCCTTCTGAACAATGCAAATTCCATCTCCGCATTGTAGGAAAAAATCTTTCGTTCTATCCAAGATCAATTTCGATGATTCCGCTGTTGCCATTCAAATCTATCTCTTCCCGGCCTCGACGCTGTTCCTGCTGGGCTTTATGTTCCATGGAAGCTATCCAAAACAGGTAATCGTCTTCAACATACGCAACCTCTTGCTCGAATTTCTTTTCGTTATCCATGAAACCTCCAGTTGGACCGTTTAGTTTAATGCCGTATCATGCAGGTCTATATCCGCTTCGTATAACTTTCTTTCAAAGCGCTCAACAATATTCATTTCATCATCTGATAAAGATGCTTCAACAATAAGATAACCACATAACTGATACACTTTTCTTACCTTGCCAGATATACGTTCAAGCATCTGGTCAAGAATGTAAATCCAAGCTTCTGGTATGTCAGTAAAGCTAATGGATGGATAGTGTGCTTTTAATACTGCCAGTTCTTCTGAATCAAAATCATGTCTTTTTTGAAATTCACTAGCTATCATGTTGATAGTTCCTTTTCAATGTTTCTGAAAATTCCTTGAATCTTTCTGGTGAGGTTCTGTTTCGTCCTATGTTAGCAGCAAAACACGCCAACACAACGTTTCCTTTTACATACCCAACATCTGGATTCAAACGATCAAGTGACGGCTGCTGAGGGTCTTTTCTCTTTGACGATCTGATCATCTCTACACCGAACCAGTAACACTTTCCGTTTTGCTTCTCATACAAATGAAGAATGTATTCAGGTGTAATGTCACATTCAAATCCTCTGCTCTTACACGAATTGTACAACCTCTTGTGCCAGCTTTTTACCCAATACTCCGAACTCTTAGATTTTTTACATTGTTTTACATTCATTTACGCCCTTAAACAAGTTGCCAATCTATAGGACCCTTTCCATAGCTCTCAAGTATGTGGTTGATTTTTGAGAATGGTTTTGATCCAAAGAATCCAGTATGAGCGCTAAGAGGAGAAGGATGAGGTGCAATTAGAACCTCATTCTTATCAGCATCAATGAAACCCTGAAGCCTCTGCGCCGGCTTTCCCCAAAGCACGAAAACGCACTGTCCCCGATTGCTTAGTTCGGTTACAGCACGTTCCGTAATTCTTTCCCAGCCCTTGTTTTTGTGGGATAATGGCTCACCACGCCTGACAGTAAGGATTGTATTCAACAAGAATACCCCTTGATTGGCCCAGGCTGTCAGGTTTCCGTGAGAAGGCCTTTTCCAACCATCAATATCCGCCTCAAGCTCCTTGAAGATATTGGCCAACGAAGGAGGCGGCGGAGTAGGGGGCAACACACTGAAAGATAATCCGTGTGCTTGATTTGGCTGATGATATGGATCCTGTCCCACAATAACTACTTTGACATCATCGAACGGCAAATTGAAAGCGTTGAATACATTCTCAGCTGATGGGAATATCTCATGCTTTACCCTTTCACTTGCAAGAAAAGATAACAGGTCAGAGAACGATGATGAACTAAACTCTTCGGAAAGAATAGGTTCCCAAGACGGATGCATATCTGTCAATGCAAACGCCTAAGGAACCTCGACCAGAATCTATTGCTGAAAGCGTTTCTTCATCACAGCAATCGCATCAGGGTTGCTATCAATCAGACAGCAATCACGCCCAAGCTCCTCGGCAGCGGCTCCGAAACTACCGGAACCAGCAAAAAAATCGAGCAGCTTGTCTCCTGGGCTTGAATGTATGTTGACTATTCTACGCAGAATTCCGAGAGGTTTTTGTGTTGGGTAACCTGTCTTTTCTTTTCCGTTGGTTGGTACAATTGTATGCCACCAACAATTACCACACACCACTGGATGACCATTACGTCTCACCACCAATGTGTGATATGGCTCAACAGTGGCACAGTAAACATACCCCTCATACTTTACCACAGATAAATGGCGGTCTCTCCAAATACTACTTTCGCGAGCCACTCGTCGGTACACAGTGTACTTTGGGTAATTGGAATGAAAGACCTTTCTGTGGTAAATTCTATCTGGTGCTGGTGCTGTAACTGTTATTGAGCTATTATAACCAAGCTTAAATAAAAGCTCTTGAACCTGATCTGCTAAAACAGGTGATGTTGTAAAATAGGAAATCTGATCTTGGTTGTTTTCATCACCATCAACTATACAACCATCACCACCAACCAGCCCATTATACAGCGCCTGTAAATACGGACGATCTAGCTCAAGAAACTCTTTTGGTATGTGTTTTCCATAAGATGAACCAAGTTTTTCTAAATATGATGCTAATATCTTACCTGATACAATGTAACTATTACCGTTATAATGCCATCTAAAACCCAAACGATTCAAAAGATGTTCTATCCTGGATCTTTGATCTGTTTTTGTTTGAGCTATACAAGTTTCATATTTCATCTCAGCGCGTCTGTTTTGTTTCTTTCTTTGAACATTTCTTATTGTTACATTACCCTCGGCAATATACCATCCAAGAAATTCGCACCAATCAATCATGTTTAGATTGTCGAATTTTTTTGTTTTCTTAGAGCTGTCTTTTGGTAGATAATATGTGTTCTGAATTTTTCCAACCCAACAAACTTTATTCAATAGATTGAAATATTGTGAAGAATCAAGATCAGAAGCACGAACAAAACAATACGTGTCGTCGTGTTTCTTTTTTACGTACATATTGTGGTTAGTAGTTACCAACAAATCTACTGTTTTAGATTTGATTTTAACCATATCTCCATTATGGTATCTTTTATGTAAGGCCGTAGGTTTAGTGTAAATCAAACTGTTTTCTGGTGAAACTGAGGCAAGCTCATCATCTAGTGTCACCGTAGAAAATCTTTTCCAGCCTTGTCTGGTTAGAACATCAGTGTCGTCTGAGTAGCAATCAGTCAAGGTTTTACCACGTTCAGCTTTCTCTTTCCCAACCAATCCTGGGGCCATGTACGGTATACGTTCCATCTCATCAAAATGGAATGTATAATTCTCTGGGTCTTTTGCATACCAAAGAATATTGTCATGTTTGGCTGACCATTTGGTTTTGCTTCTGCCACCGTAGTCATAGGCCCAGATGATTTCGTTCATGAAAGAATCACGTCCGAATATCTCATCTGTCCATACTTTGACGTAATGAACTTCACGCCAGTCCAAATGGATAAAGAGGCTTCCGTTATCGGTTAGGATACGGTGAGCCTCTTTAATTCTTGGAACTATGAAATCCTTGTAGCTCTCAAACGAGTCCTTGTAGCCAAGGTCTCCACGCTTCTGTGTTTTTCCGGTGTTGTATGGAGGGTCTATGTAGATAAGTGAAAAAGATTTGTCATCAAGTGTTTTTAGAACTTCAAGGTTATCACCCTCGATTATCTGGATTGACATGTATCTTATCTTTCTTTATGATGCGTCCCATTTTGGAAGAATTTCAGCCGTAACTGGTGTTTTATTTGCAGGATCAAGCTTCATAGATCCAGCTGCCAAAGCTTGCTTCAGCAAACCAGGAAGCGTTGTCTTGATGTCATTAATCCACTTTTGCCAGATTCCTTCTTTCATCATTGACTCTGGGCCAATACCTGTCCCAAGCGTTACTGATGTTGTGAAGTTTCCATCAGCCGTAACTGTGACGCGTATGTTGTAGTTGCCCTCTATCTGAGCATATCTATTAGCATCGACATCTGTTAGTTTTCCACCGTTTTTCTGAGCCCTGGCCATCAAAGCATCTATTTCAGCTTTACGAGCGCCCCAAGATCTACCACATGGTGTCATGCCATTTATAGCTAGCGTTGTAGCGTCCATTACCTCCATTTTGTCCAGGGCAGTTACAACGTGACCATTGTAAAACTCATTGTCCGCTGTCTTCAACAGCGCATAAGCCTCTTTGAACATCTTGGCAATATATTGTGAAGCTCTCTTATCCATGCTAATTCTCCAAAACGAATCTCAAACTCATTCCGGATTATTACCATGATATTCGGCTGAATATTAATCAACAACAGAGGCTATGAACCCAGGACTCTCAAACAGTTCCTTGTCAACCTGTTCTCCAAGCAAGAAATACTTCTCAACATACACGCCACGATCTAAACCAACCATGGCCGGACCATGCTCATTATGGTAAAATCCATGAATTTGGTATGTCTTGAATGAAACATTACCAAAGCTGTCATACCTGATGTAGGCTGGTCCGTGGTTGTGGTGCAGGACATGATATGGAACCTTGTACATCAACGATTCCATATCATAAGCCCAATACTCAACCCTTAAACTGTGCTCGATACGCTCCCTACAGAGGGTTTCTCGCAGCTCCTTCAGACGCTCTTTTCTCAGCATACGCAATTCATGCTTGGGTATGCTAAGACCTACATCTATGACAAGCAGATCATCCTGTTGATCCGAATCCGCCAAGTCCACGCTTACCTCCACGCTCTTTGCATAGCTTGTCAAAATCTTCCTTGGAAATACAGGACATAATTGCCTCTATTCTGCGTACCGGAATGATCTGCCCAAGCCTCTCTCCCTTTTTGATTTCGAGCTTATGATTAATATCAATTGATGATTCAGATGGAATATAAGTAGCGGCCAACATTATTTCGTTTTCGTAACCTTCATCAATCACGCCATACAGACAATGAAGATTCTTTTTGGCCATTGTGGAGGAGCGTGGCCGAAGCTCAAGCCACCATCCCTCTGGAGCAAAACACCTGATACCAAGCCTTATTGGTTTGGTCTGAAAGGAGGTAAAGACATAATCCTCAGCTGCTTTTACATCCCAACCAGTATCAGTTGACGTAGCCTTCTGCGGAAGAAAACTCTCATCAACATCATCAGTCATACAGAACTGAAACTCAGGGCTTTCCATATCATACACCTCTTCTTCAGAGTCAGACCAAAGATCAGATAATACCTCAAGCAGTCCCATATCAATGCTCCGTGGCAATGCTTTCTTCCATCTGGTCCGCCCAAGATGCTAGAATTTTAGACAGTCTACGAAGGTCATCTGGCTGTTCAACGCCAATTGAGAATGATGAAAATACTCCATTCTCATAATCTGCGTTTTCAATATCAAGCACAGCATGATGAAAAGTACCTTCATCATCCTCTGATTCAATAACTTCAAGAGCAATTATGGCATGGCTGTCAACTACAAGTTCATCAGCCAAACGCAAAACACTTTCTTCATTCTCAGACATTTTCTTTTCTTTCTTCTTGTGACAAGATGTCTTTTTCTAAAGCTGCAATCAACTCTTCTACTGCCAGGTCTTTAGATGCCTTTTCAATCATCTGTCTGGTGGCAGCTTCGATAGCGGTATTACGTCTCGCAACTTTTATCAGCGCCTCGGAGACTTCTCGATACTCTTCGAACTGACCTGAGGTATTATTACCCTTACCAAATTTGCTATGGAAATCACGATGATGGAAAGTACACAAGGTGACGCCATTTTCCACCTCATATCTCTCATCTATATGATCGTTCCAACTATTCAAATGGTGACTATTCAATTCACCACGCCGTCCACAAATCACACAGCTGTAATGATCCCTGCGTTTGACTTCTTGAGCCCAACGTATGTAATTGTAATCATCGAATCGCTCGAATATAGCCATCATCAACCGTTGAGAAGTTTTATGATCTTCTGCAAACGGCTTTCGGGGTCTTCGTCGAATCTAGCAATGCTTACAATATCACCAAGAATATCAGCAGCATCCTTGAATGAATCATATGCCGTTTTAGATGAACACGAAGCACAAACATGAATTGCTGTCTTCAGACCACTAAGCTGTATGGTGCTAAGAGCTTTTCTTTCAAACTCTCCACCACACGCCTGACAGTTTACTGAAACCAAATCTTCAAAGTAATTGACCATATGTTCACCATTGGACCATTTTACATATACCAAGCTAGTGATATATCGTTACGGCTCAATCTTGTTGAAATTCTCAAAGTATTTCTTGTCAGGTTTGATTAGTTTGCTCTCATTTTCAGAGATCATCACTACAATCAATCCCGTACCATCCATCATTTCTAATGAGTGAATAAACGAATCGTAATTCCTTCTTACGAAAGAAATGCCAGCATCGCTACGATCTTCTCCACAAACAAGTCTTGATATTCCAGATTGTATGATGCCCCTGGTACAGTCAGGACATGGAAAGTGTGTTGAAAACATCCAACAGTCATCTAATGATACGCCAATTCTAGTAGCGTTGTATATGGCGTTTCTTTCAGCGTGTTCGGTGTAAAAATACTTCAGAGGACGTTCTTTGTATTCAACGATTGAATCATCGAATTTACGAGGAAATCCATTATAGCCAACGGTTCTAATTTCGCGATTGACAGGACCAATAACAACAGCACCTACTTTTGTGCTATCATCTTTTGACCAAGAACCAACCTCCTTAGCTAGTTTTGCAAATCTCCTATACCATTTCAGGTCCATTATTCCCTCTCAAATTTCAACTCATCCAATATGTGTGATGAGTTTGTAACACGGATAGCGTTAGGGAAATAACCTTCCCATTCTTTGTGTACATTCTGTAGCAGAGAGTATTCCAAAGCGAGATAATCCGAAGGAATCTCTGGCTTCCTTAGAAGTTTCAAACCAGCTTCATCAGGGGTTCTGTCAGCTTTCTTTGCATTTACATCCAACGAAGCGGCCACACAGTTTTCCCAGCAGCTCGTACCGCCGCGTGACTTTGGAATCACATGGTCAACCGTAAGCTTTGAAGGTGGAAGTAGAACACCTGTATACTGGCAACGATAACCATCTCTTCTGAAGACTCCCTTGAAATTGAATCTTGCTACCAACGGTCTACGACGTACATACCCTTTCAACCTGATGATTGCAGGATAGTCATTGCTGTCATGAAAAGGCACACCCTTCCACTCAGAGATGATTTCAACCTTGTCAGTGCAAACAAGCTTGACCATCTTCCGAAAGCCAATGAAAGAAATTGGTCTGTATACCTTATCAAGAAGTAGAGTCTTCATTATTTTCTTGCTCTTCTGGTTTTAGCAGTTTCTCTAAACTTACTCTTATATCCTCGTCTTTGGTGTTCGGGGCTTCATTTCCAATACAAGTCCACTGATTTCTATCTCTTCTTGCAAAGATTTCAAGCTTGTTGGAACCTGGAAACATCAAATCCAAAGCATTCTGCAAATCTTCTGGTTTGGTTGAGTGCTTTGTTGCCGGAGATAAACTCACTGACCTTTGTGATTTGTTCTGTAGATGCCTGTATATCTTGCCGCGAGTTCCTATTATGGCAATTTCGTGGGTCTGGCGGTAAATGCGACCCATACCAAATGCTAAAATAGCATTGGCATTAAATAGCTTTGGTAACCCTTGTTTGATTGTATCTTTGATATCAGAGATTGCTCTTGAAGTAAAAAACTTTCCAGAGCTATCCTTGAACTCATCGATTAGGTTGCCAATAAGGTCAGATGTAATATCCTGTTTTGTCTTGACCCAAATGTATGTCTGCTTGAAATCAAAACCCCAAGCCTTCATGACATCAAGCCCCTCGGGAAGAAGGGATGAAGGAACCCACATCACAAGCAAAGACTCATCTTCAGCTATTTTCGATACAGGTAAACTCTTCAAATCTGCAATAGACAATGTAGAGTAGTTTGCTGCCGCTCCGCGCTTCACATCATTCATGGTCAAAGAATCAGAAAAACCCCACGGACAGTCTGCTACAATTACCCTAAATTTCATTCTGCGCTACCTTTCTATTAGCAACAAGAGCTTCTGCTATTTTGTACATTCGATCATCATCACCATTAGACCTAAAAATATTTACCTGGTTAAGTACAAACCTAACATTATCTTTTGTATATCCTCCGTCATGTTTTATCCTATCAAGAGATATTGAATCTAGCTGAAATCCTTGATATTTTTCATCAATATTTGACTTGACAGATCTCATCGGAAGTCTAGTAAGCTCACATTTCCAATCTATTTTAACTAGACGCTCCAAAAGATAATCCTTAGTCAAATCAAATGGCAAATTTTCCTTTTTGCAAAGGTGTTTCTTGCGTCTAAGAATTTCTGCAACAACACCCTCTGGTGTCATTGTACGATAATGCAAAACATTATTTTGCTCACATATGCGACATACTGAATTCAACCAATTACCTCCTCTTCGCCTTGTTCTAAAAGAAGCAACATCTTTCATATGATTACAATTATTGCATCTTTTCTGTGTTCTATCATCATTGTATTCGCATTTCTTCTGGTTTACATAACCAGAACAAATATGACAACCGCTAGATGAATCAATCCTGTCTTGAAGAGTGGCAATCCAAGTGTGACCAAGATCACATGTCCACTTTACTTTCTGCTTACGCTTGATACTATCAAACTCAAATGTGTTTTCGGTAGAGAAACTTCTCCTGAAATCTTCTTTGTTTTGTTTATCCATACCATTCTGTCAAGATATTCCATGGAGGATCAGCAACAATCACACGAAATTTCATGTTTCAGTTCCAATCTTACTGATCTTATCTAGAAGAAACTCAACCTTCACAGTGACAAGCTCAGAAGCATACTTATCCATTTCCTGTTGCTTCTTGATGAACTGTTTGCGAAGGTTGAACTTCTTTACCAAATCTTTTAGAGAGTATTTTTCTCTTGGTTTCTTTAGGTCATGATTCAATGACTCGCTAAGAGTCTCAATCGGCATTGAGAAAAACCAATTGCTGATTTTTGAATCATCACCACCCAATCTTAAGCTATCGTGTTCTTTGATGATGCTTTGAGCTTGTTTGGCTAATTGTTTGACTTGCTTTTCTAGCTTCTTGATTGGTTTTGGGTAGTCTATCTTAGTTTTCTTGGACTTCATATCCAAGACTCCTAAGACATTCAGCTGTCATATTACGATACGTCATATGACCTTTGTTTTCCCAAGAAAGCAGAGTATCACCATCTTCAAGACCAATGATCTTGAACACAGAGTCACCGGAAACTGATGCCTCTTTTACCTTATGAGCAAAATCATCAAGAGTCTTTTTATATGAAGTTCTGAAATCAGAACCAGCAGCTTCAAGCTTCTCCTTATCATCACCGGCAGCTTTCCTAGCCTTGTGATAATCCCAGTAAGCATCACCAGGAGAAAGTGCATGGTATGCAAAATCGCACTCGTATCCCTTGTCAGCCAATAGGGTTTTCGGCTTGGAAGGAGAGATACCAATCTTGCGACCGGGGCCATGGTTCTCGGGCTCGAAATATGATGCGAGATATATTTTCATGTCTTTAACCTCGAAAGGCGGGGGCGAAATACCCCCGCCTTTCTTGGACGGTCTGTTATGCGTTTGCTCGACCCTATTCTTCTATGCGCTCTCTAATTTTCTCTGCCAATGTCCTCAGCTCATCCAAAGCGTTGACCACATCACTTGATAGAGCGCTTATCTCTTCAAGAGTTGTATCAACCTCCTCGAATATGCATTCCATTTCATTGACATACTGATCAAGATCTTCGCGGATGTAATCATCAGCTGCAATCTTTTCTCTCACGAACTGCGCAGAAGTCTTTCTCGGTGCCGCTGCTACTACTGTTCTATTTGAGTATCGATATCGTGCCATGGTGCAAATCACCACCTTTCTAATGGTCAACATTACCCGATAGGTAATGGGTTTAGCTCCATCGGTTTAGTTGATGGAGGTACATCTATGTTGTATGTTGCCTCAATGGGGGCAGCATTTGTATCAGCTGGAAATCTTTTTGTCACATGAACTGAATATGTGCCAGGAGAAAGGGCCGCTGACCATCTGCCGGATGTATTGGTTCTAGATTGCTTTACAACCAAGCCGGAAGAATCTGTAATCTCTACGTTAGCCAAAAACAAAGGACTTCCATCTGACTTCTGTAAAACTTGTGAAATGGTTGCCTTTGGCCCGTTCTTGACTGCTGGTGTGCGTTGGCCTCTCTGAAAACCCACGCGTACCGATGTCTCTGTCAGTTCATTGGGGTCTGAAGAGGATTCATTTTTGAACCCTACAATACTTGGTCCCTGTGACTCCTCTTCCTCGACCTCTATTCCATGTGCAGCAGCGAATTCAGAGAACTTATTTGTTTTGGCCCTATTATCAAAGTTCTCTTTGTTAATGACGCTTAGCTTATCTTGTGATTGGATTTTGAGCGGAGCAACTTGATTTATTGTAACGCTAGATTGAACTGTTGGTGGAACCTGCTGTGCTGGTGTTCCAAGTGAATTCAACCTTGACAAAATAAGCTTTACGTTGTTGTCAACGTTCTTGTAATACCTGATAAGTAAATCAACCTTATCACTCAGGTCAGCCAAAATTTCGGTGGCTGGCTTCTTGTCATCTTTAGCGTCACTCATTGCTCAATATCTCTTCATACCCAAAATCGTATGTCTTAAAGCCCTTTCTATTTACTGCAAGGATTATCTCTTTACCCTCAGCTATAACTCCGAATATACCTGTCTCTTGAAGCTGTTCAACGCCATCTTCGTTTTTTTCATATGGCGCTGATAATTCTCTTGCAGCATGAACCCAAGCAACCAAAGGCACGGCAGTCCCATCATCAAATATAGCACACCAACCGGTTGCCGATAGTAATGACCAAACTTGTGCGTTTAGTGTATGTTTAATGTAACCCATACTTTTTTACTCTCCTATTACAATACCAAATTCGATTGACAACCGCTTCAGTATAGTAACATCTCTAAGATCAACCCCACGATTCAAGAGAAGATCGCTTATGACCTCTTTCGCCTCATCTTCGGTATAAACCCGTACAATCGGACGGTTATTGACAAGTACAGTCATCTGACCTTCTGCCATCAAAGGAACTTCAACAATTGGATGTTGAGGTTTCTTCATCTCATCCGTCAGTGGTTTCTGCTTTGGTGCCGGAGCCGCAACTTCTTCTACCGGTTTCTCGTGACTCGTTTCAGAAGACTCCTCAGAAGATAGTTCCATCTCCCGTTGGTCTATCTCAAACTTCATATCACCAAGAATCTCATTCAGTATAAGCCCAACGCTAGCCTGCTCAGCTGCTGGGATCTTGGTTATCTTGCTGTATACAGAAGCGATTGGACCACGCTCATCAAAAAGATTCTTCTTGAAAACAACGAAGTCACTAAACTTGTCAATACTTGGGATAAGATGACTAACACTATCCTTAAGTGACTTCATCCTGTCAATGAGAGGGTTTGATATCGCTGTCTCAGTTAATGGATTAGCACCCTGAGCCGCTTCGACATCAACATACTCATTGTTGTCAATGACCTGCGGTGCGGCCCCGGTGACCTTGTCATCATACCAAAGATGATCATCACTCATTCCAACATTGACAAAACTGTCTGTTGGTATCTGGGCCGAAGCTGTTGGCAGTCCGCGCTTCTTGCTTCCAAACTTTACCTTAGAAGGTTCTGTTGCAGCTTTTACCACAACAGTTTTAGATGAGATAGGATCTGGTGGTAGAACTTTTTTCTCAGGTGCTTTAGGCACCTTTGGCATACCAGCCTTATCATGCAAAAGGGACCTTCCACCTTCTGCCGGCTCTATTCCGAGCTGCTGATACTCAGGAACTCTTGTAACTTGTTTCTTAGACATCTAACATCTCCTGAGCCCTACGTTCTTCTTTGGTAAGCTTGCTCTGAAGACGCTTCTTCTGAATCCTGTCCCACTCGCCACTCTTGATAAGACGATCTCTCATCTCGGCAATCATTCGCCTCTCAGTAGCCTCACGCTGCTTGCGGCGCTTCTTGATGCTAGGCTTTTCAAACATGGACTTCTCTTTGAGCTGTCCAACTACACGCTCTTTCTGAAAAAGAGCCTTAAACTTACGGAACGCATACTCAAAATCTTCTCGGCTCGGCCCATCAACCACCACCTCTATTGGGCGAACCTTCGAATGATCAAACTCAGGCGGGGAAACTCTATTCAATTCTCTGTACGTCTTGTATACCGATTTCATATTAAAAACCATCCTCTCCATCAATCTCGTCAGTAATGTCCCTGTTCTTATTTGAGAAGTTACTATCACCCTTTGTTTTGTCAGATACAACCTGCTCCAGAGCTTTTCCAATGTCTTGTTCATTTGGAATTTCTCGACCAGAATGTATCGCCAAGTACACAGAGTTGAAGTATAACTCCTGAAGATGAGCGAACGTCAACTTCCTTTTTACAGTCTTCTTAGAGATCGATTCAATCTTCTTATCAGACAATATATCACCAAAATACTTGGCCAAATACTTTTTACTCAGCTCAAGGTTTGGTAATGGGAACTCAAAAAACCTATCAAATCGTCTTGGACGACTCTTTAGGTTATCCTCCATATGTGAGAAATCATTTCCGGTAGCAATGGTAAATATGCCGTCACGGTTCTGCACACCATCCATCAGCTGCAAAAAGTGACTCATATCAATGTGCTTTATCAGCTCCTGCAAGTCCTCAAAGTACAACAAGGACGGTGCATGATCTGTTGCGTATTGAAAAGCCTCTTCCAGCAACTCATCTGGAGAATCAGATCCAAGCTGAATGGTTACCGGCTTGAATTCCTTGTAGACACCCATTGCAACTTTGAGTGCAGTTGTCTTGCCAGTTCCACGAGCACCCCAGAAAACACAACCGGTCTTCCAAGACACCTTCATCTTATGATAGATGTCCTTTGACTTAAGGAAACCTTCTATTGTGCTTATGATTGACTGTTTCAGATTCTCATCAAGACAAATATCATCCCATGTCATATCTGGGTTGTATGGGATCGCATCCCCACCAATGACTTCTATCTCAAAAGAATTGCGCTCACGCTGCTTCTGCCACTCGGTGAATTGATTCCTGAAACTGAGATACTTGTCGAAAGTATCACGCTTCACAATAACAAAATAGCTTACCTCATCTTCGTTTTGATTTCCCTTGTGAAAAAGGGCACAGTGATAAAACGAGAAATCATTGATGGTGATCTTCCAAATCCCAGTGGCAAGAAACACCTCGGTCTTGTGTGGTGTCTGCCAGGAAGTTAGGGCGTCTGTGTGGAGCGATAAGGGTTTAGCTCCAACCTCTTCACAGAATCGCAAGAAGGATCCATCCATAGAGATCTTGTTATGGATGAACGTATCGTATTCATAAGGATTCTCATCACGCTGATATTGTAGGCACATTTTCTTTGCCCACTCCATCAAATCAATGAGGCTTTCCTTTGGTCTTGGCTCTACATGTTCAGAATAGCCATTGGATATTAACTTAAGCCTGTCACCTGTAAGCTCTTCTTGCTTGGAGATTTCCTTGTCTGACAAGTAAACCATTTCAATAGTTCTTTCTATTTGTAGTGAATTTGGTATAGTTTTTCGGTGTGCCAATGAAAACAGATATGTAATCTGTGGTAAGTAAGAAGCTCTTTTTTATTGTTGGCACCTTTTCTGACATCAGAGAATTACGACTAGCAATAGGCAGGTCTAATATCTTCTCCAGATGACGAAAAGCTCTATGAGTCATTTCTTTAAAACCTTTTCTACCTTATTGCTATACTTGGGCGGAGTTATCTTCTCTGGATTCGCCCAATTTACTTCTGCACCCTCTGGCAAGTTCTCGACATGTTTACAGTTCGGATATCCCATGCACGCCAACTTCACGACATCATTGAACAATGTGGCGAACAGCTCGTTGTTGCACTTAGGACATTTCTTACCAAAAGGAACCTTTCTTTTTCCTAAGCACTTGGGATATCTAGAACATGAATAGAAAGGTCCAAACCTTCCATCTGTTCTAAGAACCATTCCAGAATCGCAATCAGGACATTTTATAGATTCATCAGCCTGTGGCTTTGTATCTCTTCTAGTAACAACACCATTGTCTATAGATATTCCAATGATTGTTTTACACTCAGGATACTTTACACATCCGGCAAAGAAACCGAAACTTGACTTACGGACAACCATGGAGTCTCCGCAGATTGGACAAGGGAAATCCAAAACCTGACCCTGAGACCCACGAGCCTTATGAAATTCCTTCTTGAATTCATTGAAGAATTCAGTCAGCATCTCAACATAGTCAAGCTTTCCCTCTGCCATTTTATCAAGCTTCTTCTCCATATGGGCTGTATACTTGTAGTCCATAAAAGAGAAAAACTTCATCAACTCATCAGATACCTTTCGACCAAGGTCTGTTGGCTGAAAACCTTTGGCGGTTTTCACAACATACTTTCGATTGGCTATTCTGGCGATGATGGAGGCATAGGTTGATGGGCGGCCTATATCCTTACGCTCCAGTTCCTTGACCAATGTTCCATCGTTGAACCTGGAAGCTGGCTGCGTTTTCTTCTTATCAACCACAACTTTCGGATCTACTAATCCAGGGGAATCACCTTTGCTGATGCTGGGCAGCACAACATCCTTTGTTTTCTTGACAAAAGCATCTGCTACCTTGAGCCATCCAGCATCCTTCTGGATCTTGCCATCAGCTTTCAACTCATACCCATTGTCAGTTGTCAGCGTAACCTGGACAACATCATTGACCACAGGAGTCATCTGACTGGCAACGAACATTGTCCAAATCAATTCGTAAACCTTCTTCTGGTCATCATCAACCAGATTTGGCTTTAGAATCTTGACATCTGTAGGGCGGATTGCTTCGTGAGCGTCCTGTGATGCATCCTTGTTCTTGAAAGTGTTTGGTGATCCTGGCAACCCAAACCCTTGCGCTTTTATGTACTCACGAAGAGCCTCTACCGATTCAGGGGAGCTTCTAACAGAATCGGTTCTTATGTATGTAACCAATCCATCTTCATATAGGCTTTGGGCAGCTTTGCTTGTGCGCTCTACAGGAAGCTTGTATTTGGCCGATGCTTCCTGCTGAAGTTTGGCAGTTGTCAAAGGGGGCGGAGGAGGGACTTGTTTCTGTTCAGCCACAACAGAAGTGACAGTATACTTGGCTTTGAGCAAATCTTCTTTTGCTTTTTTAGCCTCATCATCTGTTGTAATCTTTTTGGTAAGCCTGGCTACGAACTTGTCCTTGCCTTTTGACAGTGTGACATCAATAGTGAAATATGTCTCTGGAACGAAACTTTCAATCTCTTTTTCGCGGTCAACAATCAGTCTTAGAGCTACTGATTGCACGCGCCCAGCACTCAATCCCACATCTCCGAAAAGTTTGGATATGTAGGGAGAGGCCATGAAACCAACAATGCGATCCAACACACGGCGAGCCATCTGCGCTTTTACCAGATGCTCATCAATATCTCTTGGGTTTGCTACTGCTTTCTTGATAGCGGCCGGAGTAATCTCAGAGAAAGTAATGCGCTTCATGGGTATCCCAAGCTTATCCAGCTGAGATGCCACATGATGACTAATCATCTCCCCTTCTCTATCAGCGTCAGAGGCTAGAAAAATCTGGTCTGAAGCCCTGGCTGCATCAAGTATTGCTCTTACTTTATCACGCTTATCAGGGATCACTTCGTACTTTGGAACAAAACCATTATCGATATCTATAGCAAGACCAGTACCCTTTCCAGTGGGAAGATCTATGATATGACCATAGGTTGCCCTGACAGTGTAGTCAGGACCTAGAATCTTGGAAATGGTTTTTGATTTTGCAGGAGACTCAACAACTACAAGTTTCATTTACGCTATCTTTCCGCCGTTACGATATGACCGTGTCTCGTTGTACGCACTCTTCAAGCGTAGAGCTTTACCAATATCAACGTTATAGGTCTTTGCAGTATCAAGGGCACGTATTATGATGTCAGCCAATTCCTCTTCAATACATGTCAGTGGAGTGTCTTTATCACACTGTTCAAAAAGCTTACTCCTACGGTAAGCCTCCCAAAGCTCACTAACCTCGCCATGAAGATTGGATACAAAGTCACCCATCTTTGGCTCTGACGATGAATGAAACCCCTTGCTTTTTGATATGTCGTAAACATGAGACGCTAGTTCGTTGAGAGCGTCCCAAGGCAAGTCATTCTTCTTTTCCGTATTTGTGTCGGCCATACTCACGTACCAAGTCCTGGCTCGATCCCTCGACCTTTAGCTGAGCCTGTATCCATTCAACCTTCTTGGCCAAATTACGCAGAATTTCAGCATCCTCTTCTGACTTGGTGCAGAACGCTTTCAAATGTAGTTCATTAGAAAGGTCATCAAGTACATTTGCCGCAAATTTCACAAACATATCATCCCTCTTTGACTAGCCGTCTATTTCCCTTGGACGCAGAATACCAGCTTCTCGACATCATCTCAAATACATATAACTTGTTCTGGTAGCTTCCATCAATCATCCAGAACTTATCTCCAAAAAATGGCCTACCATCCTTTTCTCCGTTATGCCCGGTTACAATCAATTTCTTCCAAGGCATTTCAAATTTAGCTCTTTTCATTGAGTGATATACGCTTCTATCCCAAGCTAATTTTATAGGGTCTTGTTCCTCTAATGGCATGAAAGGATCGCAGCCTCCATGTACGAAAATAAAATCATCCGTTTCATAATATGGCAAAAGATTACTTAGAAACTGAATGTGTTCTTTTGGAATGATAGAGCAAATCCTATTTCTCTGGAAAGTAAATGGATCCTTGTGATCTGAACCTGCCCGCATCAGGTAACCAGCTAGGGTATCAGAGCCGCCGTTGTACATCCACAGCTTATACTCATCAATTGTTGAATTTGGCTTTATTGCTGACAACATCATAAGCTCATGGTTACCGCGCAGGAAGAATACCTGTTCTGGAAAATCCTGCTTCAAACCTATGAGCATATCTATTGTCTTATGTGTTAGGACCCTCCTATCCACATAATCACCAAGGAACACCAACCGATCCCTGCCACCATCGCTTTTCCTCAACGGAAGAATGCGGCTAAGAATGAGTTGAAGTTCATTATACATACCGTGTACGTCAGGGATAACGTACAAACAGTTCTGGGATACTGGGCGCCATTTGCTCACATAAACACACTATATCTGAAGAAAATCAAACTTGGCATGTCGATTTTTTTTCAGTAAGCTTTATTTGATTGATATATCATTCAATGTGACGGTCTTGACAGATAAGCTGGCATGACCTGCATCCCTGCTGATCGCAGCAGACAGAGGCCTTGGAGGCCGATAACTAAATAGTAATGGAGTTCCTAGTGGAAAAAGTATAGTTTGAGCATTCTCAATTCGAAAACAGGACAGTCATACAAGCAATTTGAGGTTGGTAGCTTCAACACCATTGGTGTTGATGAACTGGAACCGTTCACGATCAAATTCAAAAACAACACCCGTGATCGTATTCAGGTAAAACTTAGCGTGGATGGCACTGATGTTCTAATCTCAAAACCAGCTAGCACCTCTAACAAAGGTGATATGTTTTTGGTAGAGCCATACGAATCTGTAAATCTGAAAGCCTGGCCAGAAGATACTAAAGGTGGTGCAGAATTCTTGTTCACACCAGAACGTGATGGCGTGGCAATAAACACCCATGGAAACACGTCCTCAAAAGGTATCATTGCAGCAGCCGTATTCATTGAAGGCAAGCGTGAGAAAAGTATCATCGAGAAGATTAGGGACCTTCGGGCGTTGACTGGTCTTGGCCTGAAAGATACCAAAGACCTTATTGAGCATACCCATGGAGATGAGTCTAAAGCCTATGACATCTTCAAAGAAGTAAAGGAGCTTGTCAACACTTATGCCATGACAGATTTGCTGCGTGATTTCATTGGTGCCAAGCGTGAGAAGCGCAGCAACACTAAACTGTTTTTCGATGATGATAGAAAAGGTGTCACGAAATCGTGTGATACATCATATGGAGCAAAACCTGATTGGATGCAATGGGATATGGAGCGTGCCGTTGATTCAGACGCTGACAAATCTGTAAGAATGGACTTCTGTGGACCTGCTGCTGGTGCCGCCGCTTGCGACTCATTGGAAGAGAAGACACTTGGACACATCAACATCGGTGAGCAATCACGTGGATTGGTTGGTGGCAACATCAGGTCCAAGAGCCTGGCTGTTGGAGCTGGTGATCGTGTTGACCAATTCATCAAGAGAGCAAGTTCTGGTTTGATACTACCTGTCCTTGAGACAATAGTTCAGGTCAAGTATATGCCATGGACAGATCTCAGGCCTCGTGTCCGTAATGAAAACAATCACCTTTCCTATGCTCATCCGGGTTTCCCAGGAGATGCTGAGCAGCTTTGCAATATCAAGAACACACCTCGCTATGAGGAGCGTCCTTATGGGGTTGTTCGCCGCGTAAGAGAAGAGGCTGTCAAGAAATTTGAAGACATCTCTCGATTTGAGTGATACTTGTGCCCGGATGGTGAAAACTCTCCGGGCATTCTTTTGTATTGTGAAATGAATAGCGCTCTACATAAGTATGCGGGCCTCTTTTTCAAAGCTGCCCAAGTAGGTTCTCCAGCCATCAAAATTCAACCAGGAAGGCAAGAGCTAAACGTTGCTGTTGATATCTTGAAATTGTGGAATCCAAACTACTTCATGAACGTATCGGAGATTGTAATAGGCCCATCTCCAAACTATGGTTATGTAGAATCTGGCCCAGGAAAAGACCCGGCAAAAATCTACATCAATGCCGATAGGATTGTGGCTGAATCAGGATCACAGAGCGGAAAAGCAGCGGCAATATCGGCTGCAAAAACCATAGCGCATGAAAAAGGTCATGTTGAATCTTATCAACATGACCAGTTCCAGGGTGGCGAAACACCAGCCGAAGTAGAGGCTGGTAAATTTGAACAATGGCTTCAGTCTGGAGGAATGGCTAGAGTAGAACAGCTACCCTCATACAAAAACTTGCCAGGCTAACCCTCATCTTCTTCAGGAAGAGGCATCCCATTCTCTATACAGTATTGCTCAAATTTCTTGGCACAATACTCGCTACAGAAAATGTTATCTGTATCCATCTTGCTGTAAAACCAGTTGTTATCTGGTAATTTTTGTCCACATTGGCAACATTCAAGCATATCAAAACCTATTCCAAATCCAATCTTTTACATCCTCAAACCACCAGGCCACACTCCAACGAATGGCTTCCAATCTGTCTTTGATGTTCATACCAAAGCCTCGTTGAATTGGACAATCATTTTTCTAACAAGATCGTCAAACAAATGGACATCAGGTTTTGAACGAAGCTTTGATTTCTTAAGAGACACATCCAAAGCCAGGTCTTCACGCTCGGCCATCTCAACCAACTGTTCATAGGTCATGGCCCCGTTCCTGATGGCTAGCAGCTCCTCGGCATCAGGACGAAGGACATTGACCTTACCAGTCTCGATAATCTCTCGCGCCATTCTCAAAAGCCTTACAAGATGAGAACCATGCTTGGTGTCATACTTGTGTTTTGCTTCTAGTTCTGCACGAGCTGGATTTCTGGTTGCAAGCCAATTCTGATACTGATCCCATTCACGCTTGGCTGCCCGATATCTTTTCTCAGCGGCCAGGACAGCCAAGAAGTTATCAGTGAATCCTTTTTCCATGGCCAAGCCCCAGAACGTAGCGTCCTGAATTGACTCGAACATTTTATCATGCCCAATTGGAATCTCTGTGTTGTGCAGAGCCCTCCAAACAGCATTGATGATTTTGTGAATGCCGTTAGATATTTCAATCTTCAGGTTCTCATCCAAATCATCCTGGCGCAACATCAACTCATCAATCTCTTTGACTATGAGAGCATCAGCGGCGCCAATCTGATCCGGGCTAAGCAAACCTGTCTCTGGCAATCCGAACTCAACCCTTGTAGGTTGGTGGTCTGGGGGATCTTCCAACCAACGCCTATGCCTTTTGATACGGTTCAACTGCTGAAGCGCATAGCCACAAAACCTAGCCTTGGCTTGCTTTGAGATAATTGAATCACGCTTCTCCAATATGGTTTCCATGATTGGATTGCAGATCACATAGTGCTTTGGGTCTGTAAACAGAATCTCCAAAATAGACGGGTTGTTATCCATTGCCAAACGTACAAATTTTGACAATTCCATTATCTGCATATCAGGAGCCATACCTTCACGGCTACCTTCAACACGAGGATCATCTTGCAACATCCCTACAGGGTAATGTGTATAGACATGCTTACCCTTATCACTATCAACGCACTGCTCGAACTTATCAAGCAATCCAATATATGAGGATGTGGGAGCAATGGCTATGCCACGGTAGTCATAATCACTGGTTGGTGTTGCCATGCCATATGCATGACTACCTGACATCACAAGAAAAATTGTACGTTCATATAGATTGAAATTCATATTCAAACAGCTTTCTTAGCCATAGACACTATCGAGATAGCCTTCTGGCTTTAAGGTACTTCTGACTTTATCTGGAACTTCGGAATGTGCTAGCGAACCGGTGCCATGACATATTGGACACCTGTATACGATATCAGAGGTTCTGTAGTCTTCTGAAGCCCATATCTTCTTTAGAAAGATATCCTGGCGCTCTATAAAGAGAACAGACTGACAACTATGGCATGTTTTCTCAATCCCCCACTTATCCAGTGTTCGTATTACCTTCATTCCCATCTCCTTGTATAACAAAACCCAATTTAGATTGTCTGGCCTCTATTCTGGCTGAGCCCTTGGTTCTCATGAATTTTTCAAACTTGTTTTCATTGTCTTCCAAAGACTCTTCGTCATACAGAAAACCCTCCTCATCAGACGTTTCAAGAAGGGCAGTAATAGCCAGGGACCTTCGATTATCGGGCGCTACATCAGCAATCAACGCCAATCCAAGAGGATGGAGTACCTTGCGGTTTATCTCAAAAACTAATCCATTATCAACCATGTAACGGACAAAGTTCTTACCAATCGGTTTGACACTTGACTCTGACATATCATGAAACCCTGGCTATTAGCTGATTTTGATCAAGTCTTCTATTTACGCTCTCTACAATTTTTCTTCTGGTCCTCTGTAGTAGAACCAAGCTGAACATCTCGTAGTGAGGAGGTATGCGTAAGTGTGTAACTTTAACCATGGTGTTGACAGGAACCACACTCTTCATTCTGATGTGAGCAAAGGTGTAGTAGTCAACCTGATCCATGAGAGATTTGCCGGTATTTACATCAACAACATCACACAGAAAACCAATGAAACAAGGCCCGTGACACTTGGTTCCGGCGAAAACTTCATGGGTTTTATTTGGGATGATATTTCCGTTTCCAGCACGCACAAACGTTTGAAACTCAGAAACACCCAAGAACAACTCAAGGTCCGGGTCTGAAATTGAGTAAATTTCTTTTGTGCCACCCTCCTCTGTGTCAACCAAAACCGGGAGGTTGTTTTCCATCAGCTGAACGTACTTCTGGAAAATGGCACTCAAGATGGGGCGCTCTCCATTGGAACGTCCGTTGATCAGGTATGATATAAGCCCAGCCGGATCCTCTTCAAAGAGCAATTCGAACGCTCTGTACATCAGGCTCTTTTTGAGGCTCTTGTCCTTCACCCTCTGCTTCTGGGTGGCTATGACATTCTTTACTATCTCATACTCTTTATCGAACTCTTGTGAGCATTCGATCTTTGAGTCAGCCAAAGCCTCGCGAGAATCAACAGTATCCTGAATACTTACAGGTTTAAATACTGTAGAATGTACTTTATCAGACTGTAGCTCTGAGTGCAGACTGACCGTGTTGTTGTGACCCTGCCCAAGGGGATGCGGCATGATCTCAAGCTCGCTGGCCAACCCAAACCACAGGCAATTGTCATAAGGACAACTGACTCTTACGGCATCAGGGCCAACGTATGACATCGGAATGAACCGGTGGCATGACGGACACCTACACCCCTTGCGAGAGTGGAGTGCGAATATCTTGCGCAGACGATAACAATACTCCTCATGTGAAGTCTTGTTTTCGATACTATCAAGACGATCAGCCTCCTTGGTACACGAAGGGCAGCGGAGTTTCTTACCATCATATACAAGGAACTCTCTTTGATTGAGAGTTCTACATGCAGGACAAATAGGTATATGCAGCTTCTTAACGAAGCTGATATCACTCTTGAGTTTGTCCGCGAGCTTTCTTAAGCACTTGATTAGGTATGGCTCGATTGTTCTGCCAGACCTCCAGTGCTGGTTCTTTACAATGAATGAGTAAAGACCCTTCTTGATGGTTTGTGAGGAATACTCTTTAAACGCACCAAGGGCTACCCCCTCACCCGTCCCATACACGTATCCGGCAAGATTATGTATCAAGCCAGAAAAATGAGACATTACATCTGGGACAAATTCTTCGAAATCTTCCTCAGATAATGTTAATAGCTCTGAGAAACGATTCGTGACATCGTCTATTATGCTGTCCAAGAATCACCTATCAAACTAAAGAGGGCTAGCATCTTATGCGTGCTAGCTAGCCCTCTCGACATCTTTTCAAGATGCCATAGCTACAATTTCTCTATAGTACCATTTCACATCATTTGAATCTGTGTACGCTACCTGGAACCTAACTCTATCATGTTCCATATTCTTTAGCAGCGCATCTCCGCGACCAAGCAATTCTTCGGCACCCTGCTCGTCAAGCACAACCTTGGAATCGATCTTTGAAGCCGTCTTACAAGCAATACGACCAGGGAAATTCGCCTTGATCACTCCGGGCAGAATATCCACGCTCGGCCTCTGAGTTGCCAACACCATGAAGATACCAGCAGCACGGCCCTTCTGAGCAATGGTTACCAGATCTTTCGCAAGCTCTCCTGACTTGTCCTGCAACATCAAATCAGCTATCTCATCGATTACAAGGAAGCAATGAGAGTACATATTACGATCATCTTCGATAGAGCGAACCCCACACTTCTCCATCTCTTCGTAACGTGATTCCATGCGACGCTTGAGGTCACTGAGAACTTCAAGGGTCTCTTCGTATGTATTCTTGATGCTGACAACAACCTTGGAATAGATAGGATCGCGATAGGTAGAGAACTCAACACGCTTCGGGTCAATGAGGTAGATCTCTGCCTGGTATGCGCGGACTGCCGTACCAAGGATGGCATTGGTAATCAGAGTGTGCAGAAGGACACTCTTCCCAGAGCCAGTTCCGCCAGCCACGATAAGGTGTGGATTCTTTGCCATATCCATCCACAGCTTACGGCCACACTCATCCTCACCGAGCATCATCGGGAAAATCATGTGCTGAGGAACACTATCCCCCAACAATAGGGTGCGCAGAGAAACCGTCTCAGCATCAGCCATTGCCACTTGTAGGCGAACAATACCTTTATCGGACATGACCTTCAGAATGGGCGTGGTCTTGGAACGAATACCGAGCGCAATCTCTCGTAGCGCGGACTCTATCTTGCGAACGGGGGTATTGGGCGATAGCTCCAGATCAAAGAAGGCAAGGTGCCTGTGAGACTCGTAATGAACACACTCTGCATCAATGTTCAGTCCCTGAAGGACCTTGTTCATCTTTGTCTTCATTGGTCTTTCCTTTCACAGACGAACTTAACCACTGCGAAAAGAAAGGCAAGGGGCCAACGCCAATTACGCCCCACTATCGTAGCCCCACTATCGTAGCCCCATTTCGTAACCTAGCAAGATCGTTCTTGTTTCTGAAACCCGTCAACCTTCTAGCAAGATGCGTGCCGAGGTCCGTATGCTGGGACGGAACGTTGCGTCATCTCCTTGAGCTAGCCCGATTGAGCTAGCCGTTCCGGCCGGCAGTTCAACCACCAGATCGACCGGCTCATCTGGTCCTACCAGTTTCGTAGAGAGGGGTTCACCGGCAATGATGCGGACTACTTTCCCAGCGTAGCAATAGACGATGTCCAAAGGAGAGGTTGTGTTGAGCATCCAGAACTTACGAATGTCTGCTTTCTTGTACGGAAACACCATCACCGGAGGCGGCCAAGAAGCAAACATCAGCCCAACGCTCTGTTCATTGGCTGTTACCGCTACCTTGGCTACGAAAGGATTGTGCTTCAGATAAATCACATCATTCATTACTTCACCCCGAATAAGGTCTACTTACCTGTTCTGGATTGAATTCAACAGCATCTTCGACAATCTCATTTTCGAGTCTTTCTATCTCGGATATCACACCAAGGTCACGATCAATCTCGGCCTTGATATTGCGAAGTTTGTTTATCTGTTCATCTGGTATCAGCTCGAACAAGAACCTTTCCTTCATCTGTTTTACAGTTGATTTGTATATCCTAAGTTTATTATTGTAAGTGTTGGCGAGGCTTATCAACCTATCAAAAAATTCCTTCAATGAATCGTAAATAGCCTTTACATAAATAACCATTCTACGTGGGCTTACGTTGCGCTGCTCAAGGACATTCATGAAGCTATTTATTCTTCTAGTTACATTGCTTGCCGCCTTATCTGCACCAAGCCTTACGTTTTTCTCACTTGACCAGATATTGGCCCAGGTCAAAGCCCTGTTCACCCAACGGCTTACGTATCCGCCATGTTTGATAACACCATCACTACCAGAAAACTCACTCCAAGAAAAGGCCTTGATCAAATGATCATGTTCTTCATTTGCAGCTGTGCTTAGTGATTTTTCAAGATCAGCTCTCTTTGTATCAACCTCGTCTTTTACAAGTCTAACAAACTCTTCTGATTTTGATTCTATTTCTTTCTTGATAGACTTCAAATAGTTATCTATCTCTTCAACGGTGTTTGGTGATTGGCCAGAAGGAACGCCCTCAATAGACTTCATCAATTCAATGTATTTGACAACTGAAAGGTTATACTTGAAAAACTTCTCAGCAGCCTTTGAGAATTGGTGCTTCCATTCACTCATCTTTTTTTCTTTGCCTTCCTTGAATATAGAGATGGCATCAATCATGCTGTCTTTGCTGTTACGGAACCAATTATCCCAAGCCGCAGTTAGTGTCTTATACTGAAGAACCTCTTGTGATGTTGTTTTTAGAACATTGATGTAATTTTCTACAAGAACTTGCATGAATTTGACAGTCTGAATATCAACTGCGATTCTCCTTTCTCGCACTGCATCTTTTGCACTTGGTTGTTGCGGTGTTGTGGCAGCAGCAACAGGAGTAACGTTTGAAGGCATTTCAACTGTTGTTCTTTTCCTTCTGGTGGGGGCTACACCTGCCTGTCCTCCCGGTGTTTTTTCTGCTTTTGGAACAGATGGCAGTTTTGGTTTTGGTGGTGGTGGTGGTGTTGTTGTAGAACCGGGCGTTGCTTCAACTGGTGTTGTTGTATTATCTGCAACAGGTGGTGCAGATGTTTCTTCAGCTGGCGGCGGCTGCTCATTAACTGGTTCAGGTGCTTGCGTAACCGCCGCTGCTTCCGCTGGAGCAGCAGCTTGCATTGCCGCCGCTGGAGCTGCTTGAGGTTGAACTGCGGACGTAGCAGCAGGAGTATCAAATGAAGGTATTGAAAATAGGCTTGAAATTATCTCATCACTCTTTTTTGGTGGCGCTTGACCAGCAGAAGCGGCTGGAGGAGTATTTTCAGAAGCTGGTGTCTGTTGCGCAGCGGCATCTTCACCAGCCTTACGCTCAGCATCTTTTGCCTCCCTATCTTTTTCCTTTCTGAGCTTTATCTCCTCAAGCTTAGACTTGTTTTCTTCCTTTAACTGACTAAGTGTTGTCTGAAGAGCGTTCCTATATGACAAAAAGAAAGAGGATTTGGCATCATCCCAAAACATAAGAGCTTTGTAAATGGATTGTAAAACCGCATCGTTTTTACCTGACAATATAAGATCTTGAACCTCTTTCATATTGCGTTCCATTTTTGCACAAGAACGCAATAGCTCCAACCTATCCCACCTTCCCTTTTCTGTTAGAGAGAATGGGGCGGCTATGTGGGCCCAAAGACGAGACAACACAGAACTTGCTTGCTTTACAATTTCCTCTTCCCTTTCAGCATTAACAACAATCATACTATCCAAAACCATCTGTCTTGCTGACACTGTTGTTGGCATGGTTGGAGATGGTGTTGTAACGGCTGGCTGCGCTGTCTGTTGAGATGATTGTTGAAGCTTTCTCATCTCACGCTCCCTTTCAATCACTTCGTGGCGCTTACCATAGTCAGCCTGATCATATGAAACATCCCTCATGGCTGATAAAAGCTGAGCTGTCTCAGTGACAATTTTGTTTGTGTTCGAGTCTATCAGCGCTATGGCCTGATCAAATTGAGGAGGCAAAGGACGAGTTATTCTAGACTTCTCAGCTACTTGTAGTTCTGGTGAAGGCTTACCATTCATCACGGATCTAGATGCTCTGATAGCTGTTTTCGTAGACTTGTACAAATCAAGCAAGGCCCTGATCCTATCGTTGACAGCATGTTTCTTGTCAACGATGCGTTTTTGATCAGGGTCCTTCCTGTTATTTGCAGCATCCTTACGGAACTGCAAAAATCTGTTGTTGTATGATTCGATTACCATTCTAACTCTAATGCTTCAATATCCCAACCTTTGTCAGTCTTCATTTTGATTGATCTTGATTTTCCACACCCAGGGCAAACAGCTGTAAGCTTCTCAATTTTGCGCACTATGTGAACTCTATTTATCACAGCTTTTTTCTTGGTTCGTATCATTGGTGTTGACATGCTAGAAGGTTCAAGAGCGGCTTTGAATTCAACATCATCCATGCTAATGAATATGAACCTCTCATAAGGTACATTACACCTAAGACAACGAAGCCTATTAGTCATCATCACTGTCTGAGATAGAAGTGCGTTATTCTTCATCTGACGACTCTTCTTCTGAAGTTGTTGTGTCATTTGGTGGAAGAATAGAGTTACCAGAGCTTTTGCGCTTTTTTAGTTCTGGGATTTGTTTCTTTGGTTCAAGTATCTTATCAGCAAGGCCATATTTCACAGCTTCAGCGGCACCCATATACTTGTCATGTATGGTATCTTTCTTGATCTTTGCAATACTCTGGCCGGTATGTCTTGCAAGAATCTCAGTCAAATCAATCTTCAGCTTTTTGATTTCCTTGGATCCTATTTCAACCTCGGTGCCAGTGCCTCCCATCCCATCAATCCTTATCTGGTGAATCATCACACGGGCATGTGGCATAACGTGACGCATACCAGGAGTTCCAGCAGCCAACAGGATTGCTGATGCGCTCATAGCCTCTCCCATACAAATAGTACGGATTGGAGCCTTGATACGATGCATCATGTCATAGATAGCAAAAAAGCCCTGTACCTCTCCGCCAGGACTATTGATCCACAGACTAATTGGTTTGTCCTCTGCTTCACGATCCAGCAAAAACATCATCGATGATATGACACTGGCTACCTCTTGGTCTATCTCACAGTCAAGATATAGAACCCTATCTTTGGCTAGTCTTGATGATACGTCATATATGATCTCGCCATCTTTGGTTTTCTCGAAGAACATTGGATTAAGATTTCGCTTCCTAAACATCATCTGTAACCTCCAAACTAGCAAAAGTATTCAACAATATGTCATAGTATGCCGTTCAGTTTTGAATTACAGCTTTAGTGTAATATCTCATAGATAGCGTGGCTTTTTTGTCTCTGCCTGTTCTGCGCAGCTGATGCAGAGGGTTGCGCCAGGTATACTTTTCAGACGCTTGAACCCAATATCCTCCCCACACTCCTCGCACTCACCGAATGCGCCTTTGCTAATCTTCTCTAGTGCCGCTTGTATATTGCGATACTTTTGAAGGTCTCTTTTTGAGAGCTGGTTCTGTAACCTGACCATTGATTCACCTTGTATCTCATCAACTAGGTCACCGGCAACATCCACCTCAAAATCATACGTAGCCTCGATGGTCTTCATTATAGACTTCATCTCGTTCTCGTAATATGTCTTCAACTCTTTCATTTCCTTACCTTGTATCATGACTCATTTCCTATGAGCACCAATCATTGCAGCAATATCAGCAAGGATGCTCGACGTATTTGAAGGATAATGCGTAGAGAATAATGGCTTAAATGCAAAAGGGCCCGGAGATAATCCGAGCCTTAAAAACCGAAAGGCTGGGAGATTATCCCAGCCTTTGATCGGTCACCCTTATCGGGTTACACTTCCAGGTTATCCAGCTCGCCGGTATCGGGACGCAGGTTCTTGATCAGCTCGCGCGGAATGAACTCGTCCTTCTTCAGCTTGGGCTTCTCCACCTTGACGTTGGGATCCGCCAGCCGAATCGCCTTGACAGCCAGCAAGGTATCCGCCTCGTAGGAGTGGACCTTGCCGTTCTTGTCCGTGAACTTGACCGCACGCTGCCCGTCGAGCATGGAGATCCAGCCGCCGTACTCACCGATGAAGCAGTTGCCGCTGGCACGAGACACCTTCAGCGTGACCGCACCGAGCGCCTTGACGTTGGTGTTCTTGTTCAGACGATAGCCGTGCTTGTCATCGCCACTGGCCACCGTGAACTTGACACCGGGGTGCTTCGCCTGGAAAGCTGCCACCGCCTCATCGTGGCTCGCAGCCTCGATGTTGTGCCACTTGACGTTCTCGCCTTCAATCATGACGAAGCACGTCGGACGCTTGCCCTCGGGAGCTCCGCGCTTCTTCGGAGCAGGACCGGTGGAGGCAGCGCCAGCAGCAGAAACATCCGCAGAGTCGTCGTCATCGTCATCGTCGTCCACGTCGCTGACCACCTTATCGATATTGTCCATCGGATTTCCCTTCGGTGCGGCAGCCTGGGGCTGCGGCTTGGCGGTATTGGCGGGGTGAATCTTCCTCTGTGCGGCCATTTGTATATCCTTTGAGCCCTTATGGGCCTTTGCAGGCTGTCAATATTGCCCTCTCGGGCTCAATCGCTGACAGACCGCAATCTGAATCCGGCAAAGATCGAAGTCAAGGGTTCGATGTCGATTTGTTTGGCAGGGCGTCTTTTTCGCTATTTGCTTCGAACCTTTTCCTTCGACGGCTCAAAAGAAGCAGCAATGAAGCATGCGGATGGAACTTGACGATACGCACAGATGGAAAAGACGTTACTTGACCAGTAGATACGTTGTGCGCCCGGTGTCCGGCAATAGTACAAGGAGAGAGCGTACCAAAATGACGTACCGTCACCGGGCGATCCGAAACTAGCTCGTTCACGATAGTTTCAACCACAACGGAAACTGCTTGTTGAACCACTTCCAGAGGAATGGCTCGGTTCACTCGCGAGTGAAGCAGTTCCGAAAATGCGCTTCTAGAGAGCCGCTTTCTTTTCTTCTTCGTAACGTTTCCCGTATTCCCACCAATTCCGTATCTATGTTGTCCATCTGTCTGCGAAGCAATGATTTCTGATCTTTGAACATCTGTTCCAGATCTTTCAATCTTTCGTCAGACAAAGTATTGTAATCTATATCAGCAATGCTCTCAATCGAAGCACTCATCGTCATCCTCATCATCGCAACCGCTGCTACACACGCAGGTATCGCAGCTGCAATGATCATCTTCCCTTTCATCTTCCTCATCGGAATCAGTGGAAGAAAGGAGGCTTTCGATATTTGACACAGCAGCTTTTGCGCTTTTCACAGAGTCAATAGCTGCCCGAATCATATTATACGGAGCGCCCGTATGATTGGCAATGTATTCCGCGTCTAGATCGTTCTTGTCAACATAGGACAGAACACTCTTGACAGCATCAAACAACTCCTGACAAGCAATGGCCAGCTCCCCATCGGGATTGTGAAGGATCGCTTCCTCCAATGAAGGGGTGTTATCTTCGGAAGATGAGTCTTCTTCCTCCGAATTAAAACCATTGATGGCTTGAATTTCGGCACGAACCTCTTGGAGTATTTCTCCAAGCGTGTTTTCCCCTCCACCGTCTCTGCCAGTTCCCCAAAAATCATCATACCCCTCCATGATGATAGATTCGGAACCAGTTTTCATCAACCGGTCAGCAAGAATCTCATTTTCAAACTTCTTGCGAATCAATGCGGCCATAACGTCACGCCGGACGTTATTCCAATCACTACGAATGTTGGTATTCTTACGACCAAGATTCCTGGCATCCTTGGCCGTATTAGCTTTGGCAATCTCCCTCTTTACTTCAACATCCTTGAACTTCGCAGCCTGGTAGGCATGTTCCACGGTGTTGTAGCTGATGCCTCCCACAGTAATCGGCATCACATAGCTGTTTCCCAACCAATCAATTTCTTTAACGTTTATCATGGCTTTTACTTTCTATTCCGGAAATTTTGGACCGCGAACAATCAACTGGTCATCGGTTCGTGAAAGAATCCCTTTGTCTCCAAGGCGCTTTACACACCGAATAACCAACGAGTCTTTTTCATAGGACCCAACTGCTTTGATGATATCACGTATCATGAACTGTCTGCCGTTCTCGACCGCTTTCAGAATTTTATCCTGAATCTCTGACATCTCATCTGAATCCATATCGACATCTTCAGATGAAAGAGACACAGAGCTTTTACGCTTACGCTTTAGACTGTCATCACCAAGCCTCTCCAAAACAAGAAGAAGCCTGCGACGGTAAAGGCGCTTGTTCTCCGCCTCAACCAGATACTTATCAATCTCGTCTATTTCGTTCTTAGCGCAATCGGCAGCATCAAAGCCCTCACGAATACACTTAGCGATATATCGAGACACGAAAACAACATCAGCACCATCAGATTGGCCTGACATAAACACCTACCTTTTAATTGTTATCAAACAGCAATCGATATCGGACGACCAGCCGCAGAAGATACTGGTGCGAATTTCTCAACCGCAATTTTGTAGTAATATGTCAGATGCGGATTTGCTTCACGCAACAAATAGAAACCCTGTTCAGTTGTTGCAATGACTGTTTCGCCAGATTCAATGGCGCTCAACAAATCATCGGCCATGAAATCGGCCTGATTGAATTCTAGAGCCTCAATCTTATATGGCGAGAGTATGAAAAAATACACAGCAGCCTCTGTGCCTAGAGGCTAGTCGTATCACCCTCACCTTGCTCCGTCAAGAGAAGTAACGACGAAAATTCCTCGTAATCTGGCTCGCCGGCCGCAGCCTCCCAGACAATTCCCTCATAAACAATATCCTCAATCCCTGATGCTAACACCAACAACTCTGACAAACTGATCTCTACCCATTTGTCACCTAGTTTTGATACAACAAGCCCAACGTCATCTTCATCAAACCAATCGAACCTGATTCCAATGACTCTGGTTTTCTTCTTGTCATCCTCCCCAAAAGCATTCTTTACCCTAAGCATGAACGTGACCTCAAACTCATCGCGAGGCCCATCATCCTCCTCAATCTCATCCTCAATTACAGATACCATGCATTGGATTGTTCCAACCGCACCACACCAAACCTCAATCTCTTTCTCAAATCCCTCTATCTTAATCCCTTTATCTTGCAAGCAATGATCGCTAGTAAGAGATACATTCTTATCTATAAACAAAGGAGATGCCCCTATGTTAGAACATATGTTTTTCACAAGCTCGCGGCGTAGAACTTTATTGTTTTTCATTTGAAAGATCCTATTAAACCAACTGTATTTAGTATCTTGAATATGTCATTGTCTAGAGCGGATGTTTCTTGAGGAAGATCATTTAGCTGTTGATCTATGAATCTCTCAAAATCAAATGTATCGCCGTTTTCTCTTCGTTCCAAAAGTTCAACCATACAATCTCTGGCTTTCTCTTCGAACAAACCAAACGCTCTATGTGCCACAATTACAGCGGCAAGTGTTTCAGATGTCTGTTCCATCTTTGTTCCTTAGTTTCTTAATCAGTATAAGGCTTGGTTCAAATTTTGGAAACACCCTTTTGACATTGTTGTTTGTCATTGGGCTTGATATGAAAAAAGAACCAAGTCTAGGAAATGAAACGGCCTCACCTTTTAGAATGCTGTTCCTAAGCTCCTCGAAAAAAAGCCTTACAATTCTTGTTGATTGATCCTGTGATAGATTGGTGGATGAGGCCACAGCATCTATGATATCCTGTACCTCTGACACATCCACTGGAAAAGCATCTTTCTTTTCGTGAATCTTTTCTATCCCTGGTAGTCCCTTGAATTCTTCCATGTCTTTGTTCAGTATTGTTGGAATTACTGGTTTCAGTAACGCAAAAAACTGCGCCAATTAAATCTCTATTAACGGATCAGATCCAAATGATCTTAATTTACCTATTACCTATTACCTCTCTGCTGTCAGCCCTGGCAAGTAGGCCGGCTCGACCAGAAAGTTAGCGCACCGCAGTTGAAGATGATACCTTGTAGAATATATCTGCAAGATGCAATACAGCCTCTATCTTTTCAGCTTGAGCTTGTTCTGGTCTTTTTACGACTTTGCCAGCTTCTTCCTGTACAACTTTTCTGTATTCAGAAACGTAAATGTCGAGCCATCCAATCGCTTCCTGAGCTCTTTTCAGCTGCCCAGGATCTCTAACGCTTTTCGCTTTCACCTTCAAATCATTGCCAACACTATCTAATGAGTCAATACTTTCCTGTATCAATTGTGCTGCCCTATCATTAACTATACGCTGTATTTCGCCTGTTTCTTTTCCAAGCGCTTCTCCAATCTTAGCATATGTCCCAAGTATCAAGCGTGCAATTCCAACTCTCCTTCCTTTTAGGTAGTTGAAATATTTGGCCACATTATCATCTGATACTGATTGATTTAGAACCAAATCATTCCAAAGCCTCGCTTCTTCTTGTCTAAACCTAAAACCTTGCATGTTTACAGCTTTTCTTGTTGATGTGTTTGCTTTTTCTGTTTCCTCTCTGTCACGCCTATGAGCCTCACGAGCCCTTTCCCTAGCAGCAGTTTGTGCATCTGACCCACCACGTTCTTGATGTCTTTTAATTGCTGCAAGCTGTGATTCCGGTGTTTTTGTACGGACCCTTCCTTTCTGTTGTTGCATTAACCTGAGTTTTCTTCTGGCCGCCTCTGCTTTTGCCCTTTCTTTTGCTCTGTAGATTTGATCTGGTGTTCTTGGTGTGTCTCCAGGTGTTGAAATTTCTGCAAGCCCCGTTTGAGCAGCTTCTGATTGAGATACAGATCTACTTGTCGAAATATCAATTACCCTAGTTACAATTGCAGCGCTTGTAACAAGTACGTTCGATAATATCTCAAATATTTTTGGCTTTGAGTATTTATATTCCTCTTTCTCACTAAGATTCATAATCTCATTAATGTCTTCTCTTATATTGTTACCTAGAGTTTCAAACTCTGCCAGCACATTGCTAGCGAAATGTGACTCAATTAATGACTCAAGGTAAATCATGCGCTTGAAGTTTCTAATGATATCTGGCAATTGCGCATCTACTACTTCATAGTCTTCGCTTTCCAAATCTGATAAAGTTTCATTTTCAAGTGTTTTTAACACTTCTTTGGCTTTGTCAGCGGCGTCAACCTTCGATACCGTTGATGTTTGTTTTGCTACGTTTGTGGTTACTCCAACCTCAGAAGTAAGAACAGAATCGAGAGAATCAGGTTGGGCCAATACCTTCTGAATCATAGATATGATCTTGCGGTCCCTTTCGTCTGGATTTTGGCGTGTAGCTTCGGTAGCTATCTGAATGATCTTTCTCCAAGCTGCTTCAGATTTAGCAAATGCCAAAGATTGGGGAAGCCTTTGGTTACCAGTGGATTCCGCAACGTCTTGGAAAAACCTGGCAACATTGTTCTTGAATTTCTCTTGCAGAGAGATGTGCTTACCACTTAGAACTGGAATCAACTGCAAATCAGGGTCTTTGATTTTCTGAGATCTTAGGAACTCCATCCTTTGCTGAGCAATACCAGCCCTAGAAGAGTTCATCTCGTTTTTTGTTATAGCATCAAGAGCATCTTCAATATAAACACAAGCGGCAACAATCCATGCTTTTTCAGTTTCGTTTAGGTTTGATTTAACAGCAAAATCTCTTGTTTTCTTTATCCTTGACCACAATGTAGCAATAGAGTTGAGCCTTTGTTTTAGGTCAGTGTTTTGTGCCAATGTGTTTTCAAACGTGGTCTTAGCGTTTTTAAGACCATCAGATATATCTTTCTTTTTGTTTGAAAGGTTGACAATCAGGCTGCTAAGAGCGCTATCCATGTCAGCAAATGAAAACTGACTAGCCGGTCTTGCAATGCCAGTAATGTCATAAGACCTTTCTTCACCAGGAATAACTTCATCATCTGGATCGTCAGCAACAACAGAGGTTGTTGGAGCTGCCGTTGGCGCAACGGCAGGTGGTGAAGATGGCTCGTCCTCATCTTCATCAATGAATTTCAACTCTGTTGATAGCTTGTAAAAACTCATGTTCACCACCGGTAATATATTCACCTTTATGGTGAATTATTGACCGGGATACAATCTTACTTGGAGAAATAGCGTTCTTGAAGCTGTTTGGCTGTGCTGAGAAGGTCTGAGGCCTGCTTGCTGAAATACTTGCTTTCAAATATCTTTGCAGTTTGTATAAGCTCAGAATCCTCTCCCGTCTCTTCCTCGCCTTCCTCTTCTTCTCCGCCACTTTCTATTTCATTGGCAGCATGTTCAATCAAACCAGCAAGATGCTCACACACCTCGTTGATAACCTCGTCTGAGCAGTCCCCGTTGATTTTACGGCAGGCTTCTTCAATGGTGTCAGTAGGCTTGATCGAGGGTGTTGGTTCCTCATCTTCAGGTATTTCAACCTCAATATCATCATCAGAATCTTCGCCAATGCTAGCGCCTTCGTCATTGCCATCATCAACAATAGCCAGAGCTGTTGACTTTCCTTTGTAAGCTTGGCCCATGTTCTCCTTGAAACCAGCAACAGAACGTTTGATGGACTCCTCAAGATGGCCAGCGGCGGACAATAGATTCTCGATGCTACTCATGAATGCTCCTCTATATCGAACAATGTAATATGGCATTATTACATGGTGCTTACACAATAAAGAGCGATAAGGGTTTAGCTAGCACCAAAGGCGAAAGCCCGTTACGATGAACCGTAACGGGCTCTCGGGGAGAGTGGGCTTAGCGGTGCAACGCACGCCGCACCCTCTGTGTAGTGTGTTTGACTTCAGCGATAACCTAACCAGTTGGTGAACTCTTTGGCTAGCCGCTCATCTCTTTCTGTCTTCTGCCCCCAATTGCCTGGGTGGTTGTCATACACTCCGTAGAACATACTCATAGCATGGAACATCTCGTGTACGAAAGTAACGTTGTAAACCTTGTCACTTTCATCGTTCAGAATGAATGAGTATCTGGCATTCTTCTCGGTGTACCCGATAACGTCTGCCTTGATCATGCGATAGCGAAACCGATACTTCACATCATTCAGGCATCGGTAGCAATGAGATTCAGGGAGAATAGACAGGCTCCAGCTAAATGCCCCGGTGTTGCGGTTGGTTCGTAGCTTTTTCTCTTCTACGAACTTCGGAAAGTTGCGCAAAGCGTAGGTACACATGTTGTTCAGTGCCTCTACGCTCACTGGCTTTCCTTGCCGCTCCCTTACAACCACACCGCAATCAAGGCGAATCTCTGGCGAAAGCAGCTCGTGATCAAGCGGCTCCATATGTCCAGCAATCCTGGTATCCGCTTCTGCCGTCAAAGATATTGTAATCAGCGAAACGAATACTGAGAGGATTCGCTTGGTTGCGTAAAACATTGTCTGAGTTCCTTTCTTCTCCCTTTCAATCTAGCTGTAACTTAACCACTGCCAGAAGCTTGTCAAGGCCGGAAAGTTTCAGCCCAGGCGTCCGTAACGCTTTTCGCGTGAACTTAACCACTGATCTGCTGGGTCAAGGGCTCTCCGACCAAACGATCTTGTAGCGCTTTATGATGTCACTGGAATTGAAGCCAGTGCAATCATCACAGACGCCACGGTGGATGTTGACGTGTCCGATTAGATACTGGCTGAGCTTTTCTGTTCCTTCCTCATCTTTCTCAAGGACTTCTACCAGCACACCAGGCTTATTGAGATGGCGGCCGGTAAAGCTACCCTCAGCTTCTTTCTGTTTGACCAGCGCATGAATCCTTTCGCATTCTTTGCCCCAAGCCTCTATCTCTGGCTGTTGTTTATGCCACTCATCCAATTCTTTCTTGTTCTTGCGATACTCTCTGTATTCCAAGACAACAGGCTCTTCTGAGGCATCTATCCTGGCTTTTATGCGTTTTTCAATCTCATCAAAGAATGACTCTCCATCAACGCCCTCCAGATCAAGTTTGGCCTCCTCATCATTTCTAATGGCATGCTCAAACTGATTATACCTATAGTGAATGGTATTGTAGTAATCATCACAATTGGTTTTTGCTCTATTGCTCTCGGCTTTTGCTTTGAGTTCTGGAGGCATTTTATCAATCAAATCTGGATAATCAGGGTTATCCAAATCAGTACGAATAGACCAGGGTAAATTGATATCAATCCAATCAGACATATTTTCACTCTCCATCATACGGTTCTGGCGTGTTCCATGATTTTGCAAAACATCTCGCCTTGTTCAATTGCATCATCCAAAGCTATATGCGTATGTCGCTTTGGACCAAACCATTTACGTGGAAAATTCCTTTTAGTGGCGTTACGAAACTCTCCACCCAGAAGAGTCCACGCCATGGTTTTGATATCAATGGCAGAGAATGAGAACGGGCTTTTGCGTACAAACTTCATCATATACCAATATACATATGTGAAGTCATATCCAGATGGAAATGCCACAAACACAGGCTTTGCACGTTTCTCCTGGCAAAGATTCTCTACCCAAAGAACGAAATTGTGCATAGCTGTGTTTGGATTAATTGTGTCTTTTCTACACGCTTCCCAAGCTTCTTTTTGCTCAGACCACCACTTCATAGTATCAGGATCGCCCTGCGCCCCATCAAGCTCTTTCAAATTAACACTGAAAGTTGACACCATCTTTCCGTTATAGAAAGCCGCAGCCCCAAGGCTCAACATGGAGTTTTCGCCGGGGATGGGACCGTCAGACTCAATGTCAACAGAGAAATAGACTTCTGAACTCATATTATCCGGCCTTTGTAGAAGAAACAACCTCAGAAACAATATCTTTGATGTCAGCCATTGCGCCTACACCAGTAGTACCGCAGGCAAGCTCTTTCTCCACAGGGTTTACCAAATAAAGATACTTCTTGATGCCGTGAGTATGTCTTATCCTCAACCTCTCAAGATGCTCTCCTGTTATTGGGTGTTTCCACATCTCCGTATTCATGGCCGGAGCTAATACAATTGGCTTGTAAATTGGCCAGGCTCGATAAACAGATGTGAGTAAATTGTCACACAGTCCATTGGCCATTTTTGCCAGTGTATTTGCAGAGAGTGGAGCAATCACCAATACATCTGCCCAATCTCTCAGGCTAATGTGAAGAACAATATCTCCTTTCTTTCTCCATTGCCATTCCTGCTCATCAGTATAACCCTTCACCAATTCGCTATTAAGCAGCGGTGATTGTGAAGTGAAATGTAATGAGCGTTGTGTAAAAACAACCTTGACATCTCCGGCGCTCTGAAGGCCGGTGACGATTTTTGAGTACAAGGTTGCGGCAACAGACCCAGTTACACCAAGTAGGATGTTCATGTTGTTTTTAGTTCCCCATGATTGCAAAGATCTAGAAACCTGGCGTCTTCTTCAGCGTAAATACTATCAATGAATGCTTTGCGTCGATCTTCGTTACCTATAGCTTTTTTAGCGTCTTCAAAACTCATGCCAAGTTTTACTAACTCACATATGGCAATGAACTCTGCAAAATATGAATTGCTATTGTAGTTCATTTGTAATCCAAACCAGTACATCTTATTGGTATTGCCATGTTAGCTGCCAAATGTTCAACAAACACCTTGTAGGCAGCCTGTGCTTGGAATCTGTATTCTTCTCGGCGCCATTGATCTATGTTCTCCCATAGCTCTCTTGGCTTGCCATGAACAGAAACATAGTCTTCATCATTCAGTCCGCTAGAGCTATGATAAAGAGCCTGGGCTATTTTCTCTATATGTTCTTCTCTCACATTCATCCTATATCTATTGGATTGATTACAGTAATATTGTATTCTCTACCTTTGGCAATTTGTTTTTCGGCATGTCTAACGGTAGCGAATGTACCACCAAACCTTTGCCCGTTCCACACTGCCAAAAGATGAGTAGAGTTATCAACAATCCAATAGTCCCTGATTTTCATACAGTCTTTGGTGTATGGGCCAGGAGTGATAACCCGAACATCTGCGTATTTCAGCAGATCACGATAATGTTTTTTTGCTGCATCAGGCCATTGCGAATCTTGATCATCACATGGCACAGCAGCTACCAATGGAACTTTTAGCTCAATGGCGATCTCTGCCGCAAAAGTATCAACACCTTGGGCCATTCCAGAGATGATTTTTTTCGGTTTAATATTTCCAATCCTGAACAACATCTCCTGGTAGATCTTGTTTTCCTCTTTTGGAGGAATATTGTATCCGCCGAAAAGAGTTGGTGGCCTATGCCCTGTAATACCTAGAATCATATCTATCCTGTATGAGACTTGCTTGGTTCCTCGACCTGTTCTTTGATGAACATTTTTCCAAGCCGGCGTGCCAAGCGTTTATGCCACCTTTCACACGCCTTCTCCTCAACCGATCTTGGTTTTCCAATTCTAATTGGATACCAACCGCTTTTCTTTGTGAAAAACGGCATTCCAAATCCATATGCTTTCATTATTCCTCCCTTGAGAAAAGGAAAGCATCTCTTTCTTTATCCAGAGATTCTTCTAACCCTTCTCTATTGGTTTGGTTCATTGTCTGCCATTCTTTTTCCAAGGCAGCTATTTCTTCATCAGTCAGAGGAGGGGCGTCAAGATCCATTCCTTCTGGCTCATAGCTATATTCACAACAAGGCAATAATCTTCCTTGTTCGTCTGTTAATTCTTTACTATCCTTGCCAATTCTGAACTGTGTATCGCCATTCTCATCTGTATACTGCTCATATGTTTTTGGATCGATATTGCATGAGCAACCACGGTCTACACACTCATCACATAGATAGTGGTCATCATCGTGAGCTGGCATGTAAAACCAAACGGCTATGCGCTCATTGCACTTAACGCACTTAGCCAGTCTCATTCAACATCTCCAATAGTCTACTGGCCAAGTCATTGCGCTTGACTCTCTCGACTATATCGTTTCTGTCAACGATGTATGCCTTGTCTTTTGCCCACTCAAGACAATTGGCAACGATCAAATCCGCATCAGATGTGGCCCGGCTCTTCTGCGCAATCTTGATTAAATCGTTGTCAGATATTCCAACCTGAAGCTTGAACTTGACAATCTTTCCTGTGAAGCCCCAGTCTTTTCTGAATAGGTCAACAATCTTCTGTGTTGGTGTTAGCTTCAGGAACAGCTCTTTGTGTTCCGATCCAACCTTCTTGTCATTGTCAAGTTTTGTCATGGCAAACACCGAGGTGTTTGGTAATGGCATATCTTGTTGTTGACCTGCATAAACGCCTTCAACCTCATAATCACTTACAGCGGCGGAATGAATGATGGCATCGAAAGCCATAACATTCGCCGAGGTTAGCAAGTGTTTGAGCGTTCTGTAAAGATCGTCGTATGTTTTATATTCGACAAAACAACATTTCCTAACAGGGTTCATGTCTAAAACATCATAGTATTGACCGTTTTCATGTACACCTCCAACAACAGGAATGCGCATATGAGGATTGCCAACCAAAGTTACGTCATGACCTTTTGCAATGGCATGTTTGGCAATATCAACAGAAGTATTTCCTTTGAAAATGTTCGAGATAACCCGAACCTGGTCAATCGGAATCTGAGTATTGCCACCAGTTATTAGGATTTTCATATCAGACACTCAGAGTGTTGCAGGTTTTCTGTTTACAGATATTTCCACCTTCATAGTCTTTGATGGTGAAACGATTGTTAATAAATCCAACAATCACAGATGATGAGACAGTTTCCCAACGATGATCCTGGTCATGGACACAAACAGACTTCTCATCAAACTCACCAGTAGGACCATGAAGGCGCAAAAGGCCATTCATGATATGCTCATCCATCTTTCCGTAACCCATAGTCTCTACAGCTTTCCATAGTATGAAGTTACGTTTTGCGTCATTCTCCAAATCCAAACCTTCATTGGTAAGGATATGGAAACCAGGATTTACCTGTGTAACCGCAATCTCTTTCATGTTGTAGTTGCCAGAGTATACGAATCCATCGCCCTTGCTACCAAGAAGAACGAGGTGGAAACCATTATAGTTGGTGGGGTCTTTACCTCTGATGAAATCATCTGCCTCTGCAACAGTATCTTTCTTCAGCATGTCAAAAACCAGCATTCCTCTGGATTGCATACCTCTGCGATGACCAACATCCCAGTTTACAATACCACAGAATGTACCACGATCATTGATACCAATCCAGGTGCCGCCACGGACATCCAATGGACAGACAACCCCCTTGCTGCGTGGCGCCCAAGGTTTCGAGGGGCGCATTGGATTCTCATCCCTATTGGCCCCAACAAACAAGAACTCAGTGTGTGAAGGGTTCCAATCGAATATGATGGTACACATTTTCCAAAACCTAGTTTTTCAGACAACTACCGTATGCATTGTTGGAACAAACACGATACCCATAGGTTATCAGCACGTCCCCATTAGAAGTGGCTGAGTATGAGTATTCACAAGATACCTTTTGACCGTCAACGCAACTGTTGATTGTAAAGGTGTTCTGCGGCGCCCCTCCAGCAGCCGGAGGTGATGTCTCTATGTTTTGCGTATGGTTATTGCCACACGAAATCAAGAACAATGCAATCCATAGCCATTTCATGCATCAACCCACTTGAATCCAAATATCCCGAACACCCGGCGCATTGGCTTCACAGAGAGTATAAAGCCTTTCCTGTAGAACACGCCACAATCATACATGTGGAAACCATCCTCAAGCAAACGTTTCTTGCACTCCTCTGAAACGTTCTGCCAGATGTATGTGTTGGTCTCACCACGGTTGATAGCGATGTTGATGATGTTCAGGCAGTTCTCGTACTCCTTGTGCGGAAGTTCTTGCTGCTTTTTCTCACTAATCCTGTTGGCTTTATCCAATAGCATAGATGCATTTTTCTTCATGCTTTCCTCCGCGTTTCTGAAAGTCTGGCACTGGCAAAGGGAATGGAAACAAACACCTCCATCATCATCAACGAACACTCCATCATAATCAAATGAATGATCTTTCTTTGGATGCCCGCATTGACAAATTTCTGTTTCCATTTCACACACCATTTCTTTTGCTGTTTTGGTATGCTGTTAACGCTTTAGAAGCTGCATATGATTGAACTCTTTTGCACCTTTCAATAACAGGCGTTTCACCAAATTTTTCAACCCACAAATTTCTAATAGTATTCCTAGACATATGCAGTTTTGTGGCGATATTACTCATAGACTCATAACCATCAAAACAACCAAAAACATCTTCTGTGTTTATCTGTTTTGTAAACTTGCGCAGTTCACTGAACTCAGTAAGAAAATAGTATTCTAAACTTCTACCTTCATATTCTGCTTTTTTGATCCAATTACAATTAGCACAAAGAACCTGAAAACCATCATTTCCATCTAGAATTTTCTTATATAGAGTCTCTCCAGACTCTCCTTGTTTTCTTTTTATGTATCCAGAATTATCTATGTGGTCTATTTGTAAAGCCCTCGGATCATCAAAACCACATATTGAACACTTATATCCTCCAAGTTTTTCAAATGCCAACCGTCTATAATGATGATATCTGTCTTTGTTTTTCTTAGGATCATAATTGTCTTTTGCGTGCTTAATTAATTTGTTTCTGTATTTTTCGTTGTTTGCGTAAATGTATCTTTTTCTTTTGTTTAGGCAATCACGACATAAAGATCTTCCTTTAATTTTTTGCTTGCCACACTGGCATTCTGGTAACCTCATACCATGCAATATAACTAGTCATGACCTCTTTATTGCTGAAAAGATCATTCCAAGCGTTGACCAATCAACCAGTTTTTTATCAAACATATCTCTGATTGATATGATTACTGGATATGTAATTTCAGTATCAGACGCTACGCCAAATGTTTTTCCAGAGCGCTGTAGATTTAGTAATTCATTGCGCTCGTTTTTTGTTATAGCACATGAAAACAAAGTACAAGTATGTGGTAATAAGGTGCTCATCACTTGTAAAGATTCTACATATTGTATCCGTGAAGGATCTATACAAAAAGAAGTTTCTTCTTTAAGCTCTTCTGTAACTACTACAAAAGACTGTTCATTATTTGTTTTAGAACTGCCACCAGGAAGCTCAAATACAAACCCTTCAGGATTCCTAACTGGAGTTCTAAACTCTTTTACTAACAATACCTCTGTATCTAGTATTGACGTAGAATCATGTGGTTTATAGAATAATGCTATAGAAGATACATCTGTTCTAAATATACCTATCTCATTCCACTTAAGCCTCTGTTCTGCATGAACCCACATCTTTACATGCAGGGCAAAACAGAATACGAAATCTTTGTTTTTACCTACACGGAAATTCCAAAGCACCCTGGCATAATCAATGCGATTCCCAACAGCTTTCTGAGATTCATACCACTTTTGGAATGTGGAATGATTCCAGATGAGAATCGGAACCTGAGATTCGCCTCCGGTTCTTTCAGCTCCAACCCCTATCTTGGTCAATGCATGAGCCAGAGTTTCTTCTAGCGTCAAAGCAACAGGAATGTGTTTTGATTTGGCAAGATCCTCAAGGTATCTATTCTTCTCGGCGCCCGGAGGATATCCAAATACAGCCTTACCACTATCAGCCCACATACCAAATTCCACATTGGTAGTGAACGCTGGCATATCTGTCAGGTTTCTAGGAACCCAGAACACAATGACATCTGCCATGTTGAGCCCTTGAGTTTCCCATTCCACCTGATCTTCATAGGTGAAATTTGCTGGCATTTGTCCTGGGTTTTTCCATTCAGGAACAAATACATGCCCATCATATCCAAGCTGCTCAAGAATACGAAGAGCTTCTGGACGCCAGCTCTTTACATCAGCAGAGCGAGGAGTAGGACCAGCAAGGAAAATGGTTTTCTTGACGCTTGTAGGAATGGGATCATCAGAATATACAACTTGCATTTCAAACCTCGGTGCAGTATGTGTTGGTATTTTTACAGTGATATAGTACCTGGCAAATAGGCTCTAGTCCTCTTTGCTCTACAAACATCTTTCTACACGCCGGACATAACTCAATACCCTCGTTCCTATAGATGGGGTATTCTGGAAAACGATACGCAGTTACATCCCCACACCACGAAGCAATTGATGGATAATATTCGCTACCAACGTTGGTATAAAGATGGACAAAGCCACTTGTTACAATGTTTGAGTTTGTTACTATCTTGAATCATATGACCAATAACACGGACGGGGCCATAAGCCCCGTCCTTAATGTGTTGTGTTTTTACTTACCAGCTGGAGCGCCTAGCGGTGACAGATTCAACTGCTTTGCCAATGACACACTCATCAAATCAGCAAGATTGGACGAGCCACCATTGTTTCCTCCGCATGTTCCTCCCATGATGATATCGGGAGTCTGACGCTGCTTACCCAATTGATTGGCCTGAGCAAGAGCCACCTCTTTCCAAGCAGCCAATCTCTCAGGCATGAAGCCAGTAGCCTGCATCATAGCCCTGGCACGATAAGACTCACCATCACCAATCAGAGTCTGCTCTTTCTTTTTGAGATCGGCAGTCTGAACAGCCAGCTCCGCAACAGCCTTTTCTTTCTGAGCCGCCAGCAAAGCCACTTCCTTTTCCTTCTGGGCAGTGGTCAAAGCAACAGCCTTCTCCTGCTCTGCTTTGGTAACCTCAGTGGTTTTCAGAACTTCCTGGTCCCATTTGGCCTTGGCTGCCGATGCTTCACCTTCTTTGGCAGTGGTAATGGCACGCTGCTCGGCTTCCTTACTACGGGCAATGGCAGTCTGAATATCCATTGCCAGTTTCTGCTGAGCACCAATCTGATCCTCTACAGACTTCTCATAAGCAATACCATTGATATTGTATGAGTAGGTTTTGATACCCAGCTGATCAAGAAGAGATTTTTCCTGACGGGCAATTCCACCGGCATGATCGTTAACCAACTCTACACGAGCTGCGGTTTTCTCTTTGCCAGAAACCTCATCAATGACCTTTTCCATCTTGGTGACAGTTTGATACACACCAAAACGAACCTGATCTTCGATGTACTTCAGAAGGTCAGCGCGCCTTTCAGAAGCAGATTCTTTGCTGCTCATAAGCGGACCTGACATATAAACAGCTCGCTCAACGGCCGGGCGAACCAGCTGCTGCTCAACGTTCTGCTGAGAATGAAAACGCTGATGAATTTCAACCATCAACTTCTCATCAAGCGGAAGATCGAAACGGAAAGTACCGCTGATATTTCCATGTCCGCCATCATTGAAACGGACTTTGATGGATTGATCGGCTGCTCCTCCTTGATCTTTCATGGCAGAGAAAGAGTATTGGGATGACTTCTTGTATGTGGTGATGCTTCCGAAGTTCCGCCACTTGGGTCCAGGGGTATTCCAGACAGTCAAAGAACCGTCAAAAAAACCCTGCTTGACCACAATTTCATCAGCAGCAACTGTGGTAATCATGCTGAGGGCAAGGATGATCAACATCACTACGCCAACAAGCGCCGCCGATCTTGAAAATGGTCCACATATTGAATCCGCTATCGTCATCTGCCCTGTATGATTTTGCCATTTACTTGTGCTTTCTGGTCATATCATCTATGACTCTCGAAAAGATCTCGTCTTTCTCGTGTTCAACTTCCAATGCCTTGGCTTCTTCCTCGGCTATTTTCAGTTCTGCTTCGGCTATCCGGCGGCGGTGTTGTGCCTCCATGATACGCATTGTAGGTCCAAACATCCATTGTATAGCTGGGACGATAAGGAACCGTATTAGTATTGTGGCGGTTATCACACCAGCCAACATTAGAATGGCGATTTCAAGTGCCATAATCACCCTATGATTTGTTGTAGAACCAAAACAATGATCGTACCAATCACAGCTCCTAACAATACCATTCTCCAGTTAATTGGCGATTGATGCTGTTGCTGCTCTTGTGGTTGGTAGGTGAAAACAAGGTCTTCGGGTTTCATCTGGCGTGATTGTCGTTTGGATCATCGGTGTATTGACAACACCAGATACTTCCATGACAACGAAAACGGGCTGGCCATTTCCAGAAAAATAGTAGCCCTCTCCAGAATTCATTCATGTTTTTCTGCCAACCCAAAGAACGTCACATCACCAAGCCCAAGTTTATATGATACACCAGGCATGCGCTTGAACTCATGTCTGAACACTTCACACTGCTCTTTCATCATTCCACAGTGCTCAATATCACGCTTCAAATCACCAAGCCTGCGGTCATTCTGTGCAACAGCAGGATCCCGCATCAGGTCTGAATGTTTGATGCGAGCTTCCATTTCCTTGGCACTATACTCTGCGTACAACCTTTCAGCAGCAGCCAGAAGCTCAGCTCCGGTATATGAGTACGTCCAAGATTCGCGGCCCTTAGCAACGTGATCGTTATACATTCCCATTGTCTTTATCTTTCGCTCGTTTAGTAACCCATTCCATGAATCTTAGTTCAGTACAGAACGGGCATCCATCATCCAAAGCACCGTCACAGCCGCAAGAGCCGCCAACAGTGAACTCTTTGATCAAGAATTCTTCATCGTCAATTGTCCAGCCAGGATATAACTCCCTACGTCTTATGAAGTGATCGATTGTCATTCACATCCTATTATAGTGCCAATACTAATCGTAAGCAAACAGCACAGGTTAGAAGAACACAAATCAAAGCGCCAGTGATAACGAAAACGGTTGTAATTGCATTATCAGACATGACTTTTACACCAATCTGAAAATCAGATCAGCCTCCACTATAATTCCCCCGCATTTATCGCAGAACCCGTGGACCTGATCTTCCATTGTAATTGCCTGAGTATCCCATGGATGAAGTTCCCAAATGACAGGAGAATGTTTTCCGCTCTCCTTGCATTTTGGGCAGGCATCTCCAAAGTGTTTCTTCACAGCTCTCATCAAGAAATGGTCAGACATTCTTCGGCCCTATTTTTCAAATATGCTTCTGTTGTTGGATGAACGTAATCTGATATTGGTGCGCCGTGAGAGTGCAATTCTCTTACGATGCTTGAAGAGAAGTGAATGTGGTTAGTTATGGCTGGGAGGAATATCGTCTCAACCGGCCTCAACCTGGAATTGACTTGATGGATTTGGAACTCGTAATCGAAATCTGTTGATGTCCTCAAGCCCCTGATAATCATGTGAATGTCATTATCGTGACAATAGTTGGCCAGCAAACCAGTCACAGGAACAACAGAAATCCTACTGTCATTCTGTATGACCTTGTGGATTAGCTCAACCCTTTCACTTATAGTCAGCCAATGTTTCTTCTTGGCATTGTTGGCTACAGCTATAACGAGTTGACCATCTCCGCAGATGGCTAATGCCCGCTTGATGATGTCAATATGACCGAGCGTTATCGGATCGAAACTGCCTGGGTATATTGCTTTCATGCCAAAGCCTCATCTTGCCCTTTGCATATTACATCAATGGCAATGTCTAGCGCCTCTTCTATTGATATGTCTTTTGCTACTGGTACCACATTTCCAGTGCGTTTCTTTTTGGATATTGCAGCTAGAACATATTGGCAATAGTCCGTGCCCTTGGCAGAGTCATATCCCTGTAGAAAAGCATACAACTCTTCTGGACCTTCGAGGATAAAATTCATCCCAACATGAGATTTGATTCTATTTAGTATGTCAGCTATCTCAGGCATCTGGTTTCCTTAGTGGAAGTTTTGGTGGCGGCCTCAAATGAGAGGAGTCAAAAGCAGTAGATGGAACATGCCAGTCAGTCCCAGAGATTGGCTCATCATGTGGTGTTGTCAGCACGGTACCACAATTAGGACACCAATATACATATGCACCAGATGCATTATCACATGATGCTATGAGTGGGTATAGGTATGAATTTCTACAACCTATGCACACCTGTGTTGAAAGATCTCAGTGTGCCATTTATCCACCGCTGCAATCATCAAAGATTTCTTGTGCCGAATTGGGTCCAGGCACAATCATCTTGTATTTGATGCCATGTCTATCAAGGTATGATTGAATCTGGTTATCTATCTTCTTGGCTTCATCGGCTGTCTGTAACCTACCAGATGGATTATAGTCCGTTACTCTAGACAAGTAATAATGGACATACTCAAACCCAAAACCGGCAGCCACATCCAACTGCTTCTGTATCCCAAGCGGAATAACCATTGGAGGAGGTTCGTTTCTCTCCTCGTATACCGCCGATATCCAAAGCGGTGAATCTGTGATAATCATGTCCACATCTTTGAAAAGGATTCGCTCCTTTCTGCTCTGTTTGGCAAAGATGTAGATCTGATCTCCTGGGAGTATGTTCCTACCTTCCCATACCCAATCCTTGATGTATTCCCTGACAAGCTCCACATTCAACCCAGCCATCTTGGATAGGTAGAATAGCTTTGCTGCTATTGTTGACTTGCCAACTCCAGGGCCACCGTATAGACACACCACCCTCTTCATAACCCATATTCCTTTAACGAAGAATTCAAGTCTTCAATCAGATCTTTTTGCGCCTCTGGATCTGGGCTTTCGCTTTCTATAAACCACATCTCCATCAAGTCATATACGCCCTGGTCTTTCTTGCTCAAACCAGAAACGTTTGCAACGAACGAGGCATCCAAACCACATTCCAACATCTTTCCGGCATACAGCTCTATTTGAGACTGTTGTTCTGGAGTTGTTTGGAATGGTATTGGAGGTGCAGATTCCTCTACTTTGATTATGTATGACTTGTCCCTGTATCGTAGTTCTAAATGATCTTGGTGTTTGGTGACTCCAATTTGTGCTAGTGGGCTTTTGTTAACCTCTTCCAGCATGAATAGAACACCATCATAGACGGTTTCAACAACGCCGGTTTTTGTTCTGAGGTTTGGTTTTTCCACATCAGCCCTTCACACACAACACTTGCTTGAGTGTGTGAACAATCTCAACCAATTCACTCTGAGCATTGATCACAGTGTCAATGTCTTTATACGCTGCGGGTGACTCATCAATCACAGAAGCATCCTTGCGGCATTCAACACCCTTGGTTGCCTCGATGTGTTCTTTGACAGAGATTGTTTGCTTGGCCTTGGTTCGGCTCATCTTTCGGCCGGCACCATGAGAACAGGACATGAAACTATCCTCATTGCCAAGACCACGGACAACATAGCTTTTTGTGCCCATGCTGCCTGGTATCAAGCCAAGCTCGCCTTTTCTAGCTCGCACGGCACCTTTGCGCGTCACCCAAATCGATTTACCAAAATGGTATTCTTTTTCGACATAGTTATGGTGACAGTCAATAAATGTGTTTGGCACTTCCTCAAACTTTGGAACCTGTCCTGATTTTTTAAGGCCACGCAACATGCCGGCTTTCATAAGTTCGCGATTAACTTTTGCAAATCGCTGAGCCCAGAGAACAGCCTCTATGTAATCATCAAACAGTTCTGTGTTTTCTGGTAGGTATGCGCAATTAGGATCTGGCAGTTCAATGAAGTATTTCTTCATCTCTTTCTTTGCCAGGTCTATGAAGTATGTTCCTATCTTGTTTCCAATACCCCTTGACCCTGAGTGCAAGAATACATGCACCTTGTCATTCTCATCAATTGTTAATTCGAGATAGTGGTTGCCAGACCCGAGAGTTCCAAGTTGTTTCTCGCATTGCTTATGGCTAATCTTTGGATGTTTAGCTATGATTTTCTTGTATCCAGGTTCTAGCTCCATCCAAGCAATCTGAACCTCTGGTGGAACATTGTGCCAAGCTCCTTTATCATTCTCTCCACCATCATCAGTTCTACCATGAGGCACTTCTGATTCTATGGCTTGACGAATTTGTGCCAGATTTCCAAGATGAGATTTTTGCAATGTCGTTTCTGACAAACAAATTCCGCATCCCAAATCTACGCCGACGAAAGCCGGCACTACAGCGCCCGACGTAGGTATAACAGCACCGACTGTACAACCAATACCAGCATGAGTGTCTGGCATTGCCGCTACATGCTTGTAAATGAAAGGCAGGTCAGCTGCATTGTATAGCTGTTTCCGCGCCTCATCTTCTACATCAACACCAACAGTCCACTCCTTGATTTGGTGCTTTGCACCAGTGGTGATGTTGATACTGTCATGGCGATACGTCTGCATTTTTGAATAGTCAGGCACGGGACCTCATTTCACTGAAACGGTTGATATATGTACAGGTATGGACAATTACCTGGATTACTTTGTTGACTACGAGTCTTTGGCTTACTTTTTCGGCTTTGTGTTTGCTGATGGTCACATGAGAAAAAACACAAGAAACCGAGGGTGCGTTGGTATCGAGATTGGTACCAAGGACTGTGACATTCTTGAAAAACTAGCATCAAGAATCAAGGTGAACTCAACCATTAGAGAAAGGAAACGTAAAACCAACTTCACCAAAGGTAAACAAGTGTCTTTCAAAGGGCTATACATATATGATTTGGACTTCCGCAATTTTCTAGTCAGCATAGGAATGCCATATGGATCAAAGAAAAATGTGAAGGTTCCTGGCTGGGCGAAAGACAACAATCATTTCTGGAGAGGTTACGTTGACGGTGATGGTTCACTTGGCATTACTGGTCAGGGTTTTGCTTACGTAAGTTTTCTAACATCCAGCAAAGATGTGTGCAACAAATACCTAAATGCTCTTGAAAGCAATATTGGCATCGTGAAAAACGTAAACAGAAACTCAAGGGATAAAGTGTTCAACATTATGGTAAACAAAGAACACGCTCAGGAGTGGGTACGGTTCCTTGGCTATCAAGAAACTGATCTTTGCCTTACCAGAAAACAGCAGAGCGCTACCGAAGTGTTGGGTTGGGTTAGACCAGAAGGACAGGTTAGAGTTGTATCCAAACGCTGGAACAAAGAGGAAGACAAGGTTGTTAAACTTCACTCAATCAGTGAGGCTGCCAAGATCCTTGGACGAACTGAGAAGAGCATAAAGAGCCGTGCGTTTAGATTGAAAAACGCAGCGTGAACTTACAAACATCAGAGCACTCTATCATCCATTTCGTTGGTGAACTTGTGATGCACGTAAAAACCAACAACAATCGGCCAACACAACCCCATAATGGCACTTGCAATAACTGCCAATGGTATTGAGATCAACAACATCCAAAAATTGTTGTGACCTCTATGCATCCACCCGTGATACTCTATGCCGCAAAGAACAAAACCAATTGACAGTGAGATTAGGAATAAAGGCGTTCCAAGCAATAGGTATATGATCAAGATGGTCATTATAGTTTCTTTACAACCAGTATGAGCGGATGTTTTTCTTTCATGGGAGGATTGCCAAGAACCTCATCGAAATGTTCTCGCATCAGAAGAACCGCAGGATCTATTGGCACATACTCCTTTGGTTCCTCAATCTCCTCAAGATAACCTTCTTTGTCAGGCTTGATCTCTCCAAGCTCTGACCACGAGTAATCATCATATCTAACATGATGATTGGATGCCATTGCAGATGCGTCTACATCCCAAAAGGGTTCATCCCAATCCAATTCCTCAAGAAACTCCTCATCGGTAATCCTGACTTTGTATCGGCCGTGTTCATCTGTAGTATCAGATAGAAGGCGTCCTTTTACGTGTCTGGATATTCCATCGCAGCCTAACCAAAGATCAACTTCACGACCATCAGACATAGTGTTTACTCGTTATTGTAATTTGATACAGACGTACAAACGCTGATGAATTCCTCTTCATCTAGTTTGTTTTTCATAATGTTTACAACGCTACATACGAACTGAATGTTGTCGTAATAGTATCCCTTGGTTGAGTCTTTTCTATCAATTGACGGTCTGTAAAGGCTCTTGCCAGCCCAAATCATTTTTAATCCACTTAAAGCGCATATACCGTTTTGTGATTCAAATATTTTATCCAACTCTTCATTGGACACGTCCCATATATGTTTTCTGCGTTTTGCGCTAAGTTTCCAAGCTGATATGGTTTTACCCTGAAAATATTTCGTACCTTTGTAGTTTGTTGGTTTTCCTCCAGTTTTTTCTAACATCTCCAGTCTAACACACCTACAACAAATCTTGCGTCTTAATGGTTCTTTATATTTGGAAAATTGTACTCTTTGGTGTATTTGATGACATTTTTCGCATTCAAAATCTACTGTTTTACCTTTGTTTGGTCTAGATTTGTGACACGAAATACACCACGCCTGCAAACCATTAGCAGATCGATGAGATGCATAAAACTGATCTTCAGGTTGTTCTACTTTGCAATGTGAACACCTTTTCATTTATCCCCTAGTCCCTCCAACAGTTCTGCTGTGTTTTGCAAAATACTTGTCATTTGATCTGATAAACCAAATCTACCCTTATTGATCTCGATGCTTTTCAAGATATTACCATCAGCGTGTCTTTGTGATGAACTTATCCAATCACACATCATTTCCACAATATCGACAAGGTTCATATCATCAACACCATTCTTGTGGTGTTCGGGATGATGCCTTGACCTGGCGTAGTGATGGGTGAGGGCTGGCTGCAACGCCTCTCAGGGACCGTCCGGTCTTGCTCGATCTCCAGCACTCGGAGCTGTCGCGATTGGGGTTGAACCAACGACCCCTACCGTGTCAAGGTAGTGCTCTACCACTCCCGTACTCTTGTTTGGGGTCTAGCTAGGCTCCATAATCGGACTCGACGGACTCGTTAGACTGTCGACCAGAGCACCAGATGATGTTCCCTCTGCGCAGGACGAAGTGACTGCGGCAGCCCGTGGTCCGCCACACCGATGGGGACAATGTGGGTCCGCTCGTGCTCTCGTGAAGCCGCCAACGCGGCGAGGCATCGGGCAGCGCGTTAAGTGCGATCCGTGCGCCACACCCGCACGGACAGGCGAGCACAAAGTGCCAGAGATATCCGTTCTCACCGATTGCGTAGAGAGTCTCCGGAAGCAGCTCGTCGGGGTCCTCGACAAGGTGGACGACTCGGTACGCGGGCAGCGGAACCGCCGGATGAGTCACATTGCTGCAAAGAATCTTTACAGGAACATCTTTCATATTTTGTTCTTCCTCGATTTCTTCGTCATCATCCTCGTCAACCCCCTCGTCATTCTTTAGTTTCCTATAATACTCCTCAATTTTTTCCTGCTGTTTTACATCATATTTCGTGCTTACAATGTCCTTGAACCATTCAACAGCATCGGTATTGTCGAACTTTCCATCGAACCAGTTTCCAAACCTCAACACCAATGTTTTTAGCTCAAGCTCGTTATGAACAAGCTGAGCCACAGGCCAGCCAGTATCAAGCTCAATCATGGCAGAAGGATCGCGGAAGAAAGCGTCAATATCCTCTATGAGCTTAAAGCTTTCCTCATACCGTTTCCAGGCATCTTTTTGAGCCTGTTGGTATTCCTCTTCTGTTTGCTCCCCCGTTTTCTTAGTCATAGAGTTGCAACCCTCTCGAATGGTATGATAACGCCGTGGCTACCATTGCCCGATTTCACATGACCAAGCTGCTCGCAATAGATGCAATACTCAGCACGCTTGTCATAAATATTGGTAATCTCGCCGGTATATTCTTTGCCAAAGCTTCTGAACTTGACCCTTTCACCAATAGCAATATCTGCTTTGATGTTATTGTCAGCAACCCATTTCTCAATGGCCTCTAACAAAGCTTCTTCTTTTATACTGATGATACGTTCCATCATATCAACAAGAGCTTTGTCACCGCTCCAGCCATCATCATCAAGGGTTTTGGTGGCGCGGAATGCATCCATCTCATATTCAACAGCCTCGGCTATTTGATCCAAAGCCTCTTCTGTATAATCTTTGCCAAGGTAATTTTTGACAAGTTTCTCAACCTTTGTTTTGAAATGGTCCATGAACTTGCACGAACCATAATCTGGACGGACTGGTATAGCGGTCATAGGTTTCTTTCAATTAGTATTGGTTCTATTGCTTGCAGAAGGTTTACTTCACAGCGATAGAACTTTGCGCTTAGCCGTGGGTACTGTGAGAGTGCGCAGGCTGCCTCAGCGATAGATTTTGTTTGTCCTGTCAATGAGCTGATGGACAGTTGCTCAAGCGCAAGAAATAACTTACGCTCTGTTAGAATTCTATTATCAATTGACTCTTCAAGATTTGCTTTTATCTCAGCAATCGTCCTGAGTCTGTATCGGGTTCTTTTGGTGTATTCATGGCGAGTAATTGGCAAGCTATCTACAAAGTTATTGGATTGCAGACGTTCTTGTTCTACGCAATCCATGTATCTGTACCAATCCTGTGCCCATTCAATAACAGCTTGGTCAAAATCGAACCTTAGCTTTAGCTCACGGTTGTATTTGCCAAATGGGCCATTGATCAGTTCTTCCCAGGTGATGAGCTTTACAGGGCCAGCATCACCAGACAGATCCATAGTAGGTGCTGTTCCGTGGTATAGGAACGTTGTTGAATGATACCCATTTTCCTCTCGCTCAAAGATTGGACTAAGATGTTGCGGTAAAACAACAATCCCTGTCTCTTCTTTCAGCTCACGAATGGCCGCATCTTTCTTATCTTCCCCAGGATCAACCTTGCCTCCGGCCAAACCCCATTGATCCTCCGTTCCCCTCCGGGCAACAGCAAGCACCAAGTCTCCTTTCGTAAGGAGAACACACACAGCCTCGTTTGTCATGCAATACCCTATATGTAGGTAACTGTCGTATGAGCTGTTCCGTAGAGTTTATCACGGCGGCATGGGAGATGCAACGTGGGTAACTCTGTTGGCTTTTTCCCAAGAGAATTCCTTAAGGAATCTTTCTCTTTGGTGTTCTGTTATTGAGACCTCTGTGGCGTAGAATTGATCGTTAGGTCTCACAACAGGGGCTAGGTAAGTTTTCCTAGTTGAAACAAACCCAGCCAAAGCCATTTCATCTTTGGTTGCTCTCCTGGCAAACTCATTCCAATGGTCAGTAGAAGAGTAGAACAGCGCCAAACAATCCATACCATCGCAGTCTAGGATAACTGAATGATGTGTATGGTTGTCATAGTGAGTAGCAACTTTACCAAGAAGATCTTTGATCTTGTCTTGCGCTATGACGGCTTCAACAGCTTTGGCTTGTTGTAACCTGCTTTCGGCAAGGAGCTGTTGATTAACAGACACTATGTTTTTCTGCTTATCAAGAAACTCTTTGATCTTGGCTTTGGTTTCTTCAGGGTTTTCGCCGTTGTAAATGGCCGCCAGGTATTTGGCATTTGCGTGTATGGTGTATGATTCAGCAGGCCAGCATACCTCTGTGTATTGGACAACTATATCTGGATACAGACTCTTTTCTTTGGTCACGAATGGCAGGGCTCTTTTCTTGCCACGCATGCTTGGGAAAGTTTCAAGCCGTATCCCAAAGTAGTATCGCCGCTGGCCTTCTAGCATTTTAGCGTTCTCCTGATTTCTTCGGCGGCATCAATCATGGCCCGTTTTGCAAGAATCTGTTCATTGGATTTGGTGATGATGTATTCAATACCAGCCACAACCACTTTATCCATGTCAGTTCCCATTTGGTGTTCTTTGTATACAGCCCCGCCTTTTCTCTTGCGAAGAGACAGTACATACCCATGTTTCTTGGACTCTCGAATTATGAAAAACTTACCATCAAGATTGGGAAGCTCATCGCTTTTCCACGCTTTGTTTCCGATCTTGTTGAAAGCGATGCCTGCGATGTGGATGGTATCTTTTGACATTTTACCTTGGTTCCTCTGCTTTTGGTTCGTCATCTTCCAGCATTTCTTCTGGAAGCCTGCCGTTCTTGTTGAGTAGCTTCATCAGATTGCTGATACGTTTCATTGCTGCCTCATCTGGCATTCCTGCTTTATGAGGAGCTGGCAATATACTGGCCAACCAGAATGCCTGTTTTGGAGTCAAGGCATACGGACTGGTCCCAAAATACCTTTGTGAAGCGTTCGTAATGCCATACAGGTTTGGTCCGAACTCAACCACGTTCAGGTACAGTTCAATAATCTCATCCTTGCTAAAGCAGCTTTCGACAGCGTTAGCAAGGATTACCTCTTGAGCTTTTCGTCCAAGAGTCTTATTACGGTTGAGCCAGATGTTTTTCACAAGCTGCATGGTAAGGGTAGACCCACCACGCACGAATTTCTTGTGTGTAAGATTCTCTTTGAGAGAAGCTTCAAAGGCGGCCGGGCTCCACCCCCTGTGATATTGGAAACCAGGATCTTCCATGGTGATTAGAGCTTCGGGAAGGTATGTACCAGGGAGAGTTGCCCATTCTCTGGTAGTAGGTCCAGTTTCTCTTTCAGACCTTGTGCCATCTTTATTATACACAAGATACTTGAAAGGCTTGCGCAATGCTTTGAGTTTATCATTGCACGCAGCTCTACAGAAACCCTTTAACAAGAAAACAGGTTTTTTGATGTTGACAGAGAACTCAAGCCTGCCTCCAAGGTCCAAGCCTTCTAGCGGCTCCTTTAGACCTTGAGGGAAAGCGTTGGCCAAATCCTGACAATCACCATCACCACTCAGTGTTTCTCCATCCCAAACAACAGTTACCTTGCCAACCATTGCTGAGATGATTTTACCATTCACATTGAGATGACTTTCGCCAAACACAACTGGCTCTGGACTTAGCCATTGATGATTGGCGGTAACGCTAGCAGCGGTGATCTCAAGTTTGTCCTGTTTTTCAAATAGGACATGAACACCGCGAGCTTCGTTTTTCTGAACCTTTACAAAGTCAGCTGTAACATCCCAAACGGCATCACCCTTCGTAGCTTTGACTTTCTTGGCTACGATTGGCCCTTCAATGGGAAGTTTCTTTTTGGGACTGAAAGCAACAGAGTCTACGGAGATTGTCTTTCCGTAGGTGAGTCCTTCTATTGCTGCGGTACCAAACACATCGCCTGATACTGTTCCAGAGCCAACGGTTACCAATCCGTCACTGGACCGATTAACACTCTTCAAAGAAGCTTTGATGTTCTTTGTGGTATCAATCACAGTAGCGGTCAGGTCATATGCCTGAATGTTGTGTTCTTTTACAGAGTCTGCTTTGGTTTCTTTGCTCTTGGTGATTGTTACATGTCCTCCGTGTATTGTGACGGCTTTGGAATAGCTTACCTCAACATAAGGTAGGCTGGCTTCCAATCCTGGTTTGTTTACTAAAACTTCTTCTAGAACAACCTTATCGAGGTATAGTGAGACTTTGGTTACTGTGACACCTGGGTAGTCATGTTGTATTTTGTCTTGTAAATATGATGGCGCGTAGTAAAGTGCAGCGACTGTTAGTGATGATATTGCGAAGAGGAAGATGGTACTGATGATACCAATCCGCTTGATATTCATTCTATGTCTCTACTTTTCTGGTTTGTGTCTCTCTAGGAAAAGATCCACGTTTCTCTGTATGATTTGTTCTGACAAATCTGTTAGATGGTTCTCTGGGGTAGTTACGCTGGGACCAAGCGATCCCTCTTCGAAATAACCCTCCTCAAAGAAAAGCCCACCCTCAAAATAGTTTGGGTATGGGGCTAGTTTTCCAACCAAGAACTCCCACTTGTTTTCTTTTATGGATACTTTCAGCATCCAAGAGTAGGTGTTTTTGATTGTTCCGAATGCGCAGTTTCTGTTGGTGCAAACAGACTGCTCATCGAATATTCCCTCCCATTCCGCTCCGGCAATCCTTATACCTGTGATTGCTGTCAGTTCACTTGTTCCAGTGATAGGTTCTTTTGGTGCAGAATTACTTTCAAGAAGCAAACTCCACTGTCCTATAGGAACCCATACACCAGGCCGATCACCTGGCAACGAAGGAGGGATCTGCTTTCTGGACACCTCTCTAACGACCCAGAGAGTGCCATTCTTGTCTGAAAAAAGATCACCAATCTTTGGAGGTACGTTTGCCAGAATGACGGCTGATACCGAGTATTTGGTGACACTATGTATTCGCATGCACAGCTCCTGTGAATACCTATCGATAGTACATCTATATTCAGCTACAAATTGGCCCAGGAGTATAGCCCAGTCTGAGCGCCCGTCCAGCGCTATCGGCACACACTCCACACCCCATTCTCGCAATACTGTTTTCCTTTGAAGCAGTTGGCTACAGTGTTGTGAGAAGGAAGAACAATCGTACAGTCAACCACCGCCCCAAAGCTGCACGGTTGACCTGGGACAGCGCTTGGTGTTGGTAAAGCAACATCTGTGTTGGGATAATGCTCAGCACTACCACAACCAATAACAAGAAACGTTACTAGCAAAAGTCGCTTCATGTTAATATGTCACAAATTGCGTTCTCTGCTTGCGTAAAGTTGTGCATCAAGTTCTGCCGTTCTGTTTTGAGCACGATACAATTCATGCCTAATAGAATCTATCTCGTTGTTCAAACGGCGTATCTCGTTTTCTTGACGCTCAATTATACGATCTTTGGCAGCAACAGAAATCTCTTTTTGCTCTTTCCAATATAGAACATCATTTTCGAGGTCTTTAAAAGACATCTCTGTTTCTTTTATCTGGCTACTACAAAGGTCTTGCCAATATAGAATCTCATCTTCGAGGTCTTTTATTTTCTCATCTATAGCGTCATATATTTTCATGGCTCTCCTATACTAGGAGATATACCATCGACATCTAGTGCATGTTACAATTTTGGTACTCACAGACCTCGGTCGTTTCTTCTTTATTCACCACCGAACAAGAACAGCAATATCCAACAACAGACTTGTATCTGTGAAGTGCGCTTGATGCTTCATGCAGCTTTGTTGTTAGCTCTTGAGAATTCTTTTCCTGTGCTGTTAGAAAAGAATCAAATTGAGATTTGAGTTCTGAATAACTATGATGAAGAATAAGGTTTGATAGCAGTAATACAACAATTACAACGGTATAGAATATCTGCATGATTCGATAGTGTATCTTGTCAACAAGTAGGCTCATGGTGTTTAATCCTGGTATGACATCAACCTATCAGCAAACTCTTTGTTTTCAGAGTTTATACGTTCATATACAGCTTGTCTTGGTGTGGTCAGATCGGCTTGCCAAGGTCTACTGATGACAAGGGCGCTAAGATATATGACCTGTGGAAAATCTGTGCCGGCTATGGCATGAATTTCAGAAGCCGCCTCATCAATCTTGCCAAGCAACAAGAGATCATCTATCTCATCATAGATAACATCTATGGCTTCTGTTTTATTGCCACTGCCAAGAAGTGACAAGATTTTTTCCACCATATCGCTCATAGTGGAACGCCCTCTTTCTCTGATGGTTCTGAAAGTTTCTCCCTGAAATCAACACAAGCATCTTTGTAGATCTTGTTTTCAAGACGAAGTTTCAGATTCTCGTAGTGCATCTGTTGTATTGATTCGTTCTGTACGATCAACCGGAACCCCATGAACACAACAAGGAAAAGCACAGATATGGGGAACCAATTGTCTTTCAAGAACTTCATGTAACAGATCTATATCACACTAAGGTGGAGACTCCCTGTTATCGTTTTTCATTTCCTCTATTGTTGTGAAACCCTCACGCCAAAGAATTCCTTGAACAAAGCACAACCATCGCATTGCCTTTGCAATTTTACCCTCCTTGATAAACCAAGGAATCTGCTCAAGCATCCATGCAGAATGTTCTATTGCTTCGTCTGACTTTGGACACTCTAGTTCAGAATGTTTTTTAGCTACGTATTTGTTCTTTTTTATGAAATCCAGATACTTATCGGAAACTTCTAGAACCTGCTCTTCGGTCATTGATGTTTACTCCTGCAAATGTAATTAGAAATAGTCCGAACCAAATCAATGCTGCAATGATCATATCCCATCTCCTGCTACAAAACCCTCCCTTTCAATACATATAAAACACACCAAGCCATCATAGCGATGTTGCCAACGTTTCCTCCATGGATACCACCAATTTGAATCCATCCATTTCATCCTCAGTTTTTTACACCGAGGACAACGCTGATATCTGCTACGAGATTTGAAATTGGAATGTGTTCTACCTGGTTCTGGATTTGGTTTTCCATACCCAGGTTTCCATTTTCGGCGGCTCATATAGTTCTGAAAAACTCAGCTATGTTTGGTTCCGTCTGATTGCCATTGTTCCATCCGCCAAACGCAATTGGAACACCTTCACTCTCATCATATGATGACGCATGCATTGTTTGCTTTACGCCATCAATGTACATAGAGTGTGCTCCCTCCCTACTGGTAAACATAACAGGATCTGAGTGCTTATGAAGCCAGTCCTTGTGTTTGTTTACAAGCATCGTATCAAGAGAAAGGTGCGGACCAGTCCACCACTTCTTTTCAAAGAATCCATCAAGAACCTTTTCAAGATTGAATTCTTTCTTGTTGTATGCTGGTTTTGTTGCTCTTCCTGTTTCTTTGAACCCCAACACAAGAACACCAAAACCAAACATATCAGCTTGCTTGATGGTCTGTTCAAGAGAGTTGTTTGAGACCATGCCCTCTACAACGTGAAGAGTAATCTTTGGCCGAGAGTGTCTGTCATTCAGCGCAAACAGTTTGGCAAGCTTTTCGGTATCGAAACCATAACCTGCACTATACCCAATGCCGCCAACACAACCAATGCTTTGTATCTGTTCGTAGTTCTTGATAACGAAATCAATATCTGCTGTGGTGAAGTTTGCTACAATACCAACACTTGCACAGTGCTGAAGTATCTCGAAAAACTGAGGATGTGATGTTGGCTCTCCGCCACCAAATGTAACCTCAAAAGTTTCAAGATCTGACAGGCATGATATGATTCTTTTTATGACATCTGGTTTACCATGCTCTCCAGTTTTCTTGGAGTCTTGGTAACAGTATGAACACCCTCTGTCACAGAAGTCAGTGATCTTAAGGTCAACTAGCTCAGGTACTTCTGATTTCTCCGCAGATACAACATCATCAGAAAATGAGAACCTGACCTTGTATCCTTGTTCGATATCGAAAAGAGACCAGAACTTTCCGGCCTCATCATACCTTCCCCAAACTGTTCCGGCCCGGCCATCACACATGATTCTTGAAAGGATTTCTGTTCCCAATGATGATAGATGATGATCTTCATCATCGTTATCACTCCCGCCAAGAATGACAACGTTTGGATCTTTCACCACATCAAGGAGTTGCTGGATGTATTTTTTGTGTAGTTTCGGACAGCGCCAGCTGTTTTTAAACACTGGATGAACCGGAAGCTGAAACACACTTTGATGATCGATGTACCCCGTTGGATCAATTTTACCACGCTCAAGATCTACATATTTCTCGGCAAGAGTTGCAGCATCTTCTTGGCTAAGGTTATGCAGGCTCTGTAGATTTGATTTTACAGCCTGTCCAACATAGGCGAGTTTGTTTTCCTCGTTTCCTATTGTAAAATGATCCCAACCAAACTCTTGATAGGTGTCTTGCCCGTCATCTGGAGCTGGTGTGGATAGCAATACAATAGAGTGGCTGCTGCTTGAGTTTGTAGCGAAACCATATCTGATATTGTGAATTCTCATTTCAATCCTCGCCTCTAGCTACCCGTTCTGCTTCAAGCCAATCATCCATAGCTGTTGTGTCAATTGGGCATCCTTTTGATACCCATATGTAATAGGCACGTTCGCGAACCTGATGATCTGAAACACCCTCTTTGTTAGATGGTTCGTTCAATAGCGCAGCTGCTGTTGGCTCTTGTTTTGTTTCAGTCATTTGCTTCTCTTGTTCTGAGTTTTCAGCAAGCTCTGCTCTGGCCTTTTGAACAGCACGATCAATAAATTTGAATCGTCTGGCGCGAATCTCTTCAAGACGGTCGCTGCCAGCAGTAATTTGCCCTAACCTGACAACACCCTCATAATCACCATAATCAGATAGTACCATGGCTATTCCTTATTGATGTTTTTCCAAGCCCAGTCAGACCAAACCTTACGACCTTCTGGAGTTGGGTGAACATCATTGGCCCACATTTTGATATCAATGTCTCTGGAATCCAATAGATTGACCTTGGCATCCAAAAGCATTTTTATTACCGTCTTCAACCCCTCAGTTACTTTGGGTGGTAGTTTTGGAGGGCCGAGCCAAATAACAGGTGCTGGCATTCTATCCAACATGGCCTTCAGATACGGAGGCTCATTCTTCAACACATGAGGCTCAAAGCAGGCGTCATTAGTTCCAAGACAAACCACTATCAGATCTGGCTTGAACTTACGCATCTTCCACCATTGTTTGGCGTACTTTTTACCTGACCATGATATGATGCTGGAACCTGGAACCGTTTCTCCAGACAGTTCAATCTTGCTTTTCTTTGCAAGCTCTAACATGTATGGCATGAGTAACCAGGCATTGCTGTCACCCATGAACCATATCTTCTTGTAACTCGCCGCTGCTGTTAGTCTGACAGAGGTTAGAATTGGCAGAGCGGACAAGATGCCCAAGAACGTTCTACGATCCACGCATCAAACTTTCTGAAATGATCCTGAGGTGCAATGCTCACATATAGAGAGCAAGTCATTAGGGGATACGGTCTCTGAATCTAACCCATTCCATTCTGGAATGCGTCTGCTCAGTTGCATTGCCAATTCAGAGCAGAAGAATCTATTATCACTGCGAAATGGGTTATTGAATCTTATACCAATCCATCTAGCGCATTCTACAACTCCCAAACCGAGGAGTCCAACAAAATCGTAGCCGCAACCGATCTTGGAAGCCGCCCGAGCCATCCCCTCTTCCAGGTCAACCGCCTCCACCCGCCACTCAGATACCAATGTTGAATCTGATAACACTTCCTCTCTAGACAAGAACCTTACACCTTTGATATCGGATGTAAGACACATCTCCTTGCCATTTACAATAAATCCACTAACAGCTACATGGCTTACTCTACCTTTAGTAAACCACTGTATAACTTTGGTAAGCAAACTCTCACTGGTTAGGAACATGATTGTTGTTGCCATGATCCTATGCCAGAAAAACACAAGGCCGGGATAATAACCCGGCCTTTAGCTTGAGACTTAATCTCTGTCCGTTCTTCAGGGCGGAATGCTTGGGTTTGGCGTAGGCACATCCCAGTTACTACGCGGACTCCCATATTTCCCAGTAGAAGCCTGATCGTTATACCGATTGAACTTCTTTTTGAACGGAACTAGCTTGGAGATCTGTATCTCCTCATATCCCGGTCTTGACAGGAAGATCGTAAAGAACACGCCATTGATCATTGGCATATTGACCCACTCACACATCAACTCGCCAACGTAGAATACTTTGCCAAGCTGATCAGTGGACGGATGCAACGCAATGCATAGGCGTCCACCAGCGCCAACAGCGAATTTCTCGATGTTTTTTGATTTCTTGCTGGGGTCAATGGGTCCGATCTGAAGCTCTTCCACACCCTCTTCAGATACAAAAACCATGAAAGAATTTCCCTGTCTGAAATCCAGGGCGCCACCAAACTGAAGCTTGCCAATGTAATATGGCTGACCATGCGTGTCTGTCATTTTCATAAGAGGGACACGCATCTTAGCTTCGTTGTCGATTACCAATTGCTGTATGTCGTTTGGTATGTCAGGATGGTTTGGTTGGTACATATGAACGTCCTATTGGCTTTGCTTTATGCTGCTTATGAAGGCTCGAAGCTTGCTATCTTCCACCTTGCCACTAATCACAACAGAGTTACACTCAAGTTTGACTTTCTTCAGTGCGTTTCTTACTATTCCGCCGTTACGTCCAGTCTTCACCGCAAATCCGCTAAGAGTTCCGTCTTTGATTAGCTGTGACAATTCACGCTCGAAACGATATTGCTCCAGTACATAACCAAAACTATCTTTGAACTCTTGGAACAATTCGCTGCGTGATACACGGCTGGTAGAACTCTTAAGTTTGTTTGCTAGAAGTTCTCTGATAAAGTCAATGTGTTCCCTGGTAAACTTCGCCATGTTCCAGATCTCTATCGGGTCTGAAAATATCACTTCCTGTTGTAAGTATGGTCTTCAGGAAGTCTTTATGTTCACTAAACAAAGGCAATTCAGTATTGAGGAACCATTTCTGTTTGGTTATTTGACCACGGGGCGTGCTAATCAGACTTGGAGTAAGGTATGTTCCAACACCAATTCTGAAAGCTGATGGGTAGTCATCAAACACTATCCCAGCCTCTTTCTCGATGGCCTCTTTCCTCTCATCGATAGTCTTGGAAGACATATCAACATCAGCTAGGTGAGTATACGCCGTTGAATTGACAGCGTCTTGCATACACCGAAGCTGGCGATAGATGAGGTAGTTGATTGCCTCTGTAACGTTTGGAACAGCAAAAACCAGAGATGAGAAACACACCGGGCCCTCAATCTCTGGCGGCTGCTCTTCTTGCCATAGAGCAGAAACAAACTCGTGAGTTGCCACAGAAGATAGAAAAGAACCAATCTTCTGGGTATGATTTCCAAACCAAGGGTCAGTGTTGGGAGATTGATCATTGCGCAGAATCAATATGATCTTATCACTATACTGGTAGCCAAAAGCAGCCCCCTCTGCCGCTTTGACACATGCCAACATAGTCTTACCCAACAGGGCAGTGACTTTATCATCGAATGGCTTGTTCGATTTGTGAGTCACTTTCTGAAACCCTCGTCCGTCAAGTTTTACAACGACAGGTATTCGTGCGATGATGGCTTGATCGTAAGCCGCCTCATAAGCCTTCTGTCTCTGATGAAGTGTTTTTTGACGCATGAAATTTCATATGAGTTGCAATTCAATGTGAATATATCATCTGAATGATGGACTAGCAGCTCGCGTTGTTTTACGCTGCGTAATCGTAACTTGCCTGTTCCGGTTTGGACGGCAATCTTCATCATCATGTTCTGGTGGATCTGGATCTGATTTGATCCCACAACTAGCACATGAAGTGCTCAGAAATGGACCAATCTTTTGTCCGACGTATATGTCATAGCTGCCACATACGGAACAACACAACAATCCTGTAGTAATTTTGAGCATCTTTTACACCTGCGCGCTGGACTCCGGTTACGGCGCTTCCATAAGCATGACCGATCTGCAAACCATGTCAACTGGTCATTGGAACAACTCAATAACCCTAAGTGCATAAGACCCTTCACCAAAAGCACCACTGAACGTTTGATTGTTTGTCAGGCCGAGCCCCACTGAACAAGTCTCACCACCTACCGCTATCCGCCAGAATCAGCCCGTTTTCATTCGCCCATTTGATGATGTAGCGATACTCCTCATGGTCAGGGAGACGGTTGAACTTGCCCCTTGCCTGAACAATTTTCCCGTAACGGATCTCTAGCGTTACCTTGGGAGTGCTTCCTTTTCGCAAAGACCAGATGGAGCACATGCCGTTAATGATGCTAGTCGAATAAGAAAAGACACAATGATTTAGCGCCTTTCCTTCAGCTGCCAATTCTCTGTTGTTCAGAATCTCGACAACCTTCCAGTGCTCGAAATCATATTCGCACTCATAGTTGCCAGGCTTGTGCCCTGAAGGAGAGAAATCAACGAACTTAAATGATTTGGCTTTGGCAAGATCACCATGCCAAGCTTCGGCCGCTTTGATAGTGGCCAGCAGCCCTCGGCCTTTCATAGAGAATGTAGTATCGTTCAGATAACGGTTTGCGATGTAATCAGCAAGCGGACCCACTTGCCGCATATCCATCATTGCTTGTTTGCAGAACCAGGCAATAACCGTATCCCAGAAGATTTCCTGTGGCCTGGTGCCAAGAGTCTCGCCACGAGCCCTCATCCAGGCTTCCAAGAGTGTCTTGCTACCACCATGCGTCAGTACCTGTTCTCGGCGCACAGCAGTCATGAACGGTACGTCAGCAGAAGACGTGAGCAGGGAGTGGCATTGTTTTTTCGTCAAGGGAACCGTGAAAGTCCCGTCCTTGATGCGAGTGTACAAACTCCCACCCTTGGCGATATCAAGGACAGCAGCTTCTACCTGCTGATATTTACGCTCACCCAAAAATGCTGACCAAAGAAAAGCAGGCATCCGGTATTTGGCAAACAGATGTTCACACAAAGACCGGAACAACGTATCTCGTCCTTTTCCTCTCGGTTCCCACGTTTCCAACGATCGCACACGAGGTAGCAACAAGATCTCTTTAACAGCCCTGCTATACGGATTTATGTCAAAGAGTTTTTCAGCTTTTCTTTGGACAATACCCTGATCGCCATCAAACCACTTTTTCTGTGTGGCATTATTGTGCTTGATAAGTTGTGCAGCGATTTGGGCCTTCTCTTCGGCCTCAGTTCGCTTCTGGTCCCTTTTGCTTTTTTTTTCTGCTCGTACCTGATTAAGGGACTCCCGAGCCTTTGCTCTTTTTGAATGTTTCATGTGAATCTCTGTATATATCTACTGCAATAGTTGCTACCGATAGCTCTTCTAATGCTTCGGCTAGCTGTGAGTGTAATGCAGATACCCTACTAAATGCGCTATCTCTATTGCGCTTGATAGCCTCTGCCTGATCAGCGCCGTCAAGACTTTTTACCAAAGAAGAAAATGCATTGAGCCCGTCTTGGCTATCTATGTGGTAAAGGTATATCTGATCTCTGTCAACATCTTTACCGCCAGCAAAACCATCAACCCTAACAAACTCTCCCCATTGTTTGTTGAATTCTTCAGCAATATCGCGAGGGATTCCAATCCTTGATGATTCTGCTACCCAGTAATACCAAGCTCTTGTGAATGTCCATGAGCCAAGAATACCGGTTATTGATGACGGTACCTCTAGCCGCGATGGAACATATGAGTTGTAAGGGTGTATTCCGGCTTTGGTAAGCTCGTCTGTGATGTATACGTTACAGTTTGGATCGCCAGCTAGATTTCTCATTTGTTCACCTGGGCAATGTACCACTTACGAGCAGCGGCAGCGATTGCTTTGGCAACCTCTGACCATGTCATATTGCTGGCGGCCAACTCTGCTTCAGATTCTTTCTCCACATCTGTGCAGAAAGCCTTTAGAAAATCTCCAATCTTTTTCTGGTCAATCCCAACCTTTGTGGCGAACTGCTCAAGCCTTGGTTCTGTTACGAACAGCTTGACAAACCCATCAATGCTTTCCGCCTTCTCCGGTTCTAGTTGAGCAGGCTTTTTATTATTGACAACCTGATGCTTCTCGCCCTTTGCTTTGAAAACATAGCTGTCATACTCAATCTTGAGAATCCTTCCGTCAGAGTTTGGCATTGGGTAGAATACAATACCTTCACCCAATCCCTCAACCCCAAAGACAGCCTTGACCCAAGGATCGCAAGCCTCGACATCATCAACCATCTTGTTGATGGCATCAATGGCGAGCTGCATCTGATCCCTGTTTGAATAGTCAACGTTGATTACATCCCCATGCCAGCCGAGGATTTTTACATCATCATCTACATCAATGATGTCCCAGATTTCTCCAGGGTCAACAATGTACTGGTCACCTTCTAGAATGGCAAAGATAGCAAATATCTTCTTGCCAATGTGGGAGATTGAACACCGCTTCTGAATTCCATGCCCGCACCATTCTCCGAAGATAGTAATGCGCTTGGTGGTTTTCTTTGCTGCCTCTGCCCAAAGCTTCTCTTTGGTTTGCGCCCAGCGAGCAAAACCATTCTGATCATCTTCGGGAGTAATGAACCGGTTGCGAGACTGGCACTTCACAGATCCGTTTGGCAGAATCTGAACAGCTGTATTTGTGCCGTCCAGTTTAATCTTGCCACGGTAACTGACAGTCTTGCTAGGAATCTTACCATCAGCAATGTATTTCCTAACATTATACACCTGCTCAATATCCGTCCATGGAATAAAGCAGTGCTCATTGGGAGACTCGGACTGAAGGAACAAATCTGATAGATCCGTTCCAACATCCACGTTGGTTTTACCCATTGCCATTCCAAGGGAAATTACTCCCCTGACATTGGTGGGGCGAATCACCTCACCGGTTTTGAGAGTGCCGCCCAATACAACCACCGCAACATCCCCAATAACATATGTGTTCTCCTGGTTGGCAACGATGTCATAGTCCACGCTACCATCAGAGAACTTGTATACGCTGAGTTTGTCAGCGTTGGGGTGCATGGAAACCTTTGTGCATTTTAGAGCTATTGCTGTCATGTTATTATCCTATCGTGTTTTCAACTGCGTGCTGCCAGAACTTGATTGAAGTATCGCTTACAATACCACTTGCCTTGAAAACCATCTTGTTAAGAAGTGTTTCAGCCGTTGTTCTCATCCCAAGAACACACAAACATCGAAGCATTCTTGTAATCCGTAGATGATTATGGTTATATTCTACTAACCATGTTTTCGATGTGCTTTCAAGGAATGATGTAAACTTTACTACTGATTCTGATAGTTTCTTTCGCAAGAATGCGCTGCTTTTGAACAGCTCAATCTCGAACTCGTTTAGAACAGGAGCATCATGGTTGAACTGACTTGGCTCCGGTAGAGGGAACATCCACTGGATATAGTCATGGGTCTTTTCCAACTCTTCATCAGACCACTTCAGGATATCGTTCAGGTAACGACCCTTGCTGTCAGGTTCACCAAGATAGAATTGGACAGACTTTGCTTCTGACATATATCACCTGTTGAGTTTGGTTTGTGCGTATTTTTTGACAGCGCTAGGGTTGGCCCGTCCCTTTGTGCCAACCATCACCATCCTCAGAATCTGATCGGCATCTTTCTCATTTGGATTCTCAGCAATAACAATATCTGTGGCACTTTCTGAGATATCTATACAGGCTATCAAACAGTCTTCTGACTTCTCATCAGATAATAATTTCTCTTTTGCAATCTTTAAAGACATACTATAAAGATCATTTGACATATTAGTTGTAGAACTTTCGCCCAATTTCTTTGAGCATGTTGAGCGCAATGTCTCGGTATGTCATTGGGTAGCTTGGGTTCGGGCCAGAGTAGCCGCCTTCACTTTCCCAGCGTGTCAACTCAGTTTCTTCAGCCCTACATGCCGCGCCATATGCTTTAGAATTGTCATTTACGCGCTGCCAAAAAGGAGCGGTCTTTTCTGCCAGTTCATCAAACATTTTCTGAGATGATTCAAAATCAATCTCTTCGATTATTTCACGCTTGCTCATGAACAACCGCCGACATGTCTCGAACCATTTTTTCAACCTGTTCTATTGCAGCATTGACTGACGGCATCCATTTAGTTGTACAACCCTGGTACTGAGCAATCCACCTCAGTCCTTCTGGATAGTTCTCAGAAACCGAGCACGGGTTTGCCTGTAGCAGCGCACCGTTGTCAGTCTTGAAAAACCTGTAGTTCTTATCTGATTTTTGGTCTGTTAGTTTAGCAACACCAACACCTGGCCACTCAATCTCAGACGGTATGTTTGGCACAAAAGCCATCTGACGATCAACCCATGCCATTGCCTCTTCTGTGGTAGAGAAAGATGGTGATGTAAAGTTTTTTGACTGAGCTTTGCAGCGTAGTTGGTGTTGATGCGTTTTGCCTTCGATGACATATTCTCTTCGAAGGTATAGCTTGAAACCAGTTCCAGTAGAGTAAATAGCGTTGTTACCTAGCCTGGAATAGTCACTCATACCACGAGGAGGTTGACGTTTGGCCACGCCTCGACCTGGCCATTCAATCGTATCTTTAAACTCTTGTGAAAGGACATGAACAGGAGGAGGCTCACCGAACTTGATGGTGCGTGCGCTTTTGATCTGGTTGCATGTGCAGCACATCGTTTGATAATTGTCCATGTGGTCCTGGCCACCTTTGGATATCGGAACGATGTGATCTTTGGTCATCAAGATTTCTTCACCATCTAGTATGGCATAGAAATTCATATGAGGGGTTTCTTTTGTCTTCTGCTCTAGTGCAAAGAACGAACCCTCAATACCGCAACTGACACACTTTGGATTTGATTTGAAAAGAATGAGTCTTTCAGAACTCACTTTCACATTGTGTGTCTTATCACCAACCTGGAATGGGTGCTTGGTTTTTACGTTAGGATCGGTAACCACAAACGGAAAAACCTCTGACGGAGTAAAGGTGGCTAGGCGAGTTGCAGGCATGGTTATTCCTCTTCGTTTGCTATCCAGGCTAGTATGTAGCCATGGCACAATTTTGGGGCACACCAGCAACCAAGAACCTTTCCCTTCAGTTCTGTTTTGATTGCCTTCATCATATCAGGTTGAGAACGTATCCACTGCTCGTACTTGTCAACAGCTTCTTTGCGCGTCTCAACCTTGTACTCTGCCAGCGTGTCGTCCTGGTGCGACCAAGGATTGCCCCATTTCGAAGGTCGCCCTATGTAGACATCATGTGGTTTGTTTTTATGAACCACATACTTAGCAACCTTTAGAAACTCCAACTCAACCTTTTGGTTTCTGTTGTTGTGCCGGTGGTTGTTGTATGATGACTGTTTCGTTGGTGTGCAGATATACCACTACTGTTGGCGGTCCCGGTGGCACCTGCGGAGGCGGATGGTGTGGCGACCTGATGATGACGGTTTCGTTGCTTTCTAGGAAATAGACTGACATGATTTTTTCTTTGCACTCTGGTACTGGTACTCACACCCAAGATGTGAATTGAGTTTATTCAGCCGCTCAACCTCTTCTTTGGCTTCTTCCTCAGTATCATACACGTATTTGATCGTAACATCTCTAAGCCGAGAACTATCCTCGTAGTCCAATCTGTATACGACAAATACATGTATCCAGTCTTTCATTTCCTTTCCTCTACAAAATCATGACACCCTGTTTTGACATCGTATGTATGCTGCACACCACACACCGAGAGCACACATACATTGCTGTAAGGGTAAGGAATGTGCTGTATCAACTTCACATCTTTGCAGTGGTATGTCCAACTAGCAGAGTCCATTGGTCCAGCACATGAGTGGTTGAATACATGCACTCTTGGTATGTCTTGTCCGCAAGAAACGCAACAGAACAACAAGGTAAGCAGCAGAATCGCTGTGTTCTTGGTCATTTCTTCAGGCGATTGACGCCGCGTGGAAGGTTATCGATCCCGTCCCACTCTTCATCTGCGGGTATGAAACAACACTTAGAATCAAATGGTATGTGACTGATTTCGTTTACTTTATACAACTCCCAACACAACGGATGGTCACACCCATCTGCAATAGCCTGGTCAACTGCCTCTGATAGTGTTTCCAGGTTTGAAAAAGCACCGAATATGCGGTTTTTATCTGGGTATGTTAGGAGGTATATCATTTCAACATGTCCATCAATTGATTCTCTGTGATGATGGTGGTTCCCAGTTTCTTCGCGGCCTGAGCTTTGCTGCTGCCAGAATCCTCATTGGTAACCAGATACCCAAGACCTTTACCAACAGATTTCTTTACCTCGCCACCAGCCGCTTCTACGAGCTGTGCAATCTTTGGCCTCGGCATTGATAGGCTGCCAGTGAAACAGAAACTCTTACCAGTCAGAGTGCCCTTGGCTCGCGCTTTGATGGTAACCCCAGCATCAAGAATGGCCTGAATCCTATCCTTGTTCTCAATCAATCCCTGATGGAAAGACTGAGCCTTGGTAGTTCCGAACCCTGGAATATTACTCAACTGATTGACTGACAGTTTTCTGATAGACTCAAGACTGTCATACCCGGCTGCCATCACCATCTTTACAGATGATGTAGCAACACCGTCAATTGAAAGACCGCCAATGAAATTCTCCAAAGGAATCTGACGGAATTTATCCAGCTCGGCAATCAGGTTCTCAGCGCTCTTACTACCCATCCGATCAAGGCTCTCAATATCCTCAGCTTTCAGAATGTAGAGATCAGCCACATCACGAACCAGATTTGCATCAATGAGTTTCTGTAGAACCTTCTCGCCCCATTCCAGAATTCCCAGCTCTTTGATCCACTTGTTGAGCCGGCCAATCACCTGGGGAGGACATTCCAATTTGTTAGGACAGACAAGATACTCTCCCTTGAAATGTGTCTTGGTTCCGCAAGCAGGGCAAACCTTCGGAGGCTGGAATAAAGTACCTGTTCCCTTTACCACCTCCTTACAGAATGGAATTACATCATTGGCGCGCTCGATGAGAACCACAGCTCCAATATCAATCCCGAGAGTTTTGATGTTTGAGAAGTTGTGAAGGGATGCCCGCCTGATCTTGGCCCCAACCAATTCAACCTCATCAAACTCGGCCACAGGAGTAATCACGCCAGTATCACCAACCTGACACACAATATCATTGATTGGGGTTTGAGCGCCCAGAGCCAGGAACTTGAAAGCAATGGCGCCCTTGGGACGGTGATTGCTGTCACCCAATGCAAACTGACGAGCCAGGTTATTGATACGGATCACCAAGCCATCAATCTCATAGTCAAGCTTGGCCCGCTCGGAATCCATGTACTCTTGCCAAACCTTCGACGCTTCCTTATCAGTCTTACACAACTGATACCAGGGAGTTGTAAAACCCATTCCCTTAAGGGTATCAAACAACTCAGACTCAGTTTTTGGAGTCGAAGAATCCATCGCATAAACAACAACAGTCAGGTACTTAGCAGCATCACCCTCGAATCGTTTTGCAATACCGGACGCCGCATTCCTGACATTACTCATGGTGTCTTTGAAATTAGCATCAAAAACACTCTTCAACATTACAATCTCTCCGCGAATATGGCCAGAGAAATTATTGCGCAGACTGACAGGAACTCCACCCATCTTGGTGACATTGCGAGTAATGTTCTCACCAGTCTCACCATCACCACGGGTCGCAGCCTGCACCAATCTGCCAGTATCATACTTCAGATCGATTGAGATACCATCCATCTTATGGGTAACAAGTATCTCTCCCTGACCACATTGATCCCACCAACCCTTCAGCTCTTCGGGAGTGTTCACCTTGTTAAGGGAACCCATAGGAACTTCGTGGGTGACCTTGGGCCACTTGCCATCTATTGGGATCGGAGCGCCAACCCGGTTCAAAGCATCGAACATTCGAGCGCGGAGTGCCTGTCCTTCTTTACCAGCAGGAATGGTAAACTTATCACCATTCTTGCGCAGATTATCTTTCAGAGCATCATACTCAGCATCCGAAAGAAGGCTCTTGCTTTCATTGTAGTAGGCATTGTCACAAGCATCGATCTTATCGAGAATGGAAATCAGATCTGACATTGTCACTTTCTTTCTGTAGAAGAAGCGGCCCGCATGTCCTGAATCTTCTTATAGTAATCGCTAATTGAGAATGTCTGACCGTCAGGGTGATACTCGGACTTCTCAACAGTCACTTCGCCATTCTTGTTGATCTCACGCTTGAGTATGTGAGCGTGCATCTCATTGTGGCTGGCTGCGATGATGCCCATGACGGGACCAATAGACTTGGAAAAGAAGTTACCTACAAGAACGTATTTCGGTTTGTCACCTAGCGCAGACCCGTACTTCTGGATAACCTCATTTAGTTCAGGTATCTTATTCTGAGGTGTTGTTCTGTTTGGTGTTGGCTTTTCCATAGTGGCAACCTAATCAGCAAATCTTTGCAGTCAAGAGCATTACCTCCGAATATCGTGGCATTGCTTTATGAATGCTGATTTCCTGCTCAATCTGGCCTCGCTTTACAGGCAAGCTGTAACCAATTCCAGCGAGGACGAAATATCCACCGTCACTGAAGACGGCACCCTTTTCGATGAGGCCGGAAGCCTTTACAGCGAGGCTGGAAGCCCAAGGGGTGAGTACATGCGACAGTATATGGCGCAAAGGTATCACAAAAAGCGTCAGGAAGCAATCTCGGCACTTGGCGGCAAATGTGTGCGATGCGGCAGCAAAAGTGGACCATTCCACCTTGATCATGTCAACAAGAGAAAGAAGACAATGAGAGCTGCTGATATTCATTCGGTAAATGACAAAAGAGTAAAGAAGGAAATGAAGAACCTTCAAATACTATGCGATAAATGTCATAGGGAAAAAACAAAAGAGGCCTGGGATTTTTCAACGCCCAAGCCTCGACACGGAACCTACTGGATGTATCGCAAACACAAGTGCCGCTGTGGCAAGTGTACCGCTGCTTACAAACAGACACTGAAAGACTGGAGAAATAAATCGAAAGCTAAATAAGTAATCCAGCTTTCTTTAGCTTTGGTCTGTAGTGCCGGAATACACTTTCCCCATCTCCGGGCGAACCACTCATCAGTACAGGCTCGCCCGGCATAGGAGGAATGAACATCCAGTGTCCTTTGGCTGTTTTCTCAACGCGCCACCAGGAATCCAGTGCTTTCCGTCGTAGCACCCGAAATTCGTCCATATGCTCTATCCGCATCGAGAAGCCTCCTATGCTGGATTCAATCGCGTATCCTAGCAATGTAAGGCTTCTTTCAGCGGCGTCAACCCCCTGGCGTGACGACGAATCTTACGCGGCGTCCTTCCGACAGATTCTCCAGGCAATCGGCTTGTCTTTCTCAGGCTTCTCTGGTGCCTTGGCCGGAGCTTTCTTCGGAGGCATAATCTTTTCCCTAAGATCCCTTCTGATCCTTAGGAAATGATTATACCGTGCTTCTGCGTGCTTCCATGTACAATATTTACCTGTTGCGTATTGGGCAATTGCACCTTTCCAACTTCCGCAATTTTTGAGGAACCTGGCTAGTATTCTGGAAACAACATTGGTGGCAAGCTTGGTGCTCTTCGCATCCCTGCCCTTGTAGCGGTCCCATTCATACGATGAGAGTGGTGTTCTCTGGAATTGCCATGGAGACTTTGCTCTTCCACCATCACATTCTCCACCCTTAGTATTGCACTTGTTCTCGTGAACGTGCCGGGCAAAGCCAGATTCATTGAAACCAGTCATAATCATGATAGCTGCCAAATCAGTTGAGCTACCATCATAGGCTTTCACACACTCACTGTCCTGTGGCTGATTCTCACACTTTGCCAGTTCAACAGACTCGATAATGGATTTTGCAATTAGCTCTATCCTGTCCTTGCGGTCTTCGGCAGACTCGTGATCCCCATAGTAAGGACGCAGAGCCAACATGATCGCAACAATTGCTTCGTATAGTGTCATATGTATTCTCCTGCTTCGTTTGGCGAAGCGGCCACGACCTTAGCCCACACTGATCGGCCGTGCAACCTGTTCGTTACACAAAAAAGCCTAATCGTTACGCGTAGTTGCAAAGGTGATGCCGCGTTCGTTGGCAATTCAATGCAAAACGCACAAATCACCTTAGCTACATATATGTGTGATTATGTAGCTTGAAGTAGTTATTCCGCTTCTCTTGGTGTAATTTGAATTTGTGTTTGCTCCTCTATTTAGAGTTAAATTATGCCACTCCCAGAAATCAGCTTGGATTGTATGTATAGTCTAAATCATTATCAAGTTTGAATATTGCCACCAAAGCCGTGATAGCCTCAAGCGGAGACTTGAATATGAAAGGCTGAGATCCGATCATCAGATTGTCAACCAATCCCCAATCCTCTACTTGGTTGCCATCTGCATTAACGCGTGTTCTATATTCTGTGTATTTATCAGTATAGCAGACAATCTTTTTACCAAGAGCATCTGCATATCCAATCTCAAATGCCGTCCCAGGATCTACAGAAGGCCCACGGAACGGAGAGATATTGGCCAACACAGCATCACATTCACAGATGAGCTTTTTGTTGTTCTCACAAATGACAGCGCCTCTTGAACGAGGTGGAACATGATCCAGATTGAGTTCCGAATCCAAAGGGAACTTACCAACGAAACCATGCTTATCGCACAGCTCCTTTAGAATCTCTCCACGCTTGGCGGCATTGTTAAAGAACACATCAGGGCCAGCCAGGTATACAATTTTCATCTTCGTATTTCCTTTGCCATCACGCACAAAAGCAAAATGATGCCAGCTATCTCCAAGCTTAGAGGCCGGAGAGCCAATAGTTGTTACAGCTGGATACTCAACGCAGAATGAATAGCTAGTCATTCGTCTGTAGAGTATATGACGCCATCTTTTACGAATCCATAGAACCCATCTGCCTTGGCCCGCTCCTGCCACGCATCCCAATCATCAAGAACGTTATCCTGGTAATGGGACAAGCGCATCTTTGTTTTTATCTCGGACGGCAAAGTACGAAGCAGATCATAATGAGCATGTACACCACTCTTGTACATAGTCTCACAATCGTGGATTATGATGTCAGCCTCTTTATAGTAGGCCTTCATTGATGTCTCTGGAGCAAATTGAACATCAGTGGTAATGTAAACACGCTTACCATTGAAGTCAGTAAACATCAAGCCGAAAGAATCAACTATCGAATACTTGGCCGAGATATGGATTGACTGAACGATATCAAATTTAATCCCGCCAAACTCGAAAGAACCATTCTTGTTAATGGGCCGAGTCTCAAAGAAGGTATCGAGAACAGCATCGATTCCTTCAAGACTCTCCAGGCTTCCGCGCCAGGAATGATCCCAAAGATCACGCATCAACTGGCGCTCTGCAAACAACAGAGGTTTACGCCCGTGACGAACCTTGTACCTCGGATCGAAATAGGAAGGGAAAGCAATGTAGTCAATGCCCGCTGCATGATCCCCGTGAGCGTGAGACACATACAAGGCACCAATATCCATGTAGTTGAATCCCTGGAACCTCAATGACCAGCGTATGTCATTGCCACAGTCAACAAGCATATTGTTGACATTGCCATCATCATCAGTGGTGGAGATGACATAGTTGGTTTGGGCATTTCCCATGATGCGAGGAGAGCCGGGAATATATGGAGCCGCAGTTCCCATGGTAAAAGCAGCACCAGTACCAGTAGCAATCAGTTTCAGTTGAGACATGGAATATATCCTTTCACTTACAGTTACATGGAACAGATTTGGAATGTATGTATTCGTTGATGGCAGCGGAGAAATGACAGGCCAACAAAACGCCTATCACAACCACAACTATCAAAAAATTGAAGAATAAATACAGTGTGTAGGTAAACCAGTTGTGAACTAGAACATGTTTAACGGTATCTTCTGTATCTTCGTCATCATCTATCATTGTCCTAATACTTTCTTTATCTGTTGGGCGCCTGGAGCCAGAGTGCCGCCCCATATGCACCCGCTTTTCCTGCTCCAAGACGTTCCATTGCCATCTTTTATGGTGGTTTTGGTTACGCTGTGGACAATTACGCGCTTTTCTTTCCCAGCATTTCCTATTGTGTGGATGATTATCGTATCACCCGGTTTCACATCACTTATCCCCAGTGCCAATGCAATAGATCTGGTGCCCATAGACGCTAAACCCTTGTCGCTCCTCGCGCTATTCGGCCCCCAACTTTGCACAGCGAACGGCGCTACGTCAACTTTTCCTCATCGTGTAGGTGTGGCTCGCATGGTCTAGGATAGAACGGAACACTCACAGCGCGATCTTGTGACGCCGTTACACCACATTTCTTGCACTCGTAAAAGAAAGAATAGTTGCGCCAGTCTTCGTCAACAATCCACCAATCATGTGATTTGGTTATTTCTTCAGCCTCATCACAGGGCAAAGAATCGTGTGATTGAAAGCCAGCAGATCGTATCTGTCCACAGACTTTACATATCAAAACTGTTCCAGTGGCGTACTCAACAGACACACATGAATGATCTTTGCCCATTATTTACACCAACGGCAACCATCTTTCTGATCAAGTACGTCTTGTGCGAAAGGCATTAGAATCTTGACGGCTTCATCTTCGTTTGTAGGTTCTTCTATATTGTTTGCAAAGCATAAAATATCCATGTAGTTTTTAACGCTCATTATGTAACCTTCACTCTTGAAGAACATAAGAGGATTTTCTTTGTATAGTTTCTGGGCAAGTTCTCTAGCGTTCATCATCAAACTCTCCAATGATAGTGACTGGCATGTCATCTATCTTGTCATTGCTAAACCAATATGCCTCTGCCTTGAATCCCCATGGAGTCAGTTCAAGTATCTTTGGCCTGGCATAAGTATGGTTTGGGGTTGTGTCTGTTTGTGGGATTTCTTTTATCGTTATGCTATAGTAATTACCACCATCTTCAATGGTGTGACAATCTACAATTGCATTTTTGAATACAAAATCTTCCTTATTCTTCTTTGGATATTTGATTGTAACTTTATCCCACGTTAGAGTTCTTACTCTCATGGTTTGTCCAGTGTGCTCTTTAGCATTTGATACACAAGCTTCTCTGCACCAAGGCGGCGAACTATGATGTATAGATTGAATGCCAGCTGTTCTTGTCCCTGTCTATAAGCTTCTTCCTCTTGTTTGGCAGCCTCCTCACTATCTGGATGCCCCGGTTGCTGAAGTCCACTAGCAATAAGCATGGCCCGATCAAGATACCTGTGAAGCTCTACACTTTCCTCAACGCAACTTGGACTACCGAAAAAAATCGGTTTCAGATCAATGTCTTTGATGTCAGGAGTTGCCATTGTTTTCATTAATCAATGCTATCAAACCATCCAACATAGCCGCGCCTTTTCTCATGTCTTCTAGTATCTTATTTTTGACATAGTTCACTAATACCTTCTTGTAATGTTCTGGCCTCTTGGTATTGGAGGGGTAATAGATCCATGCCCTGCCAGGACAACCCATAGGAACAGCTTTGGTACGAACCCTATCAATATCATCTATCTGAGTTGATAGATTAAAAGACGTGCCTGTTTGATCAAGTGTTAGACAGTTGTATTTCATGATTGTTTTTTGTATATGATGTATGAACAATCAGTAACATCCTTACCCATTTTGTCATAGATGAGGATATCTTCAAATTTGTGTTTCACAATATAGTAATCCATCCAAGTGTTTTGTTTGCTTGTTTCAGCTCTGTTTTTTTACCAATGAATTTGTTTATTGGTGCATCATCAACAAGGAACAACACCTTGTATTTGTTGCCGTCAACATGAGCTGGGAACACTGACCAAGCGCCATCTGGTTCGAAAATCTGACACCATGTTGTTGGAGGTTTGATTCCATCAAACAGCTCTATTTGAGCATCAAGTTCTGGAGTCATTGGAACAGCCCGTAACCGCCAATGTCAATACTTTCCATCTTGAAAGGTTCCCATTTCAATGTTTTATCTGAACCAAGAAAGGCTATGAACATGTATATCTTAACCCAAAAACCTGTCCAAATCCAAATGCCGTTCTCAACCTCATCTTTGGATAGGGATGCAATATCGCCATCATACCCAGCTTCAACGAGTTTCTTGAACGCCTCATACGGAATTTTGCTACTCTCATACTCTTCTATGAACTCGTCATAATCTTCCCCAAGTATCTTACACCCCTTTATGTAGAAGTGTCTAAGTTCCTTAGCGCTATGAGAGCATTTAATCGCAACGCTTTCCGTCTTACCATGACCATCCCCACTGTCATCACCCATCTCAAGATTGATTACATGATCCATATTTCTACACCAATGTAACGTTTTTTCTACCACTCATATACTCAAGGTGATCTTTTGTATAGTTGGCAGATTCAAAATCAGTACAAGCATCTTTATGAAGCTGAACCCGGAATCCCTGCCTATTCAACCCAACAACCGTATCTCTTACACAAGCACTGATATACAAACCACACGCAACTATATTGGTTGGTAGTTTGTAATGCTTGCAAATGTTGGCAACTTCCTTTGAGCCATCTTGAGTTGATTTGATGACGGTGTATTTCTTAGCTCCAGCATAACGCTTTACACCTCGGCACGTTTTACCACGCCCGCAAAACTCAAGGAATATTATTGGAGCATTGTCTTTCTTAGCTTTACGAACCAGAGCCGCAACAGGTTTCAATATGCGGTCATGGCCATCAAAAGTTGGCTGGACATCCACAACTACCAATGTGTATTTGTCTCTTGCCATATCAGAACCCATTGAGAAAACTAGCTATGGCAAATAAACCAAACAACAACATGGCAAAACAGAAAAACAGAATGCCAGGAATCACGTAATACCACGGGAAGAAATAGCACAGCACTGCTATTATTGCAGCGGCCACTATCGCCTGTCCCCATGGAAAAGGTTCTGGATCAATCTTCTGTATCGGCTTGGTAGTGAGAATTTCTTCAACAGGCCATTCCACCAAACCTTCGCCAACCCTATTACCAGGGCCAACACGTTTGAACATTGGCTTAAATGGTGTGTCTCTTCGTAAAGAGCAATCTGGTAATGGTTTTTGCTTACCGCTTTCCATATACCACCATTGCTGTTGTAGGTCTTTTTACAATGGCTCTTGGCAAGTTAAAAGGAACAAAAACGCCTTCATACTTATCATCTGCCAACTCAATCAACATCTGTTTAAGATCCAACGAAGCTATAGCATCCTCAAACCATTTCTTTATCTTTTCCTTGTTTGTCATTTGGAGCCCTGATATTCAATCCAATAAGTCTAACGCCACTGTTACGTCTTCTCGTCTCAACAATCGCCTGGTGCAACTGACGCCGTACCTTGATGGCTTCTTCTACCAATATTCTAGCTTGATTTCCTTTTGGACGGAAAGCTGAAAGCCATGCCGCTCTATATTCATATACTGCACAATTATTTAGTGTTGAGTAGTTTTCACCTTTCAATTTGCTATCATATAACCATCCACATGAACATCTGGTTGTGTTACCCTTATCGGAATAACAAATAGGACAAGGACAGTTCACTTTTTATCTATCTCTCCAAAGAATTTATCAGCGTGCACGAACTTGAAACCGCAACGCTTTGCAAACGTTGCATCAGATGTCATATCCCCAACCATGATACATTCAGCAGGGTTGAGCTTATACTTCTCAATGAAATGAACGCCCATCCCAGGCATCGGTTTCCTTGACCATGAAATAATTGGCGGAACCTTTGATCCGTCATACAAATAGTCAATATCCACCCCAAGCTCTTTGACTACGGCATCAAAGCAAGTCTTGGCATCTGCATCTGTCAGGATACCTTTTGCTATGCCGCTTTGATTGCTTGCCCCACAAAGTATGTACCCTTTATCAAGATAAGTTTTTAGAATCTTACCCCTCTCTACCAGAACCTTTTGCTCTGATAGTTTGGTTGGATACTTGTCATTACCACCCACAGTAATTCGAAGTGTTCCGTCAAAATCAAGAATCAATGCCTTGTTCTTGTATTCAGGTTCCCATACCCTTACGAATTTGGTGAATAGAACCTCATCAAACCCTTCTCCTTTTGTACAGCCCTCAAGGTGTTTAGCCGCCCTGAATATAACAGCCGGAGGAAAAACATTTGGGTCTTTGGATTTCTTCAGTTCTTCTGGAGTTAGAACCCTGCCGTATTTCCTGGCCATCCTTAGACAGGCATTGAACTGACAATCCTCTACCGATGTGGTTATCTGATCCGCTATCAACTTGGCATTGTGTTTCTTTGCCACCTCAACGAACGGAGCACGATCCTCTTCTGTGGTAAACAGATTGTCTAGTATAACGTCTTTACCATCTGCCAAAAGAGAATCTAGCTTTGGCAACAGGCTTGAAACTTTACCGCCTTCAGTATCACGATTCAGGCGAGCATAACCAGGGTACTTTTTGATAGCTGTTGTTTTACCACTGGCAGGAAAACCACAAATAAGAACTACAGTGTTCATTGGTATAGAACCTCAGAAAACAAAAACAGAACAACCAGAAAAGATGAAACTACCACGCCAGCTACAATCAAAACTGAAATAACGTTTGCAATAACAGTATTGGTATAGGCGGGAGCCTCTGGGTATGACACAATGTTTCCAGATACAACTGAACTGTTTCCGGTGACTCTGATATTTCCGGCACTTTGATCCAACACTTCAAACAATATGCCGTCAATGTATACTAACCTATTAGCGATTACTATACTGTTTTCACCGCTATACACTTTTCCATTTACGGTTACTTTACATGCCATATCATTGATCCGTTTGTCTAGGCGTAATCTGCAAGTTTTTAATCAGGAACAGTTCGGACAAACGATTCCTGGCATCCCCTGCTAACGGACACCATTCAGGTGTTTGCCATGTAGAAATGCCAACTAACTTGCCTGCTTTTGAACAAGAAACCTTGCACGCTGCGCCATCGCTATCAACATAATTATCTTCTACAACATGCGCGCATGAGTAGCAAGAAATATCAATTGTTATCTTTGGTCCGTTTATCATGGACGTATTCCATTTCTCTTGTTGCGTCTTCGGTCACGCTTGCGAATAAAAGGCTCGACCTCTGAGTCTCGCATGGTGAAACAACCGCCAGCATTGACACAATTGATTGCATTGCCCTCCTTATCAGCAGAAGGATGCCAATACTCTCCATGTGGTGCCATAGGCTCTGCATCAACCATGGCGTAATGACAACGCTTGCAGACAGCCCGGCAACCAGACCAAGCATCACCACGAGAATCTGTGAGTGGAAAATCCCTACCAAGGATGGTTTTTGGCTTGGGACGAAGCCTGAACCTTGGACGTTTTGGCTTGGGTCCTGTTGGTTTTACCTTGGCCATATTCAGTCCTGTTTTTTGTCAAGGCTCTTTATGTGATTAATGGTAAGAACTGATACGTGCCTATCCTCCAAATCACACAGGGCCCTATACATCTCTAATGAATCTGGCTTAAGTATGAATGATGAATACTTATATAGATCATCATATGGAAATGAGAATCTACATGAATGAAATTCATCAACATCACCGTGACAGTGAACCTTGGCATTTATAGTACCAACACCAGATGAACCCCAATGATGGCTTCCACACTCAGGGCATGTGAACTGATGATCAATCCGAGACATTTGGCAAAACACCAATGGTAAAAAAGCCGTTGAAGTCATCTCCTGTTATTCGAGACTCAAGACGGCCATGGTTGGGGTTCTTGTTAATCAACTGGGTTGTTAGACTCTGGATAAGGTGCAAGGCCTCCTCTTCAGAAACCTGCACCGATATCCAGTTATCTTTTCCGCTGTCTTCAAAGCGCTGAATTTTCATGTTACCCTGTAAATGGCAATCTCGTCTTTGTCAGGGCGGGCATTTACCTTTTGCTGCACGGTATCTCGGACAGCACTATGCTCAAGTAACTGTCCGTTCTTTAGTGCAACCCAACGCCCAATGAATGCTGCCCGATTGTCAGCCATCCATTTCATATCGCTTTTGAACCATTCTTTATTTTCTTGTGACATGTTTACAAATATCCATTATGCCGAAAGCTTTACCAATCTCCACTACTTCCACCGCCACCGAAAGACCCACCATCGAAACCTCCACTGGAAGATGATGATGAAGATGAAGAAGATCCCCAGCCGCTGCTATCATTGCTTCCGTATGAAGATAATGAAAATGAAGACCGCCTTCTATTATCTTCCTCTTCTTGCTCCCTTCTCCGCCGATCCTCCTCTTCTCTCCTCCTACGATCCTCATCCCTGCGCCTATTCTCTTCCTCTATTCTACGTTCCCCAGCACGAATTTTTTCACGGGCTATGCGATTAGCTTCTTCAGCTCTGTGGTTTGATTCTTCCATCAAACGTTTTGTCCGATTTACTTTTTCAATAGTATCATTATCCACAGGGGGTCTAACCGAAGCTTTGGCTATTGGTGTTCTTGGAATAGTCATAGCCGCAGAAGATGTTACCAAATCTTCTTCAACATTGCTCGATGGTATGGGGGTAATACGAACAGAAGGCGCTGGTGGAACGCTTTGCCTGGAAACCAAAGGCTTTGGATGATATGAATTGTTGATTGGTGTTTTTGGAGCACGTATTGGAGGTATTGGCTGACTAGATATTTGAATTTCCCTTCTCATTATATCATAACGAGTTTTATCTTGGGCAGCGTTGTATAGTTTTCGAACTACCCAAATGAAAAAAGCAACAATAGCCGCAATCAAACCAAATACAAAAAACACAGAGCCAACGTCATTAGATTGTTGTTCTGTTGTTGGTTCGTTGTTATAATGCTGAGATACAGGCGCAACTGGTTTTGGAACCGTCCTATATTCAACCTGTGGCAAACCTTTACCAGGAGATATTGAAAGGGCTATTTCTTCAACAGCCGCCGTAATACCACCATACACATCTCCTCTCTTGAAATGTGGTGCCAAAGTATTACGCAAGATCATCGAAGATTTTGAATCAGTAAGATCTCCTTCAAGACCCCTTCCAACCTCAATCCTTGACTTTCTCTCGGCAAAGGATACCAAAAGAAGAACGCCATTGTCAGCGTCCTTCTTTCCAATGCCCCAACCATTGGCAATCTGATATCCTACATCCTCTACAGACTCGCCTCCAAGATTGGGTAGCAAAGCAACGGCAATGGTTTTACCGGATGACTTATGATAATCATTGAGCCGCTGGTTTATGATCTTCCTGTCATTGGAAGATAGTTTTCCAGAGAGGTCAGTTACATATCCAGTCCTGGTTGGAACAGAGATGGCGGCTAGGAGGATGCTAGACGGTTTGGGAGGGCGCGGAGGCCCCATATCCGCCATGGCTGTTGATGAAAAGAACAGCGTTACGAACAGTATGAACAGATAGTTTTTCATGGTGCGTTCCTGAAGAGTCCAATGAATGGATATGGCTCGGTAATGTTAGCGCTTTTTCTTCTAATACCGGTCGCAGTAATTCCCCACACATTGTGCTCTTTACACTCGGCAGCAATAGTTAGGAACTCTACGTCTCCAAAATCATTGCGTATTTCTTCTTTGAATGATTCAATAGACTTGTAATCTAGCTTTCCCTTATGACGCCAATTGATGTTTATGAGAAGTGGATAATTCTCCTTTGAGAATCCCAATAGGAAAGCTGGCATCTGGCGTGGTGATAAGTGATAGATTACTATGTCCTTGTCCTGCATCACACACTCTTTGTCTGTTGTATACATGTTGCTACTCCTTCAATCGTTTCATGACACATCCAGCATGGTGCCATTTCACAACGCCAGGCTCTTCTTTGTGAGGTAAAGCTATTGGCCATTTGCTAGGGTTGGCAGCCAGTACACTACACTCTTCCCCACAATAATAACAATGCTCCTTGTGTCCTAGAAGAACCATGTTGTTAGCATCTGTTTCTGATGCCAAACATTTTTCTGAACGTTCAGGATAACGTGGAGGATCTTCTTCCAGATCAATTCCAAGATACCAGCGGTCACCAAACTCTCTACAATGTGCGGCACCAGAAGCAGATCCCTCAAACCTATGACAGCCCTTACATGTCTTGGGATCCGGCGGACCTGAAACTAATAGATTTGACATGTTAGAAAAACCATGATCGTATCAGATACCATATACCACCAAGACACCCGCCCACTATCAGGAACACGGTGCCGAACGTTAGAGCCATCGTCAATATGGCCTGACGAAAAGACTTGGCAGGATCGTATCCAATAAATGCCCTATCAAAAAGAACAATGGCCCTATCTGTATCCACAATCTTCTCAAATGTTTTCCTAGCTATTGCCCTGTCTATGTAAATGCCATTTGACTCCATCCAGACTTCAAAAGCATTCATATCACGATTTCGAATATACGCTCTACCAGTCTCTAATTGTTCATCTGTTAGTTTCATGTTCAATAACCTCTATGAGATCTTTGTCTTCTAAATAGAATAGCTGCCGGGTTAGATCATCTCTTGGACATGCCATCTGATTTACTATCAACTGTCCAAGCCTAAGCTCTGGTTTAGATACCCAAGCATCGTACAATCTATCGATGATTTCCCGCTTCTGCTCAGGCGTTTTAGCTCTTTGTTCCATATCAATCTTCGTCACTTGCAATGGTGTATATGGAGTGTATATTACTCCTGTTTTTGCCATCTCCTCAAGCTCTTTATCAGAGCATCCTTTGAACCCGTCGAAAATGAAATCATCCATCATACTGACCACTGTCCGATACAAATATGCCTGGAATCATTCCTGACTTAGTTGCAACAGCTTGCTCAGCCCATAGTTTGATTTCCGTTCCGTCCGTGAATTTCAGACAAAGAACATTGATTGACTCATTTTCAATTGCCTTGATGGTTTTACCAACAAGATCTTTATCTATTACTTTTCTCATCCCATCCTCTTTTGCAAAAGCTCAACAACCAACTGAGGATTGGCGTATTGATTTTCTTTCATAACACGGCCAACGAAAAAACCAAACAGTCCAACTTTACCGCTCTTTAGACTTTCCCATTCGTTAGGTTGACTTGAAATAACAGAATCAATAATCATACCAAGATGATCAAGCTCATCAACCGAAGCTTTTGCTGCCAAACTCTGAGGCTCGTATACATCATTCTTTATGACAGGCTTTCCTTTGAATGGAATCTTACCAACAGTATCTGCCATCATGATCAATCGACTGGCAAGAGTCCTGGCATAATTTGGACTCATTGAAATGGCACGGTCAATCTCGTCTTCATCATTGGAAAAGCGAATGTAAACCATGTCATCATCGCTAACGCCAACATCAATATCATCATCGTAAAAGGGCATCTCTTCTTCTCCTTCTTCTTCGGATTCAAACTCATAGGTTGGAGGATAAAACAAATCCTCAAGCCATTGGAAAAATGTCATATCATCCTTCTGACAAAATCTTCAACTCATCAATCTCTTCGATCTGTTTGAGTAGTCTACGGGCGTTATCGGCCTCTTCTTCCAGATGTTTTTTGGCTTTCTTTACGTAAAGAGTGGTATCGCCATATGAGTCCTCATAGCTGCCAGATATACAATACCACCCTGGGCCATCCCATGTGATATCTACATCGGCACCATGATGATGTCCCCAAATGTATTTGCACAAAGAGTTTTTATCATTGGCCAGATAGAACTGAAAGCCACCATGAGTTCTTGTCACTATATCAAGGTGCGTTGCCTCATGCCTCTCAACTTTCCATGACCTATCATCCGTGAACTCACAGTGATCACATTTGTATGTCACCACTTTTATGGCGGCTTTTATAGGTTCTGTTTTGGTAATGGTTTTCATATCAAAATGAAACGGCCGGAGCTGTCTTGGCAGCTTCGGTGGCCTGGAAGAAAGGACGAGGCTTGAACTCGTTCCCAGTGATCGGGTTTATGACTTTACCTGACACACGCCGCACTTCCAGGTTGAAAGCACTAACAGCCTTATTGTACTCTTGACGAGAACGAAGAATCCTATTCTCAGTTCCCTCAATCTGAGACTGAAGATTCAAGAACATCTGATTGGCCTTCAGCTCAGGATAGGCCTCCTTCACCATCATCAGACGAGAAAGAGATCCCTTTAGCTTTGCCTGGGCCGCTTCAAAGGCAGCCATCTTCTCAGGGTTCTCCAGGTCAGCGGCAGTCATTTTGATCTGTGTAGCTCCGGCACGGGCTTCCATTACCTTGGTCAGCGTTTCTTCCTCATGCTTGGCATAGCCTTTGACCACACCAACCAGATTGGGAATCAAATCACTGCGCCGCTGAAGCTGTGCCTCATAGTCACTCCACTTCTGACTACAGAATTCATCACGCTCAACCAACTTGTCATACTTCTGAACTCCCTGCTCAGCAGTTCTACATGCCAACAAAGCAGGAATAAGAATGACTCCAGAGGGAATGGAGGTGATGAGAGCAACGGAAATGGCACGGGCAAACTTGATAACGGTCATTGATCAATTCCTTTGAGAACTTCGAGAACGCTGTTGAAAACTACTTCTGGATCCTGTGGAGATGCATCAATAACGAAACACCTTGTATTGGTTTCGTGACCATGCCGATTGAGGTAATCTGCAACCTCAAGAAAACGTTGTTTGTAGTGTGTAAGATCTTCGATTGTGTGATACTTTTCTTGTAGATCTTTTCCGGCGGCACGTAGCCTGGCCTGTGAAATTTCTACAGGAGCATCAAGGATTATGAACACAATGCCATAATCAAACTTCTGTGATCTTTGGTCAGGGTAATCTGTCAGGGTTGTGGGATGCCAGTTTTTCAATGGCCTCTGGCCAGTCATGTATGAGCTTTAGAGGACCAACCTTATGAGATACAAACCTACAAAAATCACAACGCATGTGATATAGCGTTTGTCCTCCAACCTGATCTATAGCAAGAATGTAGCCCTGCATAAAAGCGGCTAGCTTTCCTAGCGTGGCCGGTGGTCCATAGTACATCTCTCCACGCCCAGCTACAGCTAGCATGTATGACGCAAAAGATATGCGAACACCTCTTTCATCCATACTTTTTCTTCAGGCGCTCTAGTTCCGCCAGCTCTCTTGCACGCAATGCTTCTTCTGCATCACGCTTGCGCTTTTCTTCAGCAAGCCTAGCCGCTTCTTCGGCTTCTTTTCTGGCAGCTTCTCGTCTTTCTCTGTCTTTCTTTGCCTGCTCTTCTTGTTCCTTTTTGTATTCAGGGTTCTCGTACTTCAATACATATTCCAAACCAGGAGGAAAGAAATCAACATTCTCATCTGTATGATCTAGATCTGTGATAAGAACCTCATGAGGGAAATCCTGATCATTGATTATTGTTGCCGATTGATATACAGCAATGCTTATCCCAATCTCATCCATGAAGGCAAAAAGCTTATCCAGCTTTTGCGCAGTAGGATGATGGTCAAGTAGGCGCCTGTATTGGGATGTCATACATTTGCTTTTCGGAACTTGAGAATATCCCCGCCAAATTCCTCTTTCATCTTTGACTCAACTTGATCGCGAGTCATGCCAGAGCCTCGCAATAGATACTCAATCAGATCGATATCCAACACATCATACATTTGACACACAGGACAAACAAGATGATTGATTGAGGTATGACGAGTTCCTGACTTTGCCCGCTTGACAAATTCAATGAAAGCATTTCTGATAGTCTCTATGCTATCATTGATATTGACCTTTCTCTTGCTGTAGTAATCATTCCCCAAAAGCTCAATCATATCCTCTTTAGATATGTTCTCTAGGGTATCTGGAATCTTTACGTATTCACCAAGGAATTCTGCACCGCAATCGTCACAGGTACAAGTGGCAGTTTCATAATCACCATCAGTAGCGGCCAGCATCTCTCCGCTAATCTGGCAAAGGAAACTGGAGGTGGAACTGTTGCTAACAAAACCATTACGAGTTTTCATTTGATACCTGCTTTGAATGCTTTGTAGTTGTTTGAGTATTGAAGACGGGCCTGTTGTTCCAAGTCCTTCTTGCTAATGCCAATGCGCTTCAGAACAAACGCCAACAGATCGTTAGCATCAATGTGAACCATGTTACAGATTGGACAAAGCACACTACCAATGCAAAACTCCGCCTCGTTATCAACAGAGATGTCAGCCACATACTGAGTGAATATCTCACGCAGCTCTTCTACTGTTTGTGATTCGGAATACTCGGCAACCATTCCAGATTCATCATACCCAAGCTCTTCAATGATCTGTTCCTTTGTAAGAGTAGAGATGTCAGGCTTATGCAGATACTGTCCAAGGAAATGGGAATTGCAACAATCACACCTGAATGAATGATCTGTGTAATCGCCAGAGGTAAAGATATTACCGCTGACATCGCAGACGAAACTTGAAGATGAACTGTTGCTTACAAAGCCATTACGAGTTTTCATTATAACGTTCTTTCCTGTTACTTGCTCTTGGTCAATGACTTTGAAAACGCCTCATAGGTATCGAACTCTGATCGAATCTTGTCTGCCAGCTGCTTCTCAGTGAGCCCCGCCTGCTTCAAGAGATATTTCATCAGCAGCGATTCTGGAAACTCTTTCATGTTGCAGATTGGACATAGAGGTTTGCAAACATAAAAAGATTGACAACCTCTGTCATCTCTATCAACATACTTAAAGAACTTGGCGTATATCTTCTCAAGCTCTTTGCGAGGCAACTTCTTTACCTCATCATCTTCCGCCAGTTCCTCGTCCTCACAGAATTGTTCATCAGACAAGACAACATTGGCCAGCTCCTCGTCACTCAAGGACTTGGCCTTGGGACGAAGCATATACTTCAACAGAAACTCATTTCTGCAATCAGAACACTCCGCCATATCACCATCCATGTTTCCATGATCTGACACAATAACGTTGCCAGATATGACGCAAACGAAACTGGAGGTGGAACTATTGCTTACAAAACCTTGACGTGTTTTCATGACCAAACCTCTTCAGATATTTCGAGCTTTTCCAACGCTTCTTTGAACGCCTGATAGTTTTCGTACTTGTCTTTTATCTCTGCCCTTAGTTTCAGGAATAGATCTCTTTTGGTAATCCAGATGTATCTAATCAGCTCTTCAGAAGGAATGCCATCGAGACGGCAAACGGGACACATCTCTTTGACAACTTGCACCTCACTATAGAACTCATCGTTGCTATTCTTGACGTTACCAAGAACCTCTAGCATTTTTTCAAGCAGAGACTCAGTTGTAAGTCTATACCAAATATAGTGTTCTTTCAGGCGCTCGAAAATTTCAAGGTAGTTTTCAGCGGTTATTCCAGATATGATGCACCTACCTGAAAACGCATTGCCACAGTCAAGGCACTGACAAACAGCATCCTCTCTATAGCAATCATCGCCGCATACGATTGCCTCATAGGTAACGGCGCAAACATAACTCGAAGATGAGCTGTTGCTAACGAAGCCTTGACGGGTCTTCATATCAAACAATCACACTTTCTATTTGGAATCCTTGCAGAAATCAAGCAGCTCCTGTAGATTGCCGAACTTTGATGTGATCTCATCTGCAACCTCCTGCCATTTCCTACCACTCACTTTGAGAAGGTATTTGAGCATGACCTCACTATCAATCACCTCAAGTTTACATGAAGGGCAATTGTCAGTAATGTCAGGGTTTTCTTCATCGCCTACATCGGCGGCGCAATCACAACACAATTGCGCGCCACACTTGTCACAATATGCGGACGGCCCCTCATAGTCCTCTTCCACCCCTCCACACACAGAGCAAACGAAACTTGAGGATGAACTATTACTAACAAAACCATTACGAGTTTTCATGTTACAATCTTTCTTGTGAGCATAGTTGGTTTGCGATTATTGGACGTGTCATCCAATGAGTATCTTCATCAACAATCTTTGAGAACTCGGCTCTTGGGTTTTTCATTCGCCCAACAACCCAGTCATCATCCTCAATTCTGACGTACACTCCCTCCATCAAATCTGAAGGATCTGTGTGTTCAAGTTCTTTTTCACCAGCTAACTGTACCAGTTTGGTTTTCCAATCCCTTGTTTTCAAACCTGTTTTGGTAATGTACTGCGTGAAATTATTGATCTTTCCAAATGTGTTTTGGAACAGTGTTGGAACAAGGCTGACAGGTCCGTCACCCAATACCTGGTGATATCTCTTCAGCGAAAGAAACCTCTCGCTCTCTTTGTCATAGATATCGAAACCAAGAAAGTAGTTCGGCAAATTGTCGTAGAAAATCAAGTGCTTAGCGTAACACCACTCTCCGAACAGGATGTATTTGTCTCCAAGCACACCGAACAGATAGTCAAGATTACCATTTGCCCATTGCTTGAACAGATCAAACTGACGCTCTCTTGGGCCACCTACAAGGTAATGTCCTCTGCTTTGTAGCAGCAGGTTGCCATCACTATCAAAACTGATTCCAGAATTCGCCCCATCAACCTTCTCTGTAATGACAGCATGAAGATGTTTCCAATCTTTGTAGATGGAACCATCCTCAAGTACCTTTACGAGACGAGGGGTTTTGGGAAACTTGATCATTTCATATTGATTGGAGTGCATAAACACCCCACAGATCCACAATGACAAGTGAAGTGTTGTATGGTAGGATCTTCATCTTCACGGTTAGCTATTGACCGCACCACATCTTCTTCATGTTTAATCTGACGCATTCGGCTCAGTGGAATAAAGACGTTCTTGCAATCACTTATATGATCTCTTCTTCTCCAATCGGCACTAGATCTCTGCCGGCGTTTTATTGAGTTCTTGCTCATATCATATATGTTCTACTGACTTGATCAGTTCTGTGATGAAAGATATTCTTGGACGAATCAGCGTTGTCTTTGCGGCTTTGGCACGGACCCTAATCACCGTATCGTTTGGACCGAACCCACCAGCAGATAGGGGGTCATCATCAAACGTATACCCGTAACCATCTTTGGCTACTGTGGTTTTCACATCAGCATGGGCTGTGGTAGCAATGGCCATGAACGTAGCGAAAGCAAATAGAAATTTCCTGAACATACAAATATGTCAGGTTATTCCCATTCTTCTTTTTGCCTCGGCCCAATCAATTTCAGGACTTCCAATGGGACAACCACGCTCAACCCAAAGCTTGTGGGCTAGTTCTTTGAGTTTGTCATCAACTATCTTTGATAGGGTGTTGTCAACATCATCTATTGGAACAAGCTTTCCTGTTAAGATTGGCGGTGTAACAAGTGGTTTTCTTGGAATCCTATTCTCACGCAGAAAACCAGACTCTACATATTCTTTTAGCTTTGGCTCATATGTATTGGTAAGCTCTTTAACTATGTAAGGATCGTTGAATGCTTCTTTCTTCATCGAAATGTTGTAAAGGAAGTATTCCTCCATTATCACATCTCCAACAATCTCTGGTGCTTTATCTAGATGATGAATTGTTCGTGGATACCAAACAATAGCTGGCTTATCGCGGCAATGAAAATACTGCTCTTCAAGGTGTCTTGGATCAAAATAGTTATACCACCCATGCCACGAATAATGGTGTGACTCGTTTGGTCCAGAAGAAGGCATTCCATACCAACTATCAAGCTCATGGTATGGGGCAACAATAAACTTGCTACGATCCCTTTGCTCAGCTTTTTCCAAACAAGCATCGCACATCCACATATCTCCCCAACCCAAACCACCGCCAAGAAACAATCTATACTTGGTTTGTGGGCAGCCGCTTGTTTTAGGATCGTTACAACTCTCGCATATCATTCCGTTATCAAAAGGACCAGATTTTGCTTTAGTCACGTATCAATCTCCATATATCTCTTACGCTCTTCATCAGTTAGGCCATCTACATCCATGCCGAATTCATGAGTGATTACCTGAATCTATGAATGCCTGAGCTTGTTCATAGTCAATTGTCATTAGCTCAAGGTTCTCTTTGAGCCTGGCAATCTCACGATCCTTGCGCTCAATCTCAAGGTCCTTATTACCAATCTCAATCTCAAGCGTGTTGATGCGCCGCTCAAGACGGTTTACTTTGTCCTGAAGTTGGGAAACGTTATTACTCATTCTGCATCTCTTTGGTGGCCTTGGATACTGTAATCAACGATCGTGTTTCGTCACGTCCTGGTTTGATATACAACACCCTTGCATACATGAACTTACTTTCATCATTGGCTTTCATGAGGACTACATGATCCCCAACATGAAACATCCATGAATCATCCTCGAACTCATACTCGCCAGGATGATGGATAAATTTCTCATATTCTTCGCTGTACAGCAATCTGTATTTTTTATTGATCTTATCGCCACGAGCTTTTGTTCTAGCCAGAAACTCTTTGAAGAATTCTTCCCTCAACTCGGGTGGCCAATCTTTCCTGTGCCCGGTTACCATCAGCTCAGCGGCCGGAACAAATGGACGCTCGTTCTCTGTTGTAGAAGCTTCAAAACCAACGTTCGTTGAAACTATTTCGTATTGCGCAACAACAGGAGGTATCTTGAATTTCCTGAACAACCAATCCATACAGTATTCACATATGCAAAATCTGTATGAAGTCATATCTTCAAGTGCCATCGAACTGTAATGCCCGTGTGCTATTCCTTGGTACGAATAGTCCTCAGGGCTTTTCTCACCAGTCCAATGTCTATTGATTGCACATGACTGGCCACACAAATTACATGTATACTGTTTTTCTGTGGTCATTGCAATTATACCAATCTAAGGAACCCTTTGCAACCTATCGTCGCTGAGCCTCATCAACCCAAAGCTCAACAACATCATTATCTTTCCCAAGCTTCTGACTCTACAATGGCCATTTCAATGTTCCTTTCACACCTTGAACAATGGACACTCCCTACAGGAATGCTTGTTCTGTTTGGTGGTGGCAATCAAACGCTCTCGGAACTCAACCATACGAGGATGATTCCACACGTCACCAAAATTGTCATAATCCAAAACAGGAATACCTCTTTCCCATCCCGGCGTACCACCAGTGAAAGAACATGGATATACCTCTCCCCTGTAGTCAATGAATACAGAGAACAGTGTACTCTCACATGGCTCAACCTGCTGCCTTACCAAGTTATTCTTCGGCCCAGGCTTCAATACGTTCAGGAATTTGATGGCACTGCAACTATCAAACCCCAAAGAAACATCATGATCAACGCTCTTCTTTACCAAAGAATGAAACTGTTTCTGAGTTAGAGGGTTGTACTTTGCCCCTCTACCTTTCTGCTTGAGAGACAACATTACCAAAGCTTTCATCCCCTTTAGCCTTGGGTCAGTGTTGATGTCAGCTATAGTTTCTTCCGCCCAATGAATTGTCTCCTGACTAATCATCAAGTGTATATTGATCTGTTGTGCTCCGCTGTTCAATAGCCGGGCAACGGTATCATAACAGACATTCTTATCATCATAACGGCTGACGGCAACAGCACCGCAAACATCGGCAAGTTTCTGGGCCATCTCATCATCGAGATCGGCTACAGTGATATTTGGAATGATGCCTTTGCTACGTGTCAGCCACATCATTGCCAAAAGATCCGGGTTGGATCTTGCGGTGCTGTCTGCTCCGAATGCCACCTGGGTCAGAAGTCCAGGCTTTGCCAAACGATCCAACACTTCCTTGTACAAATCCAAGGACATATTGAAACCCTTTGGGGTGTTTGACTTGTAGCAATGGGGGCAGACCTTCTCATTGATACCAGTGCAAATTGTGGTTACTTCGATATCAGCAATCTCAGGATGAGGGGCTTGAATAGGATCGTCTGCCTCAGTAGCTCCCCATCTAGAAAAATCTCCAGTGTCAAGGTTGAATGTGTAGTTGTAGTTCGGAGAGCGAACGTTACGCAACCGGCCAAGATTAGAGATGCTGATATCGTTTGTCATTTTATTTTTATTTTGCTTTCCCAAATTCCAGGTTTGTAGGTTTCAAACTTTACGTTGAAAGGTTTGCCCATCATGTTGCCATTAGCTTTTAGAACAACACACCCATTATACACCACTTCTACTTGACAGGATCCGTTGCCCATGCAATGTATGTATATGCATGTTTTTATTGATAGTATTTTGGAGTTGTAACTCATCTCCAAATGTGCCATCACAGGGTTGCTTGATTTACAATCAACCTTGCCATGTTCTTGCATGAATGCAAGAATCTGTTCAACAAGCTGTTCTTTTGTTTTTTTCATCAGAACTACTCAGAGTCTACCAGTAGTTCTTTGGCCTCATCATCAGAAAGCAAAGAGGCAGCGGGGCTAGCTACCACTATGCCCTTGCTAACATCATCACGCCGCTGAGAGATTCCACGGCTCGCGCTCTTGTATAGTTTGCTGGTTGCCGCCCCGCCCTTAGTGGAATACCCATAGACATTACTGTCCGCAAAACCCATGGTGCCGGCCTGTTCCTTTTGGGATTCGATATTGCCACCACCCATGTAAACGAATGTCCAAGCATACTTTTCCATCTGATGCTTGACCATTTCCTTGACCTGCTTTGCCTGATATTCACTGGAAGAGTTTTCCTCCCCATCAGTGATAATCAGGAAGATGACCTGTCCCGGCCGCTCTTCTTCTGGGAGCTTTGACAAACGCTCGCCAACAGACACCACGGTTTTACCCACAGCATCAAGCAAGGCTGTCATACCTCGCGGAACATATGTCATTCCACAAAGAGGCTTGGCATCATTGACATCCACAGCCTCATAATCGATCTGATATCGATCATCAAACTGTACAAGGGTAATGCGAGCTTTTCCGGCCGCCTTCTTCTGCTCATCGAGGAAACTATTGTAGCCTCCAACAGTTTCTTTAGCGAGACCGGCCATGGAGCCAGAGCGGTCAATGATGGCGATGATTTCTGTGAGGTTTTTGTCAGTCATTTTGTTTATTCTTTCTATACCATGGAAGTCGAAGCAACATCTTCGTCTCCAAAAACTTCTAGTGATTCGAGTACAACCTTTGCAAAGCAGGCTGTGTTCGGTTCCATACTGCCCTCAACTACATCGAGAGCTTGATGGGCAAGCGCTCTAAGCGTTTTGGCTGCGGCTCTTGCTGCCAAACATTTTTCAGAAGGGCGCGGCATATCATTTTCGCCTGTCTGATGAACAATGCCGAGGCTCAGTTCACAGTATGATCTACCATCCTGAGTACAGGCATGATAATCACACATGATACATGAGTCTTTGCGTGGCGGTCCTTTTATCAAAAAGTATTCATCTGACATTGTGCCGCCTTTAGAATTGCATGTTCTTTACAATGAGATCGGTCATTTGTGTTACTGGCACCCTGATCAGTGGTTCAATATCATTACGACTTTTCTTGATTTGTTTGAGCCCACCAATCACAGTATCGGAAGCATCAATATCAGAAATAGAAATGAACTTCACAGCGTTGGAGAATCTAACTACGAACAGGGCCGGTATACCCATTCCTACCGCAGCAAGATTCAATGCCAACCATTTCCTGACATTGAGGAAGACGGTATCGTATTTATCAGTATCGTGAGTTCTGGTTTTCAGTTCCAAGAGCCCAACCAAACGGCCGGTGCGAACTGCGTACCAATCGATAACTGACAGTTTCCCGAAGCTAAATAGCTGACACTTCCAGGTGTCCTCTATGATCTTCGAGATTTCATTTTCACTCTTCTCATCTTCTTCTGTCTTGAAGATTGGAGTGCCGTCAATGAACGTGGTGGTCTCACGGTCATAGTATGTTTCGGTCATATAGAAACCATCAAAAACATTGACGAATAACCCTGTCAAAACACTGGTTGACAAGGTTGGAATAATGTAGGCATTTGTTTCTAAATACATCTATAGCCAACGGACCAGACGGAAACAGAGTGAATGTTTCGTTGGCAGCTATGGATTGTAGATAAGGTGCAAAAATAGAAGTGCCTCTCAAATCATATGGAGATACCAATCTAGCAATGTGAAAGAACGGCTTTCCTGCCATGGGAAAGTTCTTACCGGCTTTGATGGCATCTATGTATTCCTGATCGGCAGGTGATTTTTCGTCAAGAGACTTAAGCAGGCTAGTGTCTGGACGAAGGAACATCTCCCTATTACGGTTCACTGTAACATAATCAGGGTTTTGAATATGTACAGCACCATTTTGAACATGGAAAAACACCTCTCCAAGCACCAGAAGATCATCAACCATCAGGTCAACATCTGTGCTTGGTATTTGGGTTTCCTTGATGTTGATAACGATGCCAGCCCTATATCCAGCAATTTCTTCGTTTATGTTAGGGTTCATCAGATACACAGAACGAAACCAGGCATTCATGGTGGCCCGGTCTCTGGGGACCTCAACGTGATCCAACCAAAGAGGCTTGAACATTTTCTCTTCTGACATTTGCTTATCTTTCACGTCTCCTCGTAAGGAGCAATCTATGTCAATGGCCGCAATAACTGAGCAAGCTAGCTATTACCGCACTTACTGCAATGAATATGAGGCCTATGAAATTTGAACTATTCGGTTTTTCCGGATAGTTGGGCGGAGGTGGGATGGAATTATCGACCCGTGCCTTATCGTCCGCTGCCGCTATTGCTCTTGTTGCGTCATCGTCTGGAGCGGACGCAGCCAGGGGCGGATCGACCGTAGCACTCTCCGGCTCCGTTGTCTCGTCCTTTTCTGGCGGCACAAAGCACATCAATTCCTCCTTGCGCCGGAAAAACTCGTCGAACAGCCTCATCAACGTGGTTGTGTAACTATTCGGATCTGCTGTGTAATATCCAGCAGCATAAAGCTCAAAGGAATAAGCTTTCGGATCTCCGGCAGTCAAAAGCTGCCAGGCCTTTAGATAACGCTTCCTTTGAGAAAGGAACTTAATGTATTGATCTGCACCATCAAGAGGTGAATCGTAAGCGCGGAAATGAGTTGGTTCTGCTGGAGGTTCGTACTTGACGTACTTACCTTTCTCCATCTCGCCAGCAGAAAACATGGTGAACTTGTAACCATCATCGGGTTTGTGGACCTTTTTGATGTTACCGTAATTGTAGTTATGGATAGATTTGAATCGTCCTGTCTCAAGAGCTGTTTGGGCAAAGAGAATAGCCAAAGCTCTATCAGAGGGATACGAGTTGTATATCTGCTTCCAAGCCTCACGCAGATAGAACACAGCTTCTGGTTCTGTGAGGTTGGCTTTGTTGTCCTTTACATATTGAGGATGAGCATACCAGTCCATGCAAAGATGTCAGGTTATCCCATCTTCAAACCGCGCTCTCTCTTCTGCTCATACCAATCATTGTATTCCCTAACCCACTTCTCCATAGCATCATGATCGCCAGCGGTATCAGGCGGAGGAGGGGCAGAGGTAAGAGCTGCCATGCTACGGACTGTATGAGCCGTAGACTGCATGGCATTGTTAATTGAGTCCGCTAAAGCAATACGTTCTTGCGTAACTTGCTTTCTACGTTGCTCGTAGGATAGCTGGACACGATAATCCACGTATTGGTTGAGCGCTTGAGTAAAACGCTTCTTAGCTTCCAATACAATTTCAGGTTCTATTTGCCCGCTCTCTAAATCTTTCTGAGCTGCAATGACCTCCATCAAAGAGCCTAGAAGTACATTGATCATACCTCTATAGCAGGATAATCATAGTCAACTTTCCCGTTTAAATGCTGAATAATAACCAGCTGTTTCCAATAATCAATATTTGGATACCGAGATGATAGTGCAGAAAAACCACTGAATGGACATAGCACCAATGTGTTCCAAGAACGCATGATCGCTATCTCTACCGCCGCCCTAATCCCCTCAACCTTGTCCCGATGTAATGACACAACAGGGTATTGTATACATCTATTACCAAAAGAATCTACAAAAGCATTTCTAATGGACTGTTCATCACCCATCCTTTGCTACCATCTGACCGTTACCACAAATCGGACACAACGTCTTCGTATCTTTCTTAGGCTCTGTTTTCTTGGACATATTTGATAAGCCTTGTGTCGTAGAACTCTAGACACATTTATCTTTTGGCTTGGGGTAATATTCTTTGCCCATAATTGAAAGCGTTTCTCTCCATTGCATTTCTTCAAGACATTCCATAGAACAACACTTCCATTGCCTACCTTTTGCGGCCGAGCATAACTCCCACATCTCCTTGCCACAGGTGTTACAATAGAATTTCATCTTGGTGAATAACATATTACCCAGTTACAATCTGTATATACTTTGGGGACACTATATCTGTCAACCAAACTCCGTTAGCTGACACATAGAACAGCACACCATCAGCATCCATCTGTTTGGCATTTACTTCCAATACAATCGGATTGCCATGACGCTTACCAACAGATATAGCCGTCTCGATATTGTCTGATAGATGAACGTGATGCCTTTCACCTTTTACAATACCATTATCAAAGATGGAAGATATATTCCTGGTAGCTGTTCCATGGTATAGAACATCAGGCGGGGTTGCTGGTTCATATTCCAGATCAACCTCAACAGAATGTCCTTGATTAGCCCGGATGCGTTTCTTATCGGCGGAGAAACCATACCGTTGTTTTGAACAGGTTCTGACTCCCTCCTCTAATTCTTCCATGGACAAATCAGTTCCATGTTTTTTTAGAGCCTTCAGTAATACATCAACGTCAACCCACCCAGCGCTGTCAAGTTTGATGCCTATTTTCTCTGGTTGATGTCTGAGAACCAAACTTAGGAACTTGCTTGTCTTAGTATTCATTTCAATACCTTTGCTGGGTCTGTTATTACTATAGCTGTTCCAATGTCTGGTAAATGGTATAGGCCAGTCCCCACAAGACAGACGCAGCAATTGCATAGAGATAGCCAGTCATGCACATCTCTCAATCATATCCCGAGTGAAAGCTCACGGACTAGCTTCAAGAGTCTTTCTACTTCCGGTACAGCACAGGTAGCGGAGTGTCCAGAATGATACCCAAGAGATTGTGTATCGTTATCAGAACACAATATCCAGGCTTTTAGATCTGTACGATTGCATATGTTATTGAGGCATTTTGTCATCACCCCACGACAAGACTTGCACAGATGGCCGCGAAATATTCCTTGGTCCATCCATAAAACATACCAATCATTTTTGGTGTGTTTGTTTAGCAGCTTGTTCGCAACCTCTTCGGCCAGCTTCTCTTGCTTCTCAATACGATCAGCCTCGGCCCGAAGCTCCGCCGCATTCATTCTATCTCTAGCAGAAAAGTGTACCATGTCAATTCCTTATTTGAACAATGGGTGTAAATTTCTCTACACCCATTATTTGTTACATATTAGTTGTCTCTTTTGAGATACTTAGAAAGCTTTTTCAAATGATCTGGTGGAGTGTATCTACCAGACCGATTCTGGATCTGAACGCCATAGGTTGGGTTCACAAACGCAGTAATATCATCCCTATAAAACAAACCAAACTCTCTTCCGAATATGTCGTTGCAACGTATGGTCCAACCTTCGCCAAGATCCTCGACAACTTTTCCAATACTACAATTTACAATGTTCATGTCTTACCTCCTATGAATTGCGAACCGCAACCACATCGGTGATATAGCAGGCCCACCGCTACCCGTCAAAGAAAATAAGGCACTTTTTTTGGTTCCCGTTCCCAAACATGAAAAACGGGAACGGGAACGGGAACGGAATGACGTTACTTTCTAAACATCATTCTAACCAACACTTCAAAAACCATTAGTGCTTTTCTAATCAAAATAGCGGTTTGCATTGTGTTATCACCCTTTCTTCCAAAAGAAACTATTGATTGGCCTTATCAAATCTGAATGATTTTCTAATACCAGACCCATAGGAAACACTAACGTCCTTGATGTCAGTCAGGTGATTCATATGTGGAGTTGTCTTGAATTCACCGAGACTGACGATTCTCTTGTAGTCCTCTGTCTCTGCCCACCTCTCAAGCTCAACAACCCTAAGTGTAGCGAAAGGATGAGAGACATCCAACAGATTCAGTAGCTTGAACAACTGATCCAGAACACCATTGCTTTCCACATATTCCTTGGCCTGGTTGCGGAACTCATCAAGATCCATCCGTCCAATCTTGCGCCCTCCAGCCATTTTCATCAGAGTGGTTTGGTTGACACGCAAGTCCTGAGTATACAGCAAACCAGCCCTATCAGATGATAACTCGCTGTTCCTATCCCATTCTCCCAGCGCTATAATTACGGCCATTAACGCCGGACCACTGAGAGGAACAGAGAAAGAAATAAAAGAGATATGAACAAGCAATCTAAGAATTGTCTTATACAACACATGTCCAGACATGATATGCCCAAGCTCATGAGCATACACACCGGCCAACTCCTCTTCGTCCATAGATTCAACGATAGAAGAATTTAGCACAATGAAAGGGGTCTTGTACCCAACGGCCCCAGCATTCAAGAACGGTGATTGGGTAACAAACACTTCAGGCGCTTGCTTGATACCAAAGTGATTATTGACATCTTTGGCAATGTCCCTTACCCTTGAGAACTGTTTGTCTGTAACCCGGACAGACGATGCCAGGAAAAACAGGCGCAATGAACGCTCACTGGTATTTCCCAAAAGGGTTTTGATTACCACATCAAGACCAGGCAAACGTCTAAGAGCGTTTAGAGCAGTGCGATCTGACGGATGCTCCCACTCTTGCGGACAAATTCCAGCTAACATTTTCTTTGTCATTTTAAACACCACAAACGAATGGTTGAAGCGCAATACCAACTTTGGCAATCAATTCGTCAGGTAACGGTTCAGACTGGTTGTGAAGCTCTGGGTTATGCCCCTCGTAGAAAAAACCTACAGGGATATGTTTTGACACATAAATTGGTTTATCTTCAAGGTCAAACAGATCGAAATTTGGTTGAAGCGCCGTATGGAAATCAGTGGTGCTTATGGTGAAGGGGCCTTTGCGATACTGAAAAGAATCCTCAAGTTCTTTATGGTTCGCTGGTAGTTCTTCTGGATTGAAATCATCAGGAATTAACTGTAGCCACATTTGTAGCTCAGGTTCAGTGGCTTCCCGAGTTTCCGACTTGTGCCCGGCATGCTCTGTTAGCATTCCATGGCCTAACAATTTGTTGGTACCGTAAAGCCAGCAGTCGATGTGGAAACATAGACCCAGCCGACGAGCAATCCTTCTAAGATTCTCCTCACGGTAGCCAATGTATTCAATCATAAAATACCCACATGCTTATACACATCTCTATCTACATTAGGAAAAGCTTTTTGGTATTTGTATACCGAGCGATCTGAATGATCGGCTCCTTTATCTTTGTGAAGGTGACAGTACCAAAGCTTGATCTCGAATATACTGTCTTCGAATTTGATTAGACAGTATTTGTTATGGTCCCAGCCAAGCAACTCAACCTGTCTAACCGGGGCTCTGACACAAGGCTCGTCATATACCCTGCCTTGTACTAGATCGTTTTTGTTGAGTGGATAATCGGTATAGACAGGAATTCCAATATAGATTCCGTTAGCAAGGTTCTGACGGTTTCCTCTTGGACCCTTGTTTTTTCCTCGCCGGTTTCCAATCAGCTTCCAGAAACCTTGAGCTACGTATATCTTCATGGCTGCCCCGGCCTCAACCAAGAGATTGAATAGTAGTTTTCATTTCTGTCACTCATATACTCAACCACAAAACGTTTTCTACGAAGCTCTATTACCACAGCTTCGTGCAATGGCTTTGAATAACTTGTCATAAATTCACCTCTATTAGCAGAGATACTTATTGTATTCAACACATCATTGAGCTGGGTTTTATTATTCTGAGTCTCAAGGCTCATGGCCAAATCGTACATTGTTTGTGCGTTGATTTCTGTTGTCATGTTTTCTTCTTTGCGCAGCTTGGAACCGGGTTCCTGGTATCAACCTCTATCCATTCGCCATCGCGAAGCACCTCTGTAACAACGCCGCAACCCTCAACAAACCTGTGTCTTATTCTTGTTCCACAGTTATGGCATCTTTGGCCTGTTAGATGATTGACACCAGATCTAAACTCGTGTCCTCGGCCAATATAACGAACCTTGCTTTTTCCTGCCTTAGCTGCGGTGGCCATTCAATCCTCATCGTAATAGAAACAACCCCTACGGATAGCCTGCTCTGTTGTCTTGTTCTTCAGGTATATCAGCCCACACCTTGTACAAACAGGCCAAGAAATAGAAACACTAGATCGTTTGCTCTTGCCAATCATTCTTGGAGAATGTGATTCATGACGTTTCTGTTTTGGTAAAGGTTCCCATGAAAGCTTTACCCATTCTTCGTTTTCTGTTGCCATATCATTTTGGTATTACAACACAAATACATCTGTAGTGTACTGTAGTAGCTTTCATACCATTAGGACACTCTTTGGCCTCACACTCTGCTGTTGTACATTTGACAAACCACACTATACACACAAATAGAAGAACAAGAAAAACCAAATACATTATACCTGTTTTATTAACGCTAACATCAAGATCCATATCAACCTCCGGCCAACATCTTTACAATCCCAGGATTGACGTTCTCTTCAATCCATGGAATCAAATGGTGACGAATCTTATTTCTTGTATACTTATCGGTATCGTTGGACGAATCTTCCCACCAACGCAGGCCCCACACTTTGGCATATCTCTCCAGATCTGCCCTGGTGAAAGTCAAGAGCGGACGGAGAAACGTCATGCTCTTTTGCCCGAACGACCAGCTCTTGGGCTCACGCCAAGCCCGGACCATCCCCGTCACATCCCTGCCAGTCAATACCTGAAACAGCTTTGACTCGGCCACATCATTCATGTGATGTGCCAATACAACCACAGGCATTCTTGGAGCTAGCTTTGGGTCATAATGATCTAATGCCAAATTCATAAGAGCTTCATATCTCTTTTGCCTGGCATCAAACTGTACATTCTTGTCATGGTCAATAACTATACTTTTCATACTGATAGGAATACCAATGTCTTTTGATAAAGCATTGAGCGCCCCAACCTCTGCACTCAGCTCATCCAATGCCCTTAAACCATGATTGATATACACAAGCCCAGGAACAAAATAAACACCATCGTGAGTCCTCGGCTGAATGATTTTTACTTGTGAGATAATGTGAGCAAGGACGGTGCTATCCAATCCACCAGAGCAAGCCACAAATAACTGGACAACGCCACGCACATCATCTCGAACATGATTGATGATATCGCGGCAATGTCTTCTATCAGCAGAAGAGGTCCCCGTGGGCCAAATGATCTTGTTCTCATCCGTTCTCTTCATAACGTTTCATCCACTCTTCTTCCTGAAACTTTAACAACAAATCAACAGATGCATTTTTAGATCTTTTATTCTGAATGTATTTGTATATGCTTTTGTAATAAGGTTGGTTCTGAAAACTAGACAATGATATTGTTATTGTTTCGTGTGTAACGTAGTCAACCAGATTTAACAGCCTGGTCTTAGGATCGCCAACAAAGAAAAGGTTCTTCCAATTTCTGGTTGAGAGATTCATTCCTTTTCCTCAACCAGCCAAGCCAGTTCACCGTCAGCCTCTACTAAAAGCTTAGCTCCACATTGACACGTTCCATAATCACCGTCTTGCCAATATGGATATGGAAAATCAGAGCTTGGTTTGTATGGTTCAATTGTCTTGCACGGCTCTCCGCATACCGGACAATCAAGTAGAACATTTTCTTCATTCATCTTGGTTGTAGCTCCAAGTATTGTTCTAGCCAATGAACAACTGTATAGAACTTTGCGCCATCTTCTTTGTCACTAAAGTCAGAGGATTGGTGTTTTACATGGGCAACACAGCGGAGAATGTTAACCACTCTCTGACGCTCTTCACGCCGGATCACTTCCAGCATCTGTTCCGCTAGCTTTGTGTTCATACGTTTTGTTTCCGAAGTCTGTTGTAATATGATCTGTCCAATCTAAAAACTTATCATTGCCTTTTGAACATGGCACAAGATCATCACACCACCCCTTAAGAACTCCAACAGGTTCCTCAAACACATGAACCCAGTTGTCATCGCTTGTAGGTGCTTGCTCGAAATAAACATCACGCTTGCAATTCTTACAGTATGTTCCTATGTCATCTGTAAGCTCTATGTCTTCCGGTAATAGAATGTCAAGATTAAGAATTGGTTCACATGTTCCATAGGGCTCGCCAGTATCCCAATGGTATTCGTTGGTTATGAACCTTTTACCGAACTTGGAACGAATACCATAGAAAGATTGGGTGCGCCCACAATAAACAGCCACAGGGCCAAGATGTCTCGACTTGATGTTATAAAGGGATCGATTAACGCATTGTGTAATAGGTATCATACAAATTCACCTAATAAAACAAGCTACCTGTTCCATTTCGATGGCAATCTTTTTTGCCACTTCCTCAGCTTGTATCACTGCATCTTCTACAGTTACGTTCCTGCCGGCGTCTATAATTGTTGAATCCATGCCACGATAAAGCAACTGCCAAGACGCGCCATATCCAACAGCCGCCTCAATCTGCTTAGAATGTTTCTTTACCCTTATCTTGAAGATTCCTTTAACAATCTCGTATTCTGTACCGTCATGACGCGCGTACTCTTGGGCTTCTTTTCCCAGAATGATCATGTTGCTTTTTCCTAATTCCCATTGCCAAATCTATTTCACCGCGCTCAAGATAATCACCAGTTATAACCTTTAGATCTGGAGCTATATCCAGTAAAGATTTTGCCTGATGCATTGAACATGTTGCAAGGTAATCAACCATGTCCATGTTGTTTACACAAAGTATCTTGGGAGCTTTGCCGTGTTCTTTTATGTACGTCTCTATACACCCTCTGATAAACTTGTAATCGCATGTTATTGTCCAGAGCTTGAAGGAGCTGGGGTTACCGCTTCATATCTAGGGCGCCATGTTTGATCGCACAATGACATGCAGCTGTTCTGTTCCATAATGCATTTGGCCCTGCATGTTGCATCAGAATTCCAACAGGCTCGCCGGCAACTATGTTCACTATCAGTACACACCTCAATGCAATCATTCCACTGACGCTTTACCTTAGTCTGAGGTGCATCAACATGCAAAGAACAATTACGGTCTTTGGCGCTGTATATCATAAGAGATATACAAACAACAACAATGGGTGTAAGCATCTTGAACCACAGAGGGAAATCTCTCTTAGTTAGTGTTCTCATATCTCTTTGTAATCCGTATGATGTCCACAAATTTTACAGGTGCGTATAATTCTAGTCTCTGTTTTCAACCTATCTCTTCCATAACCATAATCAAAATAACTATACGTTTCAACAAAGACCGTTTCATACTCGAATTGGTGTTCGCAAAACAATTGCTTAAACCATATCATTAGGTTGATAATCATATCTCCACAATCTTCTTTCTAGGCTCTCTTACCAACTGCTCCCACCTGGCAATCAGCATCTTGGCATACAACACATTATTGAGACCATAGTTGCCACAAGCATAGCAATCATTGATCTCTACAATTCTTGTTGAGCCATCTCCAAGAACACCAACGTCAACAAGATATGCAACAGGCGCATCCTCAAACACTGACACAATCTCTTTGATAATGTCTTTGTCAGGATGAACGGCCCAAATGCCTTTATACCTGCACACATCAAGTATCTCACCTTCCAGTATGTAACACCGGAACTCTGATACAAAATTGACAGGTTCACTTACCCAGACAACTACATCATCTGGTTCCGTAACAATCTTCAACCTGGCCGATGGAGTGTTGTCCCAAACAAACCCGGTAAATAACTTCTCTTCCTTGGCCGGCTTTATGAAAACCTTCTCTGACGTTCTTCTGATATCGCCAAGAGTTGATTGCCATATCTTCCGGCCAAAGAACCTCTGCAATACCAGAGGGTAATCCATTCTCTCTGGTAGTTCTTTACCAAGTTTTCTAAGGCCATTGAGAACATCCCCAATGTACCCAACAACCATTACTTCATCAGAGATCTCATCCTCAAGCTCGCCGGAAAGATCCCCAAAACCATAGAAAGGTTCTGTTTCTATACCAAGTTGATGTAAACCATGCCAAGCATCATAAGTACAACTTGTGGCTGGATGGTGTTCATCTCGATGCCTGATATAAGCTTTCCTCATGTCATCGCTCTTGGCTTGGCCAGCTTCTTGTCAAAATCAAACTTATCAACCAAGCCCATTACCATCTTGTTGAACTCTTCGTCACTGGTGTTTTCTGGATCACATACATCATTGGCGTTCTTGAGGTAGTAATCAACCAGCTGAGTGGCAGTCATGCTTGCTTTTTGCTGAGGTGTTAGATCTTTCATCGGGAATTCCTCCAACCAACATTACCAACGATCTTCTGAGCACGGCATCCACTATTGAATGAGAAAGTTCTTGCACATTCAATGGGCATCAGCTCTACCTTCCCATTGTTATTGTGGGCAACGGTACAGCTGACATACCCATCATTATCTGAGTCATAGTTTACACAGGTGATGTGTTTTACATCAAGGCCAAGCTCAGTAGCAAAAGAAGTGGCATTCTTCTCTGCCTCTTCTTTATTGGCGCCACTAAAATTACCAGCAATAGTGATTGTGATAAAACCAACAACCACCAACACAATGGCAACAACCGCTACTTTGACTAGCGTTTCAAATCCGGTTGATTGATTGTAATATGACATTATCTTCCGAACCTCATCATTGGATGTTGCATCAAAGTTCCAATAGGATTTATAAGCTCACCAACGTGTTTTGCAATCATTGGGGTTGGATAGCAAACAGAGTTGTTATGACAGAAACCACACTCCGCATACCAGGATGGAGGGGATGTATATCTCGGTTTGAACTCACTGACGGGGCCCTGGTTGAGAGCCCCGCAATGGTCACACCTGAATCTAATTGGTGGTTCCTCAATTACTGTGCATGCCATTATCATCATCCTTTCGGCCTATGCTAAAAAAACATAAGAGGAATATGCCAAACCAGCACCAGCTATGATTTGCAAAACACAAGATAGCCAATTTCCTATCACAGCATACATTAGTCCAGACAGAAAATTGAGACCAGCAGCGACCGCCAATATGATTGCAGGTATTTTCATTTTACCCAAGCAAGGGCATAGCTTTCACCAGGCCCGCGATTCGGATACACAGGATGACAGAACTCTAGTTCGCAATGGTGATGAACACACCTCTCTCGCGAACACTTGTAATGTTCAATCAGGGTTTCTTCATTGATGTTTGTAAGGATCAATTTAGACCCACACCTTATGCAAAAGATTTCTTCCAGCCTCGGCGCCGGCTTTGCCCGCTTGTACTCAGTGGTGTCAGGAACCTCATCCAAAAAATTGTTTTCCATTATTATCTCCTCAAAGCGCTCTGTACAAAACCAACAAGAAACTCTCGTCCGTGAAGTTTATCCAACCAACGCATTGGAATAGCTCCAACTCCAAAGTGTGCGCCCAACAAAGCTCCTGCCACGGCTCCAACAGAGTCAGCATCGTTGCCCCTATTGACAACATGAACCAACCCATCCTCAAAGGTTTTGCTCTGCATCAAAGCAGCGGTGGCACATTTCACAGTGTCAACAACATATCCTTTGTTTTCCCATTGGTCCCAAGGATGATTGGGAGCCTCTTGGAAAGCTTGAACAATCTCTATTGTGGTAGGATACTGTGAAAAGTTTTGCAGTGTATCTCGATAGGCTTCTTCTCTGTCTTTGCCATTCATCATTTCCCAAAGCATCTCATTCACAAGAAGACAACCAACGGTACATTTGGGATGAGGATGTGTATCTTCAGAAAGCCTGATGGTATCGAACAGCATGGCATTCTCATCATCATGCCACCAAACAGCACTCGGCATACAGCGCATGACAGAACCGTTGCCGGCCGAATACATACCCTCAGCTTTCCAAACCTGATGGGCAGGATTATCTGAGCCATGCAAAGGACGATCTGTTGCCTGATCTGAGCGGTTGAAAAAATACCACTTACGCAATACTTTCTCTGTCCAAAGCCCTATGTCTTTTGGATTTGTATTGCGCCAATCAACCCATTTATTGATGATGGTTGGTTGATGATACTCACCCTTCTCAAGATACATTTCCATGATGGACTTTGCCATCTGGGTATCATCGGTAGTCTCGCCGGGCTTCCAACGAAGGGTTCCTCCACCAATCATATCCTTGACAAAATTCTCTGGAGATCTTGGAGTCAGAAATTCTAATGGCGCCCCTAAAGCATCCCCTATAGCAGCGCCTAATATAGTTCCTAACGCCCTCTCTTCCAAACTCAAACCTGACATATCTTTACCTTGAGCCAATTAATAGCTTTGCGGAATATGGTTTTGTTCTCCGGCTTATCACCAAAGATATACCAGTCATCCGCTTGGAAATCAATATGATATGGGCTCCATTTGGAATCGAACCTATAGTATTCGCTTTCCAAACGAATGAACCTGCTAGACTCTGTAATGAATATTCTGGAGTTGGCCTTCCATCCTTTTCGGCCAACCTTTTTCCCGCAAATTAAATGCTTATATGCTTCGTCCCATTTCATTCTATTTTTCGCTGGCGGTGTTGTTAGGTGTGCAATTTCTATGTGCGGCTTGTTGCTTCTCGGCACATGATACAAACCAACTCAGTGGTAGCAGTATCATGACAGTTAGCCAAAGATAATAGCTAGCCTTCAGTGCAATAGACTTTGCTTCATCATCCATTTGAAACCATCCATTCTTGGGCCATGGCCAAAGCATCCTCTCGACTCATATCAGGCTTCTCAAGCAAAGCCTCGTCTAATGAATCAAAGAACTCTCCAATCTTTGGACCGGGAGTTATTCCCATCTTTATCAAATCATGTCCATTGATTGGCCTCTTTATTTTCGTTTGGCCAGATTGGTTTTGGACAAGAGCCGTCATCCGCTTACGGGCGATCTCGAACTTTTCACGAAGCGTAGGGTCATTGAGTTTCTTCTTCTTTCCATATGCATCACACAATGACATATCAAGAATATTTTCCCAATCACTATCCAGATCACGAATGATACGGCGGAGAACAGAATCCCTGCTATCCGGTTCAACATTCATAAACCTACAGTGTTCTTTGATGAGTCTTACAACCCTATCTCTGATATCAGCAGGAGAGGATAGCTCATCAAGAATCAGAGCAGCAAGCTCAGCACTACGCTCCTCATGCTTGTGAAAGCTATTGGTATTGTCAGCCTTGAGCTGTGTATACCTTGAATCACACTTACCAATGTCATGAAGCAACAAAGCCAGATGACGTATGGCTGCTGTCTTTGGATCTTCATTCAAGTACAAAACTGATGTCATGTACTCAAATGACAACATCGTATGATCCCAGATGTTGAGATCATGATAGATGTTGTTCTGGTCCGTATCCCAAGGACGCAGAAACTCATCAGGCTTTCTGGGACGGAACAACAGATCCCTGAACCCAAAAGCATTGACAAGCTTCATGGCCCGCAAAGGATCATTGCCAGTAAGGAATCCACGCTTCCAACTTCCATCCTCTTTAGCCACACCAACCATCTCGGCCCAGATTCTTTCACTGCTAATCTTGGCAATGAAAGCTTCCTGCACCTCTTTGAGATTGGCAGCTTTGACAATATCCTCAGAAGGAGTGAGAGAAAACCTGGCGCAGAACCGAATGATCCGAAGTATCCTCAGCGGATCATCCAAGAACGTTTGCCTAGAATCAATTGGGGTTCTGGCAATTGAGGATACCAAATCATTTTTACCACCAACCAGATCCTCAACAAACATGTTATTAGGATCTGTGATGTTATAGAACATCGCGTTGATGGTTAGGTCACGGCGCTGCGCATCCTGCAACGGTGTGCCAAACTCAGTCTGAGGTATTCTTGAGTCTGAATATGTTTCGCTTCTAAGATTTACGAAATCTATATTGTAACCATACACATTCAACATCGCAGTGGCAAGATGCTTTGACTGATCTGGGTTAGTTTTTACAACAGATATATTTCCGGTTTTATGTTTTTTGTTTTCCATGTGCCGTTTTACATGTTTTGCAAATTCCTCACCTGTCATATTGCTAACGGCGATATCTATATCACACGAGTCTACGCATAATAACTTATCCCTAATATAACCACCAGCAACACGCACTACCGTGCCGTTTTCTTTGGCTACGTCTGAAAGTGTGGTAAACAATTTTTTTTCTATATCTGAAAGTTGGAGTAACATGATTGAAGTAAATCCTTTAGAAGGCGTGAGAAAAAGTTACAAAATTCTTATTGAGTGTGATTTGAAAACGTCTGAAAAATGTAGGGGGCAATACATGAAAGAGTACAGGTTTGTTCTAGAGTCTCGCCAAAAGAATCATGGCAAAGATATTTGCACACACTGTTACAACAAATCAATAGCCGTTGGTAAAATGAATGGTGCGTCTTTACATGATAAAAATGAAACGTTTTTTGAAAACATAGACACAGAGCTTAAGTCGTATTTATTAGGTTTAATTGCTGGAGATGGCAGCTTAGAAAACACAGGTAAAAGACTAATTTTGTACGCTAACAAAACTGATTCAGAAAGTCTAATACTTCTAAAAAACGCAGTGGCCCCAACAATAACACTGTTCACAGACGAAAACTGTATGTGTGTCAAAATCAATTCAACAAGAATAGTTAGTGATGTTTGTAAACACCTCAAAATATCACCAGGTAAAAAATCACACTCGTTATCTTTGCCTGATATAGAGCCACCATTGTTATGGCATTTTTTACGAGGTTTGGTAGATAGTGACGGATCTATATCAACACCATACAGCGGATGTACTTCTCCAAGATGCAAGATAACAACTAGCTCACAACAACTAATACAAGACATAAAAGAACTTTGTCTAAAACACGACATAAACAGTTGTGTTTGTAAAATGGATATTTATTTTGTTGGTAAACATGCTCTTTCATTTTTGAACAAGATTTACTCTGAGTCATCATATCAACTTACTCGCAAATATAAAAGATACACTGTGTGGAAAACCTGGATCCCTAATTATGGTACCGCTGTCAGGCCAAGAAAAAACGCACCCAACTAGCAACGCGAATGTTGGAAGATGTTTCTTTGGCTGCTTTTTGCAACACGTCAAAGATTTTCTTCTCATTCGGTGTGAGAGTGATTGTGCCAGTTATGTCTTTGATAAGGTAAGTCATTCCATCGCTCCAAGACGCTCTCCAAGACGCTCTCCAAGACGCTCTAGTGCGGCAACGGCCTCTCTTAGGGGAGAGGTCATCACACCAGGTGCTTTGGCTTCTTCTTGGGTAGTCTGTGGGTCGTGCGCGTGCGTTTTGATGATGTCAGAAAAAGCCAACAGTGGCTCTTCATCCTCAATCTCAGCAGGGACAGCGCCACGTGCCCGATCAATAGCCACGGCCCTAGCCTTGGCTTTCTTTATGGCATACTTCTTTTTTACACTGACCTTTTCCTCTTCGTCCTCATCTTCTTCATCTTCCTCTTCGTCTTCAAACTCAGCAGCTTCAGCAGCTCTCAGAATGCCACTATACTTAAGCATCCTGGCCACAAGCTCCACGATATCCTGCTCATCTTCTTCTGTCTCAGCCACCTTAAGCTGAATGACAACTTCCTTGAGCCAGGCGCCAGTCAACCCTTCACTGATCTTAGCCAGCTTCACCAATGAAGACAGTTTGACTTCAACACCCTCAGTCTTTGCATAACCCTTAAGGATCTCCAAACGATCCTCATAACAGGGATATGTAAACTCGATGATGTCATCAATGCGCCCAGGACGAAGCATTGCCTCTGGGAAAGACTCGATTGAATTGACAGTGAAGATGGTAATCAATCCCTCTTTGCACCGCCGGAACTTCTCAAGCCTCGAAAGCAAAGCACCAATCTGATGCATGGGCGTTGCTTGGATAACCTTGTCCAACTCATCGATGAGAATGACTTCAGCCTTTGATGTCAGGATCAAAGCAATCATCTGATCGTCTGGAACGTTGAGCAAAACCTCAGAAGAGATCTGAAGAATCTTGCGGGAGAAAGATGAGGCGAATCTCTGACTCATGGTTGTCTTACCAGAGCCGGGAGGTCCAAAGAATAGATATGACCGCTCATACCCAAGCTTGTTGAACCTTTGATTCTTCTTGGTAAAGTTGTCCAGCCTTTGGGCAGATGACCCAAACTGACAACCAACATCAAGCTTGTACTTGGAAAACTTCAGAGTCTTGTATCGGTCCTGAGAGTGTTGGACATCAATGCACCCCTCCACCTCTTCCCATACAAGATCCCAAACCTTGTCAAACTTGAAGTCCTTTGAATGCAGAAAGCAAGAAGACACATCGCTTAGTGACTCTCGCATTCCAAGCATCCCAATATCAGGATGACGGAACAAAAACAGCTTACCATACCGGTCAGCGTAATAGTTCATCACGCTGCCGCTACCGACACCATCAGACATATCAAAGGTGGTTGTTCCGAAAGATGTCTTGGGCTGTGGCGCCGGCTGTGGTTGGGTGTCTATGATAACCTCTTCGAAATGAGAGGTTAGAGAAAAGTCCCTGAACAAATCCATGAAACTAGGATTCCAACCCTCCAACAGATCGAATTCCTTTGCCACGGTTTTTTGGACGTTTTCTTGAACCTCATCTGGCACAAGCTGGAGAAGGTTCAACGCAACCTGTCCAAGCCTCATTGCGCTCGAAAGGTATGTGTCTTTTTTGGTTGGCAACAGATTGACGACGTTGTTTACCGTCATAATCAAGTGGTTGACAGGTACGTTGGCCTTATGAATCCTGGTCTTGAATTTAGACAGAGGCTTTAGGAAATCGAATTGTATCATATAGTTTTTCTTTAGGTGGATCTGAATCTCGTCGAAATTATTGTTAGCTAAAACGTCATCAGAGAATTCACTATTCATCCCTTAGAGTATCCACATGTATTGCAAATGAAACATCCTTCAGAAGGAACCATCAAATCCCAACAATGAGGACATGAATCTTGGAATTCTGTTTTCTTAAAAGGCCGCCCCTCATCCGCAAACTCAGGATAGGTATCAAGAAACAATCTAACGAATATGATGTCATCTCCAACCATGTATTCCTTTGACAACAAGAACGCCGCCAAAGCAGGGGCTGGTAATGCCAGAGCACACATCATATCGAAATGATCTGATTCGGTATCGGGCTGCTCTGCTTTCAATGACTCAAGCAACTTGTCTGCATCGTAGTCATGATTGACCAGCATGACCGCAGCTTCAGGAACCGGACCACGAAATTCATTGACGTAGTTGTTCTCTGTGGTCTCTGGATAAGGACCAGCCTGCAATAACCAGATTGGCTTCCACCTTTCAATAAATGCCTTTAGTGATTTAGCATCTGTAATGGATTTCCTTTCGTGAACAAAGGACGTAGTGATCCTTCCTGTTCCAACAGCAGCATCACGATCAATTGGCAATACAGGAAGGTCAAGCAGGCTGGTTCGTTGCATTGGACACTAACTCCTTCAGCTTTAGTTCAAAATTAACATGACGTTTTACAAGCTCTTCGTGATTGGTCACGGCTTGTTTATAGGCGTCTTCCAAGGCATCTTTTGGATTGATCTCTTTTGATTCGTATGGCCCATCATGCCAGAACCAAATGCTCCAGGTATCTTTGTCTTTCTTTGATACCTTGAAACCACGC